GACAGGAGTGTTATTGTTGAAAAAGAAAATAATAGAAGTTCAACGCATTATGAAGTTGTATTTTATCCATATCCTATTTCTATGGTAGAATCATTTAATGATGCTTTTTATTATTTATATTTAAAAGTTTATTCATATTTTTTATATGTGGGATTATGATATTATTTGAGATTCGTTTAATTTTTAATCTTATAAAAAAAGATAAAAATAATAACCCAGAAGAACTTGATGTGTAAAAAGATATGGCCTCCGCCGAATATTGAAATTGATGAGAGCGTTAAATTCATGTGGTATGCCGAATGGAATGGACCTCCAAAATTAGAATATAGAGCAATTAAGGGCGTGACAAAAGATAGCGTAATTTTAAAAGAACCTATAGTTTTATCTAACACAGTTATCTATGGTTATCCTTTTAAACATAATTATTCTTTCCTATATACCGCATCTTTTGATGAAGCTAAATCTGTGCTATTAAAAAATTTAAGATTAGAGAGGGAAAAATTCTTTAAGGAATTTGAAGAGGAAAGAAAATCTTATGAAAAAACATTAGAGATAATCGATCATAGAATTGATATTATTGAAGCAATGGATAAAAATAGTCAATTCTATTGATATATGATGATAGGCTTTTTACGAGTAATGTTCAGACTTTTATTTGTTTTAAGTTTTATTTTATCTCTTGTTTTATTTATAGTGTTTTTAGAAACTCCAACTGAACTTGGATTGAAAATTCTTTTCTTAATGTCATTTTCAGTTCCTATTTCATATTGGTTAGCGGAAGGAGAAGAATTTAATTGGAATAAAACAATTAAAAAACAAAAAAAATATTTGACTTGGAAATTTTAAAATGAAAAGAATAGATAACTCAATTTTAATAAAAATGAGCCAGGAGTTTGTATCTTTCCCGGCTCATTTTTTTGTACATTTTTTTAGAACAAAATATAAATGTAAGGAGATTAAAAATTATGAAACCAAATGAAGTTAGGTTTAAGCCTTCTCAAAGTTATGATATTATATTTAGAGTTCAGGGTCAGGATTATAGTCAAGAAATTACAAATATAAGAATTTTATCTGGAATCACTGTTCCTTATCCTACAATAATAATTGATCTTTTAATGGATCCAAGAGATATTATTTTAAATAAAATATATGGAAAAGACCCTTTAAAATTATCCATTAAATTATTAACCGAATCAAATATTATTTTAGATACTTTTAATTATGAACTTCTTTTATTACGTATAGATAAAAAGTTTTCAATGCAACCTGGACAATTGGGCTCAGAAATGGTTGATAGAATTCCTGTTTCATTTGTAACAATCCCTTCCATTTCATTTTATATAATGACATCAACGGTAAATGAAATTTTTAGAAATGAATCTGTTTTAAATATCATCACAAGGCTTTATCAAAAATATAATTCTGGATATGGAACTATTGAAATTGATAATGGGAAAATCAATTCTGATGTGATAGATCAAATATTAATTCCCTCTATGTCTTTTTATCAAGCGATAAAATATATAGATGATAATTTTGGAATTTATGATGGGTGTCCAATTGTATTTTCTGATCATTTAGGAAATATCAAAATTAAAAATTTATCAAATATTATAAAACAAAAACAATCTTTTATAATTTATCATTTAGGCATCGGAGAAGATAATACCACCTTTATTGAAAATCTTTCTAGTAAAAAAGAATATGAATATATGTATACCTATACCGCAGTTTCTTCTGGGTATAATGGAAATTCAATGTTTAGTTATATGGCTCCAAATATTATGAATATTTCTAAACCAAAAAATAAATTGTACAAAAAAATTGAAAAGAATATAACAGATTCTTTTAAAAATTTAGGTTTAATAAGCGGCAATGATGAAACATATTTAAACCCATATATAATCAATGATCGAAGAATCAATGTTTATAATGATACTGGTCAAGATGATTCTGATCACTTTATCAATTCATTTTTAGCAAAAAATTTATCGGAATTATCTCCTCTCACTCTTCAGGTCGAGAGAAATATTATTTTATCTAAAGCTTTATTAATTGGAACTTGTGTAAAGTTTTCTTCAAGAACAAAAGACTTTGGAAGCTTGTCAGGAAATTATATATTGAAATCGACCGAGGTAAATTTAAGAAGACAACAAGATTGGTTAGCAACGGCAACAATGAATTTAATAAGAACCAATCAAACTTCAATATAAAATTGTACAAAAAAAAGCAGTGGGAAACCCCCACCGCTTTATGTGATTTTTAAAAGAAAAACATATCTATTTTTAGAATAGGAAAAAATTAAAATTAGTAGGAAGGTTATTCAAAATCGGCCTCAAAATAAAAGGTTCTTCGATCATCTTCTCCCTTTCTAGGAACCCGATCTGGACCACCCAGATCTTTTGAGTGAGTAGGATAATATTGGAACTTAATATAACTCGCCAAGAGTTAACCAATAAAATCCTATCAGTTATTAATATATATAGAAGAAAGGAAGATAAGAAAACCAAAGAACAAATATAAAATGGAGAATTATGAAATGACTAAAGAACAACAAATAGAAAAATATATTATAGAAATCCATAAATGTAAAACTGATTTTGAATATTTTTGTAAACATTATGTTATATTGAATTTGCCAGGAAAACAAGTTCTGATGAATCCATATGATAAACAATTAGAATTGATAGAGAAAGTTGAAGATAATAAATTCGTATTAGTTTTGAAAAGTCGACAAATAGGAATCTCTACAATTCTTCAGGCATATGCTGCTTGGCTTTGTGTGTTTTATAAAAACGTGGTTATAGGGTTGATTTCAAAAGACGCCCCTGAAGCTACAGACTTTGCTAGATTTATCATAGGTATTATTGAAGAACTGCCTATATGGATGAAGCCAAAATTTACGAAAAAGACTGAAAGAACATTTAGATTATCTAATGGCTCAAAATGTTATGCGACTCCAGTCGCCCCAAACGCTCCAGATAAAACTTTAAGAGGAAAGGCCGTAACATTTTTAATTATCGACGAAGCCGCTTTTATCAAATTCATTGATGAAGCTTGGACATCAATGATCTCAACACTTTCAACAAACCAAATGCAAGCGAAAAAAAATGATGTTCCATATGGGACAGTTATTTTATCAACTCCAAATAAAACTGTAGGTGTGGGAAAATGGTTTTTTGATAAATATAGTAAAGCTATTTCTGAAGATTATATTTTTAAGCCATTTGTTATTCATTGGAGAGATATAAATGTTTTAGCCAATGATCCTCTTTGGTATAAAACACAATGTGAATTAGCAGATAATGATCCAAAGAAAATCAATCAGGAACTTGAACTAAAATTCGTTTCAACCTCAGGAACATTTTTTCCTGAAGATATTGTTATATATTTACAAGAAGATAGAAAAATTCCTTATAAAGAACTTAGACTTTTTTCAGGTTCTGTGTATGAATTTTGTCCCCCTCAATCTGGAAAGTTTTATCTTATCGGCGTTGATACGGCTTCAGAATATGCAAGTGATAAATCTGCAATAACCATTTGGGATTATGAAACTTTAGAACAAGTCTGGGAATTTTTAGGAAAACTCCCAATCCCAGATTTTATAAAAGTTGTTAAGGCAGCAGCTTATCAATATAGAAATTCATTGATAATTGTTGAAAATACTGGAGGGTATGGTGGAGAAGTTTTAAGTGGATTAAATGCCGACAATGAAATAGCAAATCAAATATATCGAGAAAATAGAGGGAAAGATGTAAAGTTGGGTTTATCTACAACAGGAAAATCAAGACCTTTGATGATTGATGCTTTATATTCTTATGTTGTAAAATATCCAGAAATAGTTAAGTCAAAACGTTTAGCTTTAGAACTAGTTGGTTTAATTGAAAAAAATAATGGGAGGGTTGAAGCGGATACAGGGATGAATGATGACCTTGCATTATCAACATCATTTTGTTTTTATGTGAGAAAATATGATCCACCGACTATGATAAATATGACTCAATCTCCAGAACAGATTCATAATTTAAGCGATGTGATAAATCTAAATGATGGATTATATCAAACGCGTACAATGAATGAAAGTATTACAAAGGTGGTTAAGCAAGATAATTTAAATGGATTTATCAATACTTTAGATCTTTTTAATATGGAATAAAAATGACAGATTTGACAGAACTTTTTGTTTTGCCTATAGGTCTTAAAAAAATAGATTCTATAGATGGTATTAAATTATATACGTCAGATAATTTAAAAGAAAAATTTCTTCAAATTATTCAAGCTGAAAATCCAGAATTGGAAAAAGAAATAAATTCTTTGGTAAATAAAAATATTATAATTCCCTGTTTTATGAATCGTGGATTATTAAGATTTATAGGATATAAATTATCAGGTTATAGTCCTAATAAATATATATCTGCATTTATTGAAAAAAAGAAAATATATATCTTGATAGATAATAATGTAAATATCTTATCCAAAACCAATGATTTAGAATTAACAAAAACTACAGTGCATGAATGTGTTCATTATGTTTCTCAAGAATCCCCTAATAGTTTTTTGAATATTTTTAATGATGAATTAAATTCTTTCTATTCTGAATTGTATTTTGAAATGTTTAGATTATCAAATAAAATAGATTCTTTAGAAATAGTCAAATTTATTTTTAATAATTTTGAATTAGAAGAGAGAAGAGACTTAAGTCAAAAGTTTATAGAGTTATATAGGATTCTACAAAATACTTTTAGAGAGAAATCTTTATTGGATAGTATTGAATTTGAAAAAATATTAACTGAATATATCTCAACGGCTAGAATTTTTATATTGAGCCCAGAAGCTTTTATGAAGATATATAAAACTAAAATAAATATATTAAGAAAAATAGCAATCTCTTATAAAAAGGCATTTGGGTTAAAAATAGTAAACGTTCCCGGTCAAGAATTGGTTTATCCTTCTGAACCGATATCTGTCTTTTTAGAGAACAATTTAAAAAATACAAAAATTATACAAATGTTTAAAAAGATATAATAGGAGTTTTAAATTATGGCGATTGACATTGATCCTTCCGAGTTTAGATCAAAAGAAGATATTAGAAATTCGGAAAGTACTATGGATAAAGCATATGAATATTCTAAAAGAATTAATTCAAGATCTAATATGGCGAAGTCTTCATTTACTGAAAGCGCTATGCGTTCAAGAGAAAAAACTCAAAGAGAAATAAGCTCAGTTTCGAAAATGGCAATGTCAAGTATCGCTATGGTTTCTAAGAGCGCTATGGTAGGAATGAAAAACACTGTTGTGTCAGCTACAAAAATGACAGGAAGTGTTTTAGCTGATTTTAGTAAAAAAATATCTGAAGATATGAATGTAAATAAAGGAAATCTTGTTGCCGGGTCTTTAAGTAAAATAAGTCCAGTGATTGGATATTTTGTTGGGAAAATGGTTGAGACACCAGCCTTTCAAAATATATTTTCAAAAATGAAGGAAAAGATTTCTGGAGCCGCTAGCCGAGTTAGAAACTCTTTTAGAAAGAGAGGTGGAAGAAAATTAATTTATGCGGCACGTCTTGCGCAACGTCCAAAAGGATCGGTCTCCCAATATGTTCAACAGACTCAAGGAGATACAGAATTTGAGCAGTCTAGCTTATTAGTTTCTATTTTACAAGAATTAAAAACAATTCGACAATACACATATAAATCTTATATATTTCAAAAAGCTAGCACTGAAGCTAAAATGAATGAAAAAGGCTCTAAGGGAAAATTATCTAAAAAGACAATAGAGATTGCAAGAGGTGAGGAAAATATTCCCCATCTTTCAAAAGGTGGTTTTATTACAAAATCCGGTCTTGCTAGAGTGCACGCCGGAGAAGTTGTGATGTCTGCAAACCAGATGGTTGAAAAGTTTGATGAAATTAGTAAAACCTTAAAAGAGTTAAAAACCGGAGAAGTCACAACAAAAAGAAGAAAAGATCAACATACATTTTTAGCCACAACAAAAAGACTTTTAAATGTTATGACGTTAAATGTTGCCGCAAATAGAAAATTAAATACATATATCAAAGATATGAAAAGAGATCAAAAAGAAGGATTTTTCAAAAGTACTTTTAGAGCTTTAAGTGAGTCATATAATGAACATACTGAGCCAGCTAATGTTCGTCAATTAAGAGCTCTTCTTGAAGTTAGGGACGCTATTGGAGCTAAGGTTGAGGGATTCAAAAAGTTTCAAACAAAAATGTTAGATGAACATCCATTTTATAGAAAAATGGTTCTTTTAACAAAATTAACTTCAAAACTTGTTTTTTCTCCAATATCAATATTTAAATGGTTGGTAAAAAAGAGAGGAAAATATTCTTCAGATTTACCAAAGTCGAAAAACTTTTTTGAAGTTCTTCCAGCTTTATTAGGAACCATTTATGAAGAAGCTATGTTTAGATTTGATAAGTTAATTGATATAATTCAAACTGGGCCAGATTGGATTAAAGGGTTTGGATTAGGTGGCAATAGTAACGGAAAGAAAAAACCAAAAGATTTTGGTGAATTTTTATGGAATGCAATTTTTGGACGAAAACTTGGTTTAGAAGGAAGAAGAATTGGGGTTCCAATAAATATAGGAAAATTTTTATTTAGAGATCTAACAAACACTGTAAATGATGTATTTAAACTTTTAGGAAAATCTAAATATTTTAAAAAGACATCTGAATTTCTTATGGCAGAAAGAGGATGGAATTTTAGAAGAAAGAAAATAGTAGAAAAAGAAACTCCAGTATCTTTGTTAAAAAAGTTATATGATTTCATAGTGGAAAAACAATTTAAAATATTTGAAGAAATTGGAACTGGAATAAAGGGTTTATTAAGCTGGATCAATGAAAGATTTAATGGCCCAATGGACATCAGAATTAATAAAGAATCCAATGGATATTCTGGTGTCATAATTCCTCCAGGGGTAACGACGGCGGTTATTCCCAAACCATCAACTGCAAAAAATATTCTTGGTGATTTATGGTTTATGGGAACTTCAGTGGTTGGATTATTTTTAGGACGGATTGTAAAGATTCCTTTTATTCAAAAGATTTTAAAATCCAAAACGTCAAAGAAAGTATCAAGTATTATTGATAAATTAGAGAAAAGATTAGATAAATTTAAATCAGGAGAGTTTTTTCAAAAATTAAAACATGGGGGAAAAGATTTCTTCAGTGGTCTATGGCATGTATTAATAGGAACTTCAGTTTTTGCTGGAATCTATCTTATAGGTAAAGGCATATGGAAATTCTTTAAAGGATGGGGAAATGCTTCGAATATTTTTCTAAAAGCAAAAGACAGATTAACCACTTTTGAAAAGATGTGGTCAGGATCAAATGAATTGATTAAAACTTTAACAGGAGGAATTCTTGACTTAAATAAAATTATAAAAGAATATAATACAATTATGAAAGAAAATAAAGAACATACAGATAAAGCTAATAAAGTATTTTCTGAAACCATAGGTAAAAATTCTTCTTCAAAAGTTCAGAAATTATTGAACAGTTTTGGAGAAGATGGACCCTCCCAATTTAATAAATTGTTTAATAGCGGTACGATAGTTAACGTAGGTGGAAAGAATATGTTTCCTTCTGAAATTGGATTTAAGCAAAGTAGACATGATAGAATAAAATTACAATTATCAGAAGCTCTAAAGATTCGTGAAAATATTATTGATTTATCAAAAGAAAGATTTAGTAAAAATATACATGATGGAATAAAGATCGGTGATTATAAATTAGAAAAAAATCTTTTAGAGAAATTTTTAGAAAATTCTTCAGAAGAAGCTAAGAAATTATTTGGCAATGATCCTTCAGGAATAGCTGAGTGGTCAAGATATTTATTAGATAATGAATTAGTCTATAAAGATAAAAGTGGAAAATACAAAACTATAGCTGAGACAATTTATTCTTATGATGAAGATTTAGAAATACAAAGGGCAAGAAATAGGGAAAAAAATAAAACTTCATATGAAAAAGAAGTTGATGGTTTGACAGAAAAAAGATCTAGAGAATTTTTAAATGATATTAGAAGAAAATGTAGCCAAGAAGCAGCGGCAATGATTGGGAATGACCCTTCAGTCGCGGATACAATATTTAGTACATTGGTTCAACATAAAACTATTGTATATGATCCAAAAGCTAACAAATTTGTAACCTCAGCCGAATATGCAATAGAAGAGGCAAAAAGAAAAGAAGAAAAAGATAAAAAAGAAGAGACTCTATTTAAGAAAGCAGTTTCTGGAGCGTCAGAAGGTTTTGAAGATTATAAAAAAATGATGTTTGATTGGATCGAAAATATTAAAAATGAATTATGGAGAAATAGAAACAATCAAGAAAATATTGTTAATTTGGTAACTCCAGATATGCTTTCAGAAAGAGCAAGGGTATGGGCTTTTTCTGGTCCGAATGTTTCAGAAAGAATAGGTAAAGCAATACGTGATGGACATTTAATTATGGGTAGTGATAGATATTACCATTTGCCATACGAGTTGGAAAATATGGATAATGGACAATTTAGCATTCCAAGTGAATCAAGATTGAATGAATTCTTTGAAAGTAATGCATATAAATCATTTACAAAAAGATTTAAGGATGAGAAAAGTAGAAAGATTGCAGACTTTCAAAGATATTATCAAATTTGGGAGAACAAGATTCCTCCCGGTATGAAAGAAACTATAGACAGACTGTCTACAAAATCTAAGGACGCATTAAAGGCTTATGAGAAAAATACTTTAATTCCATTTGGAAAAGAAATGAGCTACGATTATGATATCGCTTCAAAATTTCTTGATTGGGAAAAAACAGTCGACGCTTTAGAAGGGGCAACTAATAAAGTTTCTGACACGATAAAATCATCTTCAGAAAATATTAATAATGTTTTAGGCCCAAGAATTACAAGCATAAATACAAATAGCAAAACGAATGTCAATAATATAAATGGAGATAATCAAAGTTTATCAAAGTTAGATCCTTTTACCTCTTTAATTTCTCAAGGTCTTCTTTAAAAAGGAGTTTGAAAAATAAATGGCTATGGAAAATCTTGTTCAAGAAACCATTGATAAAATGAATGATGTTAAAGAATTACCTGAAGTTATAGGCATGCCACCCACTGGATATGTGAGTGATGCCCTATATAAAAACTCAACTCCAATAATGGAAATTTCTCCTAAAAAACCTCATTTCGTTTTAGGCGCTACGGTATTTAAGTTGGATGACGATTGGGGAACTTATACGAAAATATTAAATAATCATGGTTTTTCTATTAAAGGTAATAAATTAAAAGTGGCTTTCTTAGCTGATAATTTTCCAACAGATTCTTTTACAAATGAATATGGACAAAGTTATCTTCAAAGTTTAACTAATATTACAACAGATATGATTTCTGGAACGGCTCAAATGGCTGGATTTAGAGAGGGAAAGGATATATCTGCTTTAGCGAAAAGACTTATGCCAAAAGAAATAAAAGATGAATTTAATTCATATGGAAATAATTCTCCTATGAAAAATTCACTCTCTGCAATATTAAATAGTGCGGGAACATTGGTTATGGGCGGAAGAATGGATTTTCCAATAATTTGGAAAAATAGTTCATATACCCCTTCATACACAATTACAGTGAGATTATATAATCCAAATGTTTCAGATGAAGATTCTACAAAAAAATATATAACCGGGCCATTGGCGGCTCTTTTACTTTTAGGGATTCCACTTTCTTCTGATGGATTTATTTATTCTTGGCCTTTTTTACATAATATAAGCGTACCAGGAATATTTAGAATTCCCTATGCGTTTATAAGTAATATCACAGTGGTAAAAGGCGGCGATCAACAAATGATAGGCCATAATCAAAGATTAGGGTCAGTTGATGTTAGAATCGATTTTGGAAGTTTGTTTAATTCTATAATTGCAAATGAAGGCGGAACTGAAGATAAAAATAGGCCATCTTTAAAAAGTTATTTAGATAGTTTAGGTGGCTCTAAAGACGTATTATATGATACCCATATAGATTTAAGTACAAATAAATTAGTTCCTTTGAAAATTCAAAAAGAATCAGATTTTGAATTTGGCGTAGCCGCTGAACAGATAGATGAATTTTTAAGTGGGAGGGTTGACCCAAACAAAATCAAAGAATCAAAAACATTATTAGATAAAATGCTTGGAGTCGTTAGAATTGCTCAAGAAGGCGTTCCTGCGGTATTGAATGAACTTGACAGTGTGGTTAATAATGTGAACACTATTTTAGGAGCTTTTGGGATTCACTCTGAAGCTGCGGCAATGGTTACAGAATTTTTAGAAAATAGTTCTGATTATTTAGAAGCGTTAAGAGTTATGAATATTTTAGATAGAGTTCTTGTTGAGGCAAGAGAATTTATTAAAGATAATGTGGTAATAGATATGCTTACTGGAAATGTTTTGAAAGATGCTCCGAGTTTTTCTGAAGGAATACAAAATCAAGATCAAAATCAACAAAATATTTCCATAGGAAAATTTGTTTATCAAAAAATAAATGAGGTTATTTAAAACATAATGTATTTCGTAAAACCATTGTGATATAATAAGCTAAGAAATCAGAGATTAATTTTTTTGTTTGAATTCCAAGATTATCATACTCTTCTTTAAATCCTATATCTTCAATTAGGTTTAAAAGAAGAATATTTATCGATCCTCTAAAACTATTTATTTTAATAGATTTAGTTCCCATCAATTTTTTTACAAAAGGATAGAATTGATCTCCACATACCTCTTTTGTAGAGCTTAAGTCCTTTACAAATAATCTTAGAATATTATGAATTTTGTCAGAATATTTGATATCATTTAAATTATTAATTAACAAATTGGATAAAGAATAATTGATTTTGGTTAGTTTTTGTGCTTCGATTTGTGCTTTTTTATCTACGTATTTATAGATGGCAATTTTCTTAGTAATATTATTGATTAATTCAGATCCTTTCTCACCACCTTTTTCTTGATGTAAATTAATGTTTCCTTCTTCATCTTCATATTCAATTTGTGTTTTAATACCCATTCCGCTTTCAGAGGCTCTATAATATTCCTCAGCAAAACTTTTTAAACTTTGAGATATTCTATGTCTATATTCTGTAATAAATTCAGATATGCCTTCTGGATTTCCTTCAAGAATTTTTGAATTATATCTTTTAGCTAATTCTTTAGATAGATAATAAATTCCATTTCCAATACTTCCTTCTCTCACAAATAAATGTGTCCTATTTAAATGTTGAATCGCATATTTAAAATGTTCTTCTTTGCAAAACTTCATTTGTTTGTTTAAAATATTTGCATAGTTTCTTATTCCCATAAAAAGTAAAGTATATTGAAAAGAAATATAATCTTTATTTTTCAAAAAATAATACATTAAAATAATCAGAAAGTTTGTTATCGGATCTGTTTGTAGAGCCCATTTTGAAGCTGGAAGATCTTTATAAAAATCTTTCACAAATTTTTTTATATCATTTTCTGTTAAATTAGTTTCATGAAGAAGTTCAAAATAATATTTCTTAAGAGATGGATAATAACATGGCTCAGATAATTTAGCTAATTCTTTTCCTGTAATATTGACAATCAATTTTTTTAAAGAAGGATCGTTAATTTTTCCTTTTTTAATGACATCATCAATTGGCATGTTAAATTACCTTTATACTAATATTGCTAGCAGTGAAATAAATATATTCTGGGCCATATTTTAAAAGTTCATCTTGAGTGAATTCTTTTATATCAAAATTGAAAAATATACTTGTGACAGGTTTTATAATTCTGCAATGTTCAACCCCGTCAACATCTTGAACGGTATTTATTAATTCAGATTTAAATATTTTTGTATTGATTCCAAATCTGTCTTGATAGTTTTCTAAAATTGTTAAGGAAATATTATTGGCTAATTCTGTGGCAGTTCCCGTGTATGTTGAAGATTTATAAACCTCAATTTCTATTTCCAAGGGATTTGTTAAAATGGGATAAAACCATCCTGTTTCCGTATACACATATTTTCTATTTGAATTTAAAACCTCGACAATATCATCTGTAAATGGAATTATGTAAATCCATGTCATACTTGTTTCATCTGTACATTGAGCAATTTGCCCATCTTTATTTAGCCAATCTCCTACTCCATCTTTAACAATATATCTGTCGTTCAATGTGGGAAATGTTGGAGGGCTAGATCTAAAATCTATCACGGGTAATTTTGTTTGTTTATTATATGTCATCGAATATAAATTACCTGTCGTATTTGAAAATTTTAAATTTAGAAAATCAGTCAACATTTTATATTGAGAAAAATTGATTGTGTCTAAAAGATTTTGTAAAACTAGTAATTCAAAATCTCTTTGATTTATCGAATTATAATAAGATTTTTTAATAACTGGAATATCATAAATGGTTATAGCTGTTGAGTCTGTTGTTAAATTTGACATCATAAAATTATTTAAGTTTTTTCTAAAAGTAAATGTCGAAGAATATTTTGCAATATTTGATCCGCCTTTTGAGATATTAAAATAATATGTATTTTCTCCCTCAGGAATAATGGTATAATCTGAAAAGGTATAAGTAAAAGAACTTGTAGCATCATTTGTCATATTATAAGTTATGCCAGAATATGCGTTCTCTAAAGTACATTCTGTAAGATAAGAATCTAATTCATCCGATTTATAAGTTAATTGAAAAAGTGCAGAACTGCCAGATCTTTGAACTAAAAGATTATCTGCGGTAATATTATATGAAGATCCATAGCTTGTAATTAAAGATGGAATTTGTTGTATTTCATACATAATATAAGAATAAAGTGCCGAATAATTTATTGTGTCTAAATTCATATCAAATATTGTTAAATAATCTTCATCATCAAAATTGAATGTTGTTCCCCTTGGAATATAAGTGGTTGAGTCATCGACTGAGGCATATAAATTTCTTGTTGGAACAATTTCATTTAAAAAATTTAAAACTGTAAAAATTAGAATTTCATTATTCTTTATATCAGATCTTTTTAAAATTGGTAAAGACTTTATAATATTAGAATTATTTGAGACTTCAGAAACATGACTAAAATCACTCTCGGAAGAAAGTTTTCCTAATGTCGTCAAACCAGAAATTGCATTTCTTCTAACCTCGTCAATGGATTCTTGATCGACTCCATTGACTGCCGGAGAAGCGTTTAAAACTGTATAATTTACAATTTCATAACCTCCAGAATATAATGGAACATAAAGTCTTTCTCCAGATCTTAAAGCTCCTGCAATAATATTTCCATCATCTCCTTTTGTTTCCTGAACTGTCACTCTAATTTTACTTCCAGGGGCAGGTTGAATTCCGATTAAACCATTTCCAAAATATAATCTTATTCCAGTGGAAGTTCTTCTTTGGACAAATCCATAAGATAAATTTGACATTAAATAAAGGCTTGTAAATTCTTCATAAGTTGTCCATGAAGAACTTCCAGGAGATTGAACTTGAACTGTCAATCCAGCGGATTGATTAGTTAAGGGAATATCTAAAGTCACAAATTGATATATTTGAATATCTTGATCTAAGGAAAATTCTTGAACATTGCTCACAACTTGTTTTAAAGGTAAAACAAAACTTAAAGTATTTTCTGCTGTGTCTATATTATAGGGTAAATCGTATCTTTGATTTCCATTTTGTATTTTAATTGAAACTGTGGTATTATTTGTAATCGTAATTATGGTTATATAATATGTTGTAAAATAACAAGCATCTGATGTTGAGAATTTAAATCCAGAGGGAATTGTAATGGTCGCAGGCGATGAGGTAAAAGTCAATGGAATTGTTAAAAGTGCATTTGTCACAGCTGGTGTGGCATTTTGAGAATTGTATCCTAAAAAAGAAGAAAGATTTAAAATAGATTCTGGTAATTGAGCGCTTGTTAAAAAGAATTCTCTATATGTCGATAATTGATAAAATAATAAATTGCTTGTTAAGCTAGAAAGAACATTGATTAAAAAAGAAACAAAACTTGATTTGGCTAAATCAACATTTTCCAATTCAAGATAGGATTGCATATAAGAAATAATTTGGTTTCGTATTTGTTCTCTTGATGCATAAACTTTATTAGAAATTTCGTTGGCCATTTGTTCCTCTTTTAAAGAAAATAGAAACCACTATTGTTATCAAATTTTGAAATCAAATTGTCTTTGAGTGATTCATTTTTTAATAAAAGTTTTGTTAAAAAAGTCGCTTCATCTACAGTATGAATAGTTTTATCATATTCATAAAAGACATAATTATTTGTCACTTGTAAATCTAATTCTGAAGTGGTTCGACTTTGTTTTATATGAGCTTTTAAACTCCAAAACCTTTTATCTGTGTTTGCAGAAATTTGAGCTCCACTCACAATAAATAGAGGATAAATATTATTTGTCGGTCTCATAAAATCTTGTTCTAATTTGAACATATCTCCGGGATAGGGCGTTATTTCATAAGAATAAGGAATTACAATAGTCGTATCATTTTCTTTCACATATCCAACTTCCTGAGCATCAAAAATGGTTGTTATTTCTTCAATAAAATAAACTGGCAATAATAAATATTTATTAAATTTTTTCCCTGTTAAATTTCCTATGTCTTCATAAGAACCGCCCATCAAATATTCATTTTCCCATACCGTATTTGTTCGGTCAATATTATAATAATTAACTAAAAATGGTATGCCGTGTTTTCCATAATAATCATAAACTAAATTTTGATATTCATGAATATAATCTAAAACTCTATTATATTTTTGCATTTATGGTTCCTTGAGCAATAAATTTTTTATTGCAAGAGCTTTTGCCATTGAGGTTTTAACATTCATTTTAAAATCAAAATTGTATTGTCCAACCTCTTTAAGTTCTAATTTAAAATTTCCCTTCAAAAAGAACATGGTTATATTATATTCTTTTGAAAGTTTTTCTGAATATTCTAAACTAAATTTTTTTGGAAAATATTTTGTATTATCATTAGTTTTATAATATAAGGTTTTATCTTTCTCATTATATTCGAGAGAAATCTTTTCTAAAAAAATTGCATTAAATCCAAACTTATTTTGAATATTTTTTATTACTTTTTTGGGATAAGATTCATCTTTAATATTTTCAATTTTACCAGCAAGTAAATCTCCAGTCTCTATATCTTCAGCCATTATATTTAAATATAGATATTTCTTATTTGTAGGTAAAATAATAAAATGTGTATTTCCAGTGTGAGTTTTTTGAAAGATCCCTTTATAAGTTTTTACAATTAAATAATAGCCGAAATTCATTGTTTAACTTCCAATATTTGATTCTGTAAAAGGAACTGTGAAAGTTACATTCTTTTTATCATAATTAACATTTATAAAAACCACAAACCCTTTCTTTCCTGAAATCCTTTTTACATCAAGATTTCTAATATCGGCTCTATCATCAATAGAAAAAAGTCTTTCTTTGACTTCATTTAAAATATCTTGTCTCGTTCCCTCATCAAAGGGTTGAAACAATAAATCATAAATTTTACTGCCATAAGTTGGATCATCAATATAGGTTCCCAATCTTGTCGTAAGAATATTCTTCCATGAATTTATAATTACATCGATATCATAAATTTTTTGAAAATCTCCTTGGGAACCTATATTGGATGTAAAGTCTATAAGTTTATTATTTGAGCCGATTGATGATTTATTAAATCTATCTAAAAAATTCATTTTCTTTTTCCAAAATTTGACATGCTAGCAAGGCTTTTCATTTTCTCTTCCTCCAATTTTGATTTCCATTTCAAATATGTAGTGAACCTTGCTACGGGCATTTCTAAAATATCTTCATAGGATTGTTTAGACAATTCCATACAAGTATAAATATTTTCATCAAGAACTTTTTTATAAGTTTCTTGATCTAAATCAGATAAATACCATACGAAAAAAGTTTTCCACAAGATCAATGCCAACGATTTGGCTATGGCCACAGTGAGCACAAAATGTTTTCATCTTTAAGTCAATTCCATATTTTCCAAAAGTTTCATTATATTTTTCAGTTATAAAATTTTTATCCTTAGGAATAAGTTCTTTAAATGCATCTAAAATATCAGTTTTATCTTTAAAAATAATTTGATCTGAGGTAACATTATTTTCTTCTTCAATACTTTCAATAGGAAGAATTTTATTTAAAGTGTCTAAATTAGATGTTCCTAAATCTTTCAACCCTTTTAATTCATCTTCTAAAGTAGGCTGTTTTAAAACAACCCATACCCCATTATATTCAGGAAGATTAAAACGAACTCTTTTTGTAAGAATGTCATTGTCTGGATATGGAGTCACATTGAAAGTGGAAGAAGCCTTAATCGTAACTGGGAATTCTTTTGAACAACTTGCACATTTTACATCATAGTTTCTAATTTCTTCGTAGCTAACATGATACAAACCATAAAGAAGAGCGTCTCTATCTTTTATCGTTAAACTTTGAAGAAAAGATTTAAAATCTGTGATCGATTCTGGCTTTTGATCAATCGAATCAAAAATACATTGATTTAAATGTTCCGTAACTTTTGATGGGGTTAGCAAACTTGCCTTGAGTCTTTCTTCTTCTCTAACGGTAAGACTTCTTAATTTAAACGACAATTTAGTCTGAGGGGTGATGACTTCATAAACAGGCTTTTTCGCAGTTCTAAATCCAGTAAACATCCTTATCTCCTTTTCATTTGTAATGATGTGAAAGACGGCTCCCAAAAGAATCTTTTATATTTGTTCTTTAGGGAGCCAGGGTTTGTATATTTTTAAAAACTTATTTTTTAAGCTTTTGTAATTTGGTCATTTAATTTTTGAATTCTCGCTTTAATTCCTTCAGTGCACTTTTGTGGATTAGAAGAATTTCTACAAGCTGACATCGAAGAATTCAAACCGGCAATTTGTTTTCTTAAAGCATCTTGCTTAAACTTTCTCATACAAGCGGCTTTATCTGGAGCGCCAGAACATTGTTTCGCTGCAGCAGAAAAATAATTCTTATAAATTTTTGCCGCGCCATAACCAAGGAGGGCTGCCAATGCCAAACCACCAACAGCCTTACCTACTGGAGTTGTAGCAAATTTATTGACAGCGCCAATTCCCTTTTCAGCAGCGGCTTTTCCAGCTGCAAGAGCGTTAGTCCCAGATGTTTTCGCTTGCTGTACTCCTTGTTGAACATTTCCCTTGATCTCTTGTCCTTTCTGCACACCCTTTTCTAACGCTTCTTTCCCCATAGCCATGCCTTTACGTTTTAACTCTCCAACTTTTCCAGCTTTCATAATAGCAGCCTTCTTCTTTAAAGCCTCATGCCTTTTTAATTCATCTCCAGTAAAGCCTTTATCATTTGGGCCTTTAAATATATTAGTGCTAAAATGGTCACTTAATTTTTCATTTAAAATATCTGTATGAGAATTCATAAAGAACTCAAGCAAAGGTTTAGCCGTTGAAAGTTGGGGATAAACTGGACCCACTTCAGATATAAAAGTATTTAAAGGTTCCTTACCAATCATTTCATAAAGAACATTATAAGAACCTAAAACTTGTTCCTTTAACAAACTAAATAAAGCCATCTCAGATTGAATATTATATTTTTCTTTAGGCATTTTATTTGTCATTAAAAGACTCATAATTTCATAATCAGAAGCTTCATTGATAAGAAAATCTTTCATGTTTTGTTTTGAGACTGCTTCAGCTAAAGTTTGACGAGCAATAGTCAAGAATAAAATTGAGTCAGAAAGTTTTACATTTTCTGTGATAATCATTGTTTTAAATCTCCTGATATAAAAATATTGTTTATCTTGCTAAATTAGCAATTTGTTTACTAAGTTTTGAAATTCTTTGTTGAATCAATGATTCACACTTTTCTGGATTATTAGATTTTTTACAAGAAGATAACGAGGAACGTAAACTATCCATTTGTTTCTTTATTGCGTCTTGTCTAAACTTTTTCATACAACCCGCTTTATCTGGAGAGTTTTTACAGGACTTAGCTGCTTGTGAAAAATATTTTTTATAAAGCTTAATTCCAGCAAAAGCGAGAAGAGTAGCAAGGGCTGCGCCTCCAAGATATTTTCCCATCGGTCCAGAGGCTAGAGCTTTAACAGAAGAAATGCCTTTTTCAGCAGATTCCTTTGCTTTTTTTCTTAAAATATCTTTATCAATTTTTATACCTTTTTGAAGAGCTTTATTTGATTGTGTTTGTTGATATAATTTTTTTGCAGTTTGAAATCCTGCCTCAGAGGATTTTTCAGCAGAATGCCCTGCAATGCCAGTGACTTCTCCAGCCTTTTTTCCCGCTTTAGAAATTCCTTCACCTGCTTTATTTAAAACTGTTCTAGCATTCCAATCTTTCCAGTCTTCGTTTAAACTATGAGAATTCATATAGAACTCAAGCAAAGGTTTAGCCGTGGAAAGATGAGGATAGACCGGGCCAATTTCCAGAATGAATTCCTTGAAAACTTTAGACCCCATCGCTTCCATTAAAACATCTGAAGAATTTAAAATCTGTTCTTTTAAAATACTAAATAATTGCATTTCCTTTTGAATATTATATTTTTCCTTAGGCATTTCATTTGTGACTAGAACAGACATAATTTCATAGTCTGAGGCTTCATTTATAATAAACTCAACAAGTTCTGTTTTGTTTTCCATTTTTGACTCATTAATATTATCAGCTAAAATACTTCTAGCTGTGGTCAGAAACAAAATAGAATCTGAAATCTTTACATTTTCTGTGATGATCATCTGGTTTATCTCCTACTATGTTTATTTAAAAGAATTATTTATTTTCTCTTTTGTTTTTCTATTGCATCAGTATGTCTTTTAATTATCTTATCAAAAGCGGTTTTGCATTTAGCGGGATTTTTCTGTTTTCCACAAGTTGCTTTACTTTTCTTTAATTCATTAATAATATCAGTATGAACTTTTATCCAATAATTTTTTATACAAGTTTTCTTATCTTTAGAATCTTTACATGCTTTCATTTCCATACTACGTCTTTTCCCAACCATGTGCCCTACAAAAGCCCCAACAAGAATAGGAATCGCCACTCCAGCATCAACAAACTCTCTAATATAAGTAATATTTTTGATCGGGCCTACCTCAAGAATCAATTTATTAGTTTCTTCCTTTCCTATCAAAAAAGAAAAAATATCATAATTTTCTAAAATACTTTCTTTGAAAATCGAAAATAATTCTTGTTCCTTTTGAATGTCATGTTTCTCTGATGGAATCTTTCCATTTATTAAAAGATTCATAATTTGATAATTACTGGCCTCCCTTAAAATAAAGTTTCTATTACTTTTTTCTTATATGATTCAGAAATTATATAACGCAAAGATCTTAGAAAATTTATAGATTCTTTAACATTGACATTTTCTGTGATGATCATATACATATCTCCTGCTTATGTTTAAGTAAAGCTGATTTAAATTTTGTTCTAAGAGTTATTTTTAATCATACTTTTGAATAGCATATCCAAATCCATGAGATCTATAAATTCCTTCATTTTCTTTATCGTAATTCATTTCAGCCTTCTTTTTACAAATCTCTGGATTTTTCATTATTTTATATTTCGAAAAAATTTGCAAATATTTTTTATCTAATTCGTTTAATGCTAATTGTAAAACTTCATATTTAATATCAAGCTTAGCCGCTTTAATTAAATCTTCAAATGTTTTTAATGAATAATGCCCCTTATAGCGTTTAGGCTCATCGGTCTCAGATAATTTTTTTTCTCTATTAAGGTAGCAATTTCTTTTTTTAAATTAGAAATTTTTTCTTTAATCTCATTATTTTTAATATCTAATTCATTTAATTTCTCTTGAAAAGTTTTTTCTTTTTTTCTTCCAAAAAATTCTTGGATTAAAGATTCACTAATTCTTGCCTTAGATATTTTTTCTTCAACGCCTTGAATTTTTTTATTTATAGAATCTTGACAACCCTTGGGATCTTTTGAATTTTTACAAGCAGATAATCCTTTTCTTAAATCATTGATTTGAGATCCAAGAGCTTGAATTTTAGCAAATTTCATACATTCAGCTTTATCATCAGAACCTTCACATTGTTTTGCAGCGGCGCTAAAATGATTTTGATATGCTCGAATTGCAGCATAGCCTAAAATAGCCGCCAATGTTGCCCCAGCCATAATTGGATGTCCTTGAACTAGACTTATCACTGGGCCAATTCCTTTGGCAGCAAGATCTTTTGCTTTTCCAATCAAAGCCCCAACGGCATTATAAAGAAGCATGCTTTTTGCGACATTGGCCGCTTCCCCGCCTATTTCCTTAGCTTGAGAAGTTTGTTGAGGCTCAGGAGACGGTTCAGAAGTTGGCTCCATTGAAGAATCATCAGGCCCTTGGGTTTGTGGACCTTTTATACCTTTTTTCTTTTTTGGAGCCTCAAGAAGAAAAGATTCAAAAATATTTTCAGGAGTTTTATCAAACAAAGATAAAGGAGAAACATTGAATAAAATATTATTAAATGTTTCATGTCCTATATGCTCAACAAGTAAATCACAATTTTGAACCATCTGTTCTTTTAAAATACTATACAACGCAGTTTCTTTTAAAAGATTTGAAGATTCTTTAGGAATTTTATTTAAAAGTAAAATATTCATTATTTCATAATCAGTGGCTTCCTTCAAAATAAAATTCTTAAGATCTTTTTTATTTTGAATATTTGATTCAGTAACATAATCGCAAAGAACCGACCTTGTCACAAAAGAAAATAATGCAGAATCAAAAAGTTTTGGAGATTCTGTGATAATCATAATTTTATCCTCATTACACACCAGCTTGCTTGGGGCCATAATTTTTGATGACAGAAATCTGAGCGGCTCTTTGATCAGCAAATTCTTGACATTTTGTTTTTACCCAAGACTCTTGCCATGGCGTATCAATATGAAAGTCGATATCTATATCCAGTCTACCCACGGTATCAATATCAGAACCAAAAAGATCTTGAGGATCCTTCGTAGGATAAACGCCATCATAGCACGCGGCAAATTCAACAGTTTTCGCATCAGGAGCGGTTGTCCAGTAATATAAAAGACCAGAAAAAGTTCTTTTTGAATATCCGGTCAAACTCGCTGTTTCTTGTAAGTTAGACGCACCGAATCGATAGTCACGAATCATCTTAAACCACTCATGAATAATTCTAAAAACGGGAATGCCGTTCATTTCAACAAATCTTAAAGTCACCACATTTCCATAATCAATGTTGGAAGGCACACCCGATTTGATGCCACCGAGACCTGTATAATCCTGGCTATTCAATGTTCCGCCGGGAGGGGTCACGGAAATACATGTACCCGCTAAAATTTTTCTAACCTCATTATTACTGGAAATATCATATGGGTTGACTCTAGATTCCAAAGCAGCGGGAAGCTTTGCAAATTGAATTCCAAATAAACCAGTTAAATAAGGATCAGCCGTGCCGACAGTCGTACCACCGAAGGTACGTCTTAATTGATCCTGTTCCAAAATACTAAAAGATGTCTTCATATTTAAAACCCTCCAACTTTTGTCTCTTTTTGAGTCATCATTTGTTTTACGATCCCAATTACATTTTTCCAATTGTCAAAATTGATAGCTTTATCATCAATGTACGCAAACGCTGGCATTTTATCAGCGGTAACTAAATCAAAGGGTATCTCATTTTTTCTTAACCAATCTTCAACGTTTCTAATCATTTTTTCTTTTTCGTCTTTATGAACTTCTGACGCTCTTGCCGTGAAAATAATAATATTAAAATATTTTTTCAAAAAGGTCAATGATTCTTTTGCTCCATCAATGACAAACCCATAAATATATCCATTCTGCCATCCTTCATGATAGGAATGAATGACTTTATCAAAATCAATTAATATGTTATCCATTTTTTGTTCTAAAAAAGATTCGAATCTAACGTTTCTTTTTAAAGGAGAATCTATGGCAAAAGCACCCACAGATTCTTCAATGTCTTTTGGAACTTTTTTAAATACAATATGTTCAATACAATCCTTTTGGCTTAATTCATTTTTTTGATCATTTGTTAAATCATTATAAAAAACATATTGTCTTATGGATTGAAGTCTTTTGATCGATAAAATTTTAATATGATCTCCCCACGGAGTTGCGTAAATATTTCCCATTTTATATTTACCCCATTCAGATTTTATTCTAATTGTATGGCTGACTTTATTTTGATCGAGTCGATCTTTTATACTTTTATATTCATCCTCAGGAAAATCAATTTTTTCCATTATTTTAAAGATCCTTACTTATAGATATTTAAACCCTTAATTTTTCTTAGATTCAATTCTTAAAAAGAAATTTATATTTTGTTCTATAAAAGATACAAGTTTAGAATTATAAACTATATATATTAATAAATGAGTTAAGGTTTTATTTTTTTTATTTAGAATCTTAAAGAATTATATAGAATGAAAATCCATATGTTCATAGGAGAGAAAATATGAAATGCCTATGCATCGATTGTATTTTAAAAAATCAATGTTTAGAATGCTGCAAAGAAATTGTAGATAAAATGTTTAAACCATATCTTAAGGAGATAGATTTTTTTAAAAATGTTGATAGTTCAAAATGTATTTATTGTGAAGAAAAACTTTTATTTGAAACAGGAGATTATATCCCAGTCAGATTTTGTAAAACATGTGGATTAAGAATAATTTATTTTTCAGATATATTTTTTCTGGATGAAAAAAATAATAATATTTTGCTATCGTTGGAATTTTATATTAATAAATTATTGGTCTTAAGAAACCACCCAAAAGATTTTATGTCAGAAGGAATTATCTTAAGGACTGGAAAATCTCCTTGAAAAATAGATTTGAGAGATTCCCTTGTTTAGATTGCATTTTAATTGGTTATTGTCAAGAATCATGTGCTTCATCATTACAATATATTTTTAAAAATCAAAAAACTATTTTTGATCTGATTAATCAAAAAGAATTTTTACATTGTTTTTGTTGTGGAAAATATTTATATGATGGCAAATATAAAGTTTATAATGCCTCTCCTCATATAATACGTGAAACTTGTGAATATTGTTCATCTATTCTTTTGATTAATCATAAAATCTCAATTGAAATATTTTTTAAACAAATTCAGACATATATATCTTTTTCAAAAATAGCTATAAATATTTTACATAATAGATCATTTAATTTTATACCTTTAGATACAAAGGAGAAGACGCCTTGATTGATCTCTGCGAAAAATGTATTTTAACTTTTACCTGCGTGAAGCCATGTGAAGAGATCATAAAAAATATGAATTTTCAACATTTTAAGGGTGTAACGCTTTTTCCTCCCGTTTGTTTATTTTGTGGAAAAGTGTTTGAAGGGAATTTTTTTGATTTAAAATGTAAAAATTGTAATATAATATATTCATCAACTTTTCGTTGGAAATGTTTTTCATTATCTTATGCAGAAAGCATAAAGCCAAAATTTATTTTTGATTATGATAATTTTTCTTCAAATCGTATGCATTTTATAATATTTCGAGTAAATGTTTCTCATCGGTTTTTAAAAACAGATCAAAACTTGACTAGGTTGATCCATGATAAAAAAGATAAAGGACTTATTTTATATGTTAATTTGTGATAATTGTATTTTATGTTTTACATGTATGAAACCATGCGATGAAATTATTAAAGAAATAGATTTCTCAATAATTATAAATGATTATAGTATTAATAAATATCGAAAACGACCAGAGCATTGTGTATTTTGTAAAAACAAATTAACAGGAAAAACTGAAAAATCTAATAATCTTTTTATTTGTGAAGGGTGTAAATTAAGATATATAGGTGTTTCTAGAGTTGAATGTTTTGCAATAATATCAAAAAATAAAAATTTATTTATTTTTGATTTTATAAAAGCTAATAGAAACAGTACTTTATTTACAGTTTTTAAATTCACTACCTATTTTAAAGACTCGTTATATAATATATCTTATTTAATAAGCCTAAATCGAGAAAATCAGGTGAAATTAGATGTTTCTTTGTAATAATTGCATTCTAAAAAATTCATGTGATTTAGTTTGTATTGATTTTGTTCACACAATAAAAAATATACAAAATTTAATAAGATTAGAAAAATGTATTTTTTGTGAAAAATATTTAGTCGCTAATCAATGTGGGAATTGTAATATTACTTTTCAAATGATAAGTCATAGAAACGATTGTTTTTTATTAATTGAAAAAGATTCAAATTTTAATTTCATTTTTGATGTTTTTATTTCTAAACGAATTTATAGTTTTTTTAATATTTATAGATTTAACAGATATAAACATCCAGACACTTATAATATTTTAATTCTTCATAAATATCATTATGTCAATATAACTTAAAGGAGGAAGAATGAAAATTTGTTGTATAGAATGTATTTTAAAAAAGACATGTGAAACCCCGTGTAAAAATCTAATTAAAATGATTAACTTCAAAGAATTAATTGATAATAATAGTTATAAAGACACAATATTAAATAATTGTGTATTTTGTGGAGAAGAATTATTAAACAAAAGAGAAGAACACTTGTTTCCTAATTGTTTATATTCTTGTGGAATTTGTGACGTTCAATATTTATACACTCCTAATTATAAGTTTTTTGCAATTCTTATTAAAAATGAAAAACAAATTTTAATTGATTATTTTCATACAGAACATTTAAATGTTAGAATATTTAGAATGGATATTGTGAGGCAGTTTCATATATGTTCAGAAGATTTTTCTAGGTATAGAGACGATAAGCTTCACAATGGGGTGGTAAGGCTTGTACTTCCTTGATTGATTTTTGGATTACAATAATTGGGGTATCAATGGCTTTTTCTGGGGTTCCACAAATTATCAAATTGTATCAAAGAAAAAGAAGTGATGATATTTCGATATCATTATGGCTCATTGTTATTCATGGACAAATATGGTGGATAATTTATGGGTTCAAAATTTCAAACAATCCAATGATAATTTCAAATATTTTTTGTATCATAATAAATTTATGGATTTTAATATTGATATTTCAATATAGAAGGAGAAAGAAGAAATGAAAAATATAATCATACTCGGAGTCCGTTCAGCTGGAATACAAATTGCAGATGCAATTATAGGCGGCGCAAGCATTTATAGAGAACATACTTTTTATACAAATTTTGTGAAATCAGAACATAAAATTTTGGGATTTTTAGATGATAATTTTCCAATTGGATCTGTTTTTTTAGGAATTCCAGTTCTTGAATCTTTTAATGATATTCAGAGACGTATAGATGACGGTTGCCTTTTTGCTTTTTCTTTGTTAAAAGTTAACGATATGAAAAGTCGAATTAATTTGATTAAAAAAATGAACATTCCTGACAAACAAATTTTATCTGTTATTCATCATTCTGTGTCAATGCCTAAAAATTATATTTTAGAGAAAGGAATTTTTATTGGGCCAAATGTCACTATTAGTCCAATGGTTAGAATAGGAGAATTTTCCACAATTATAGCTGGGTCACATATTGGTGGGCAAAGTATCATTAAAGATTTTGTTTATATTGGTGCCAATTCAACAATTTGCGGAGATTGTGTTATAGAGAAAGGAACTTATATTGGACCCGGATCAACCATATCAAATAATCTATGCATTTCAAAGTTTTCAACCATAGGAATTGGATCAGTTTTATTGGAAAGTACAAAACCAGATTCAACTTATTTTGGAAATCCCGCACGTTTAAGGAGATAAAAACATGGGAGAATTTTGTGTAATTGAGAATAAGGTTTTTATTGGTGATAATGTTCTAATTGGAAATATGGTTGTATTAAAATCAGGAACTCATATTAGATCAAATTCGATTATAGGAGATGGGGTAAAAACTACCGGGTCTTGTTTTATTGGAAAAAACGTAAATATAAGGCCTAACGCAATTATATCTAAAAATGTTATCATTGAAGATAATTGTTTTATCGGCCCAGGGGTTATATTTAATCATACTAAATATATTGGGTCTGATGAAGAAGAGAAAATAACTATCATTCATAAAAATTGTATTATAGGGTCTGGCTGTATTATTTTAGCTGGAATTGAAATTGTTGAAAATACAATTATAGGGGCTGGGTCTTTAGTTTCTAAAAACATAATAAAACCAGGCCTTTATTATGGTTCACCAGCTCGATTTATAAAAGAAATAATTTATAAATGATTTGTAATACTTGCATTTTAAATAATTTTTGTAATTTATCATGTCAAAAAATAATTGACCCTTTTCTTAAAAATAAAAACCGGTTCTTTAAAAATCAAGATTTTTCTAATTGCTTATTTTGTGGGGATACTTTAATTAATTTATATTGTATGAACTGAAATTTAATGTATATGAGTTTGCATCCTCTATATTATCTGATTTTAAATAAAAAATATAATTTTTTAATCTCAATAAATAAAAATACAAAACAAATAAGAATTAATAAAGGGGTTATTTATAAAAATGAAATAAAAAATGACGATTGCACTGTGATAATTTAATTGTTTTGTTTGAATTGTATTTTGATAAGTGCATGTGACCGAATATGTGATCAAACTCGAAACTATATTAGAGAAAATCGAAAACTATTTTCAACAGATGATAATTTAATATCTATAGAAAAATGTTTATTTTGTAATATTGAATTAGATAGATTACAAAACGTCCCTGGAGGAAAATGCCCCAAATGTGCCACTACTTTTATGAATATATTTTATGGTTTTAGCCTGGTTGTCAATTTACCAAAAAGTAGATTTTTAATTTATTTGACAAAAGAATATTGGTATTTTAAAACCAGTGAATATACGTCTCAGTATGATATCTCAATTGTTTCTCCCTTGTGATACTAATTGTATTTTAAAAAATAATTGTTATCAAATTTGTGTGATAACAAAAAATTATTTTGAAGAAAATAAACAGGAAATTATAAATATGATCAATATTGTAAAAATAAATGAACAATGTATATTTTGTAAAGAGAAATTATTAAAAAGTAATCCATCTGTTTTTAAAAAAACCTGCCCTAAATGTAATACGGCATTTGGATCAATGGTAGGGTGTTTTGAATTTCGTTTATTCAACCACAAATTTATATTTGACATTCAGATATCTGAAACACATTTGGTAATTTCAAAGAATTATAAATATTTTTATTTAAATGGAAAAGTTAAGGATATGATAAGATATGATTCCTCCTTGTCAAGAATGTATTTTAGGAAATAGTTGTTACCAAATTTGTTCATTGACTGAAAAATATTTTGAAGAAAACAAAACCACACTTTCAAAAAATTTAATTTTATTAGGAAAAAATAAATGCATATTTTGTGAAAAATTACTTAAGGATTTTAAGGAGTATGAAAGATTAAAAATTTGTCCAAACTGTAATACAATATTTATATTAACTTGGTGCATAAAATTTTTATTACCTGGACATAGATTTTTATTTTCCATTGATCAAAGATCTAAAATTATTAGTATTAGCAAAAATTGGATGAGTTTTTATTCAGATGAAACTGCATGGAATTATCCTGCTTTTATAAGAATACATCTAGAATGACAAAACAATGTCTAAATTGTATTTTAAAAAATAATTGTCATTTTCCTTGTTATAATATTCTTCAAAATTTTAAAGAAAAAAGAAAGTATATTTTATATAATATAAAAACAAATAAAAACATTTGTATAAATTGTGGGGAAACTCTATCTAAAACATCCCTTAATTGTAATGACATACTTTTTCATAAAAAATGTTCTAGATGCAATCTTTCATATACATTTAATATATTTTTAACCATGGGAAAAATTTATATTAAAACTCCGTATGAAATAATTCTTTTAATAGTATTCTTTGATAAGATATATTTGAATTTAGGAGAACGAACTTCAAAATATAAAATATTTAAACCTCAAGATGAAAGAGAGATTTCGTTATGATATTTCCATGTTCCGATTGTATATGCAAAATAATTTGTGAAAAAAATTGTTATAGAATAGAAGAAATTTCTAAAAAATTATCTTTAGAAAAAATTAGAAGTGTTCTTGTTGGAGAAAGAATATGTATGAATTGTGGAAGATTATTAATGATAAATAAACAATCAAATATTCTAAGTTTTAAATGTGATTTTTGTAATTTGAAATTTAACATAGGGGTTGAGAGTTGCTCAGAAAGTTTTGTTGTAATTGAAGAAAACGAAGAATTATATTGGATAGTGAAAAGAAATTTTAATATAGGTTTTAAAAGAGTGAAAAATGTTACAAATAGTTATATTCCAGTTGAACTAAATGAAACAGTACATAAAAATGTTTTTTTGTAATAATTGCATTTTAAACCGTACATGTTTTGAATTTTGTGAAAGAATTGTCAAAGAAGAATTTGAACCGAGAAAATTAAAAATGAATCAATTATTAAATGAGAAACCCAGATACTGTATTTTTTGTGATCTAGAAATTCCATTGGGAATTATCATTTCTTATAATTGTAAGTGTGGAGTCAAATATAATTTTAATTTAGTCTGTGACTGGGCATTTTCTTTTTGTATTGGTAATTGTGAAATTAAAGTTTTTAATATTGGCAATGTATTGTACTTTAAAAAAATTATTGATCAAGAAAATATTTCTTTCAAAGAGAAATTGCTGTTCATATATGAATAATAATATTTTAACTTTTTGTAATAATTGCATTTTAAAAAATGTTTGTATTCCTATTTGCTTAGAATATAAAAATAAACTTATAGAAATGAAAAATAATTTTGAAAAAGATTTTAAATTATACAAACATATAGAACAATGTTTAATTTGTGGTGAAAGAGTTATAAAAATAAAAATAGATAGGTTAAATATGTGGTATAAGTGTCCAAATTGTAACCAGTTATATTATAGTTTTTTAGATTATATTTGTTTTAAAAAAGAAGATTACAAAATTGAGATTAGTACTATAATGGTTTATTTAATAGTATCAAAAAATGATAAACAAATATTTCATTTGACACATGGAAAAGAATATGTTCTCTAAAAACTTTTTAGAAATTTGCGGCAAATGTATTTTAAAAAGAATATGTTTTAACATTTGCAAAGAATATGAAAATGAGATTAAAAAAATTAAAAATAATTTTATAAGAAATTATACTTTATCTAAGAGAGTGACAAAATGTTTGTTATGTGATAACAATTTACAAATGGCAGATTCTGGTATTTATCTAAAAAGTAAACTTAATTATAAATGTTGCGTTTGCGGGCAAAAATATTATATTTTCGTAGATTATGTTCGCCTTATAATAAGTGAAAATTTCTTAATAGAAATTTGCATGGATTTAAACCATTTTCAATTACATAAAAATGGTATGCGTCTTTATTCTTCAAAGGTCATTGAACAAGATGTCTAACTATATTTTTGATAAAAACAAAATTTTAAAAAATATAAAAATTGATGGAAGAACATATTGTTCTATTTGTATTTTAAAAAATATATGTTTTTATCCTTGTCATAGAATCATGGATGAATTGATAATTTATAAAATAAAAGAAATACTTTATGTTTTAAAACAACCTATTATGATCAATTGTATTTATTGTGATTCAAAATTAGAACAAGCTCCAAATAATTCTGTAAAAATATGTAAAAATTGTAATATATATTTTAACTATAATGGAAGAGGTTACGTTATACAATTATTTCTTGATAGAAAAACAGAATTTTTTATCGATGACTCCTTTAAAAAATTAACAGTTACAAAAGTTTTTAATTCAACTGAAATTCTTCCCGGCGTTAGTATAAAGTTGCCTAATGATTTGTGTTAATTGTATTTTAGGTTTTAATTGCAATGAAATATGTATTAATCTTTTTGAAGAGATAACTAAAAATAAAAACAGAATTTTAAATTTTTTAAACAATGAAATAAATAAATGTATATTTTGTAATTCCCAGTTAAAAATATATATGGGGCGTTCCAAATGTCTAAAATGTTCAATTCATTATTTTATCACAAATCGAAGAATACATATTAAAGATAATAATAATAATGATTTAACAATGCTTATTTATAAAACGAAATATATTTTTAGCAGAAATTTTGTTTCCTCAAAGATATTTATAGAAAATTTTTAATCTTTAGTAATGTGATTTAAAAAGGAAAGGAATCGTTCATGAAAGCTATGGTTAAAACGATATCTTTATTCATATTTTTATTAATCTTCACAAGTTCTAATTGTTTAGCAAATAATGGCCCATATGATTTTCTTCCAGGAATCTTTGAAGGAAAAATAATAGGGTTTAAAAATCTTCCTGAACTTGATTCAATTTATTCAGATTATTTTAATTTTATCATTTCAGAAAAAGATTTATTAAAGAGATTGATTGAAGCAAAGTGTGAACCAGAAATAATTTCTTTCACAAGAAAACGTCCTGACATATCGTTATATTTAATACATATGAGAATTTTAATAAAATTGGGAGAAAATACAAAAGGCGTTTTACTTTTATATACAATGAAAATAATTAAAGATCCAAAAGCACAATATGCCAGAAACCGAGGAGAATATATTCTTGAAGATATGTACTACAAAAATAATTTGGTTCCGTACTATCTTTATTATTATTTTAAAGAACCTGAAAATTTAAAAAGGGAAACTGAAACTACATTTCATAATGTTAGAAAAAATCATTTTGAGAAAAGATAAATTCACAACTAAAATGCTCCTTAAGAATTTGACGTTCGCACTTAAGGAGCTTGGAGAGATTAAAACTTATGATATGTGATAACTGCATTTTAACAAGAATATGTAATTTTCCATGTGATGATTCAAAAATTATTTTAAAAAAGTTGGCTTGGCATGTTAAGAGAAGATGGGAAATATTAAATAATATGAATTTTGAACCGTGTTTATTTTGTGATGGAATTTGTGAGAACATACCTTTAATAGATGGCTCTTTTGCACTCCCAAAAAGGTGCAAAAAATGTAAAACTGTATTTTTATATGAAAATAGATATGAATTTTCTCGATATTATATATTTCTTATAAAACCCTTAAATTCAACGTATTTATTTTTTGTTGAGGTAGCGGCACACAAGAAAAATATTTATTTATCAAAAGATTTTTATATAAAAAATGATCAATTTAAAAGAATAGTTGAAAAATGATTTGTATTGATTGTATTATTTCTAAAGAATGCAATGCTCCTTGTATTTTTATAATTGATTTCGTTAAAAAATCTAAAAAACAAATCTGGAGTATTAATAAAACTTTAAAATGTATTTTTTGCGAAGTGAAATTAAAACGTGTTCAAAACTACCCACATTCATTTAAATGTCCCAATTGTAAAATTTTATATTATTTTCTTCTTGATAGAATTTTTTTAATTATAGAAGGTCAAAAATATAATTTATTTTTCATATTTAATTATCCTAGTTTTCCTAATGGAAAAATTACCTTAGGAAAAAATTATAATTCCGAAAGTGGAAAATTAGATTTTTCTTTGCCTCAATATGAAATATAATATGAAAGGAAAGATATGATATGTGATCATTGTATTTTAGAAAAATGTTGTAATACAGCGTGTTTAAATTTAATTCAAATAGTAAAAAACAAGAAAGATCAAATCTAAGAACTTTTATCAGTTCATCATTCTGATGCTAAATGGATAGGAAATTTAGAACCCATTAAATGTATTTTTTGTGATGATATTCTAAAGAAAAAGAAAAATATATCTTCTGATAGATTTTCCTTAATAAATGGGGCTCCTAAATTTCATTGTGAAAAAGAAAATTTAATTTATATGTTTTCCAATTTTTCAAATTTAATGATTATTCAATTGGTTGATAGGAGACATATTTTTGAGATAGAAAAATACTATATTTGTATGCATAAAAATTCTAAAGATAATGATTTTGATAATATAATTATTCGTGATTATGGGATCTCACTTTGATTTGTAGCCATTGTATTTTAACAAAAACTTGTGACTCACAATGTGACGATTGTATAAAAATCTTCAACCCCATAACTTTAAACTTAATGAAAGAATGGAAACAAATTGTTAAAAATGATAAATTTTTTATAAATCATGATCGATTTACCAGATGCTTATTTTGTAATGAGCCTTTAAAAGACATAGACTATAAACATTCTATATCAAGAAAATGTTAGGGAGGAATAAAACAAAATGAAACTACTTTGTGTTGATTGTATTTTAAAACCACAATGTAAAGAACTTTGTACAAATATTATAAATAGTTTTAAAACTTTTTCATGGGATAGAATAATAAAAAATTGTTTAAATTGTGGGTGTAAAACTATTAATAAGGAAAGAGATAATTATTATTGTGAAAAATGTAATATCATATATAGGACTTTTATTAGTAGTTTAATTATTGAATTTAAGAAAAATAATGGAATTGGAGTTCAGTTAGCTACCAGACGAATTGGGTTTGTGAAAAAGAATGTAATATGGACATTTAGTTCATCTCCTATAGAAATTAATTAAATCTAAATACTAAAAAATAGCAATAAAATCTTTTGTACAGGAGGGGTTTTAAAATATGTATTTTTTCACTTCTGATGAACATTATGGCCATAGAAAAATAATTAAATTATGTAATCGACCATTTAAAAATATAACAGAGATGGATAATAAATTGATTCAAAATAATAATGAAATTGTTAAAGAGAATGATATTGTTATTCATGCTGGAGATTTTTCTTTGTTAAAAACCGATGTTCAAGATTATATAAATTCTTTAAAAGGAAAACATATTTTTTTAAAAGGCAGTCATGATTATTGGATGAAACTTAATAAAAAATTTTATCATGAAATATTTGAATTAAAATATGAAAAAGAATATATTGTAATTTGCCATTACGCTATGTTAAGATGGCCTAGATCACATTATAATAGTTGGCTTTTATTTGGGCATTCACACGGAAGGATGAAACCCTATGGAAAAACATGGGATATAGGAGTGGATAATAATAATTTTTATCCGGTTTCTTTTGATCAAATTAAGGAAATAATGAAGAATCTTCCAAATAATGAAAATTTTAGGTTATGAAAGAACTCCATAATTTAAATAAAAATATTAACATATATTGTTTTGATTGTATTCTTAAAAATTATGCTCAGTGCGTTGATTGTATACTTTTAAAGAATGAATTTTATAAACTTAAAGATAATTTAATATTTTTAGAAAGAAAAAATAAAAAATGTTTATTTTGTGAAAAACCGACAAGATATATTTCAATAAGTGATTTTGAATGTACTCATTGTAAAATTTATTTTGTAGTTTCTAGAAAATATTTATACATTCGGTTTATGAATAAAAATATTAATTGAATATTTTCCATTTGAAGAATATATTTATAAAACTTATTTTAAAAGAGAAATTTCTAATATTCAAATTTTCGAATATGACTAATTTAAATTCTTTTCAAGTTCACTGTTTTGATTGCATTCTTAAAAATTATGCGTGTTGATTGTATACTTCTAAAAAATGAATTTGATAAATTTAAAAATAATTCAATGTCTTTAAAAAAAGAGATTTGTAATTGTTTAATATGTGGAAAACATACCGACAATATTATTACAAAACATGAATATTTATGTGTACATTGTAAAATTCAATATATAATGACTATAAATTATTTATGCATCAAATTAGTAAAATCTAATATTCTAATTGAATATTTTTTATCTCCTGATAGAACTTATAAATATTATTTTAAAAAACCTATGATTAGCCCTTTTTACCTTTTTAATTGATTAGTTCAGATTTTCTTCATATTCCTTGTTTTAATTGCATTCTTAAAAAATATCGATGTAAACAATGCATACTTCTAAAAGATGAATTTGACAATCTTAAGGATCATTCGATGTTTTTAAAACAAGAAATTAAGACATGTTTGTTTTGCGAAAAAGTCGTAACAGTTATTTCAAAACCTAATTTTGAATGCAAACATTGTAAAATTTATTATTTAGTATTTTCACACTATTTATATATTCGGTTTATAAAAGAAGAAATAGAATTTGAATATTATCATTCGACAAATGTTAGTATTAAAAGTTTTTCAATATTTGATTCTTGACTAATTTAAATTCTTTTCATGTGCCTTGTTTTGAATGCCTATTATTAAATATGCCGACTTGTTCTTCTTGCATTCTTTTACAAGAAGAATTTTTTAAAATTAAAATCCAAAATAATCCAATATTTTCAAATCAAGAAATTAAGACATGTTTATTTTGTAAATCAAACTTAAAAGCTAATTTATTTCATAGATACTGGTGTGAAAATTGTAGAGTAAGTTATATATGTACATTCAATTATTTATCTATATCTATTAAAAACATATATTTAGAATATCACACATTTGATACAGCTTATAAAATAAAACCTAAGATGGGGTTTCAGACTTGATTAATATTCCTTGTTTTGAATGTTTAATATTTAAAAATTCATATTGTGATAATTGTTTTCTTTTAAATGAATCGATTGCTAAACTTCAAACGCATTCAATATTTTCAGAGAATGAAAATAAAAAATGTTTGATCTGCGACTTAAAATTAATAAAACCTTCACCAAATAGATGGCTATGTTCTAACTGTAAAACAAAATACAGAATCACAGAATTGTATTTTTCTATTTTCACAAATTTTCGAAATGAATTCTGTCTTATAAAAAATTTTCATAGAAAAAGAAGCTGTAAATTTATTTTAAAAGAACAAGGCTATAGAAGAAAAAATTCTTTGAGAAGATCCATAAATATTATGTGATAGTTTTATAAAATTGACAAAAATCTAGATTTGAAGAGGAGAAAAAATGGGAGACAGAAAGAGGTTTTTTGAGGCAGGAAGACTCATAAGGTTTTATTTTCCAAAAGAAAAATTTAGGAATATTGCTGATATTGCTGGAGGAACTGGAAAATTACAAATAGTATTATCTGACTATAATATCACGACCTTTGATAAGAAAAGAAATAGAAGAAAAAGAGAAAAAAATATTAATTTTAAAAATACTTATTTTTCTGAGAAAGAAAATGATAATTTTGATTTATTGGTTGGAATTCACCCAGATGAAGCAACTGATATTATTTTAACAGAATCTTTAAAAAGAAGAATTCCATTCTTTATTATTCCCTGTTGCGTATTGCCAACCACAACTCAGTTTAATAATAAAAATAGAGATATAAAAAAATGGATAGAACATTTAATAAGAATCGCTGAGAATTCATCTTTCGAAGTTATTCAACGAAAATTGAACTTTAATGGAGCCAATATAGCTTTGATTGGAAAACCTAAAAATTAGTAGTTTTCTTTGTGAAGCATGTATTATACAAAATATTTGCAAAAATATATGTTCAGAAATGGAAAGAATTTTAAGTGTTTATAGAACCAAAATGGATCATTGTATTTTTTGTAAAAATAAATTTAGCTTTTATGAAAGGTATATATCTAAAAAATCATTTTGTCAAAACTGTGGGTTAGAATATTTTCAAACTAATTTTGGCACAATAATTAAATCTAAAAAAACAAAAGATAAGGGAATTATAATTTTTAATAAAGGAAGTTTTAGTACATATAATGAATAAATATGCTTTGTGATAATTGCATTCTTCAAAATATTTGTAATAATGAAATATGTTCTGAATTACATAACCGTTTAAAAACATTAAATTTTCAACAATTGATTAGACCCTATACCCCACATAAATCAAAATGTGTATTTTGCAATAATCTTATATTTACAGAACTTAAAAACAAATATAAAAATTTTGGACATTTACATAATAAAGGAGGAATCTCGATAAACAATTCTTTAATTACCAGATGTTCAACTTGTAATATAACTTATGTTTTTGAACCTTTTGTATGCTTTATATTGGAATCTGATTTATATTCAGGAATTTGTCTTCTTTATCATATGGAATATTTTTATAGATTTATTGCGAAGAAAAATGCTTTGTGATAATTGCATTCTTCAAAATATTTGTGAAAACCCTTGCATTGATATTTTAAAAACAATACAGATTGAAAAATGTAATGCGTTTTTTTGAATCAAAAATTTATTCATTTAGAAATTGTCGATGTATTTTTTGTAATTCTAGAATTGTTTATAACAATGTTATTAATATTGAATGTATTAATTGCAATCAAAAATATCAAATTGAGACAATAAGTATGTCTATATTTTCAAAAAATTTAAAATATTATTTTATGTACAGTTTTCTTTCTGAAAATTTATATAGGAGAGTTGTTCGATGATTTGTATTGAATGTATTTTGAAAGATCAATGTGATATGCCATGTGGGGATTTTTCTTTGAATTCATTAGAGGATAGTTATTGTCTAATATGTGGGGAAAAAACAATAGATTTTAAAAAGAGTATATTATGTTTTAAAATTCTTATCTGTTCAAATTGCAAAGCTGAATTTCATTTTTCTAATAATATGCATACGTTAATTATTTCTCATTTAAAAATGAAGTTTAAATTTTGTAGAACTAATTTTTTAAATCATATTCATAAGACTAAATATAAATTTAAGAACAATTATTATTTCTTTTTTGAAAATTTGAGATGAAAAATGGGACAGGGATTTAAAGAATCTCCCTGCCCCATTTTTTTGTAAATTTTTAAAAATATTATCTTGTGATAAAGAAATTTAAAGATATTTGCTCTGTGGTTGGCGTTGGAGCCAAGGTTACGTTAACATGAAATTTCTTTAATTTCTTTTCATAATCAGTCGCTGAAACCTCAATGGTATAACTGTCCAAACCTCTTTCCTGTTGAACGATAGATAAGAATTCAGAAATATCTGTTGCGACAGATGTCCAGGTTTGCTGATCGTTTTGCTCAAAAATATATCCAAGACAAAAGTTCTTTAAAGCTCTTTTGCAATATAAAATCACTCGAACACTATTAACATCATTTAAAGGACTCATTCTTCCCAGGGTTGTTAACTGACTATAGGGAATATATTTGTTATTAATTTTTGTGATAGGGTTTATTTGTTTTGGATAAAATCTTTCTCTATCAGCTTGTTTGGCAATAAATCTCATTTCTTTAATTGAATTGTTTTCCCCGCGATTAAAACCGGCAACCGCATACCAAGGTTTTCCAATAATATCATTTTTCGGAACAAGATAAGACATATGATAAATAGGAGAAACCCAAATATCTCTTTTGGTTACAGGATCTTCAACCTTATTATAAGGTTCATAAAGCGATAAATATTCAGAATCATAATCGTGAGCAGAATCTCTTGAAAGAATAGCAGAGTTGACAGTCGAATTATCTCCATTGTCGATAAAACCCATAGCGTCTTCTCTGGTTCTTAAAAGAGCGTCAACTTCATCTTTTACGGAAGTTGGATACCCACAATCAAAAACGACAGAAAAATAAATATTATCCGTGTCTAAAACTTGGTCGTCTAAATCTCCGGAATAAGCATCTTCTAAAGTGTCAGTTGCCACGGTAGAATTGATTGTTCCGTCAACATCAAATAAAGTTCCATCAGTTCCTTTTCTTAAAGGAACGGGTTCAGAAGAAACAAAAGCGCTTGCAATTTCATTATAGGATTTCTTGATTTGATATGTAATTGTTCCGCTGGTATTAAATGAGCTTGTATCACCCTGCCAACTTTGGGTTGCGGTATCAAGATTTCTTCCGTCAAAAACATTTACCGTAGAGCCGGCACCATTAGCAGAGCCAAGCCAACCCCAAATTTCATTTCCTTTATTATCTTTCGCAATAACAATATATGAAGCGTAACCAGTTTCGGGATTTGTATCCCAAGTGCTAAAATCTTGTTTATTATCTGTGATGGTCGCAGACCCATCTGTAATGACTGAGGACACAGTCCCAATATCTTTGTCAAAAACTTTAACTAATAATTCATATCCTGGGGTGACAGCTCCGGAACTTAAAGATTCATAGGCTCTTAAAACAGAAGAATAATTATTTAAAATATCAACAATATAAATTGTATTTCCATTTAAATCTGTTCCATTTGGATCAAAAGAAATCTCATACGATTCAATAATTTTATCGGTTCCATCAGATTGTCTTTCATAAATATCTAAAACAAAAACTCCAGATAAAATGGGATTTGCATGTTGCGTTAAACGAATACCAATTTTATTGTAATAAACGCCTCTTCCTAAACCGGCCAAAACACAAAGAGGATAAGTCGTGCCAGCCGTTGCCAAAGTCGCGGCGATAGCACTTTTTGTCGTTAAAGTATTAACATATGTCAATGAAATAGATGCGGTATTATCTGTCGATGACATAACTCCATCAATTCTAAAATTTGCATATTGAGCTGAAGAAGGTAAAGCTCTTAACCAATAAAGTGATTCAGCTTCATCAAGATAATTATGAGCGCAAAACATACCTTGAGAAAATTCTTTGCCATAAAGATCATAATTAGGATAACCATTCTCGATGACAAAGGTTTCTTTTGATTCATAATACTTTAACTTATTATCTTCTCCCTTATCTGAAAAACCAGCAATAAAAGCGATTGTACTGGGAACCTTTTTAGGATATGTGGTAATATCCAAAATATTGGTATATACGCCGGGCGATACAGACATGCCTTGTCCTCCTGTATTTGAAAAGTCTGAAATTACGGGTCCTATATCTGGATTCACAGTTCTTGTTGAATATGAACTTATGGAACCACCTGAAATTATTAAAGAAGCTGGGTCAAGCGTAACGGTCGTTATAGGCGGTTCCCATTCAAGATGTAATTCTGGAATTCCAGCACCATTATCGAAAGAATAAAATGTTCTGTTTCCAGCTTGAAAAATACCGTCTGAATATAATCCAGTTTGTAAAGCATTATCTTCAGCCCAGCCCGCTCGATCTATAATTTCTTGGATGACAGTCGAGATATCTGGACTGTCATAACTATTTCCTATAACCCAGCTTCCAAAAGTCCATGAAACAAAACTTGTAGTTTTTGTTCTGCCTCCATAATCAGCAACCCCAGTTACTTGTGTCGAATTATCTTCATCAAAACCATAAATCAACATTATTAAAGGGTTGGAGTTGCTTACCTCTGATGTGAATCTAAAAAAAGCATTTGTAATTGTTGAATGGGGAGGCACTGGCGCTAATGGAAATCTAATATATGGCGTGCATTGCATATTATCTTGGTTTTGTAAATGCACTTCATTATTATTGTATTGGGTGCCACCCCCAGCATCAAAAATATATCCATCATCTGCCGACGCCAACGGATATAATATTGTCGTTGGCATTATTAATTTACCTCAACTTGAATTCCTGAAAATCTCGTTGTATATCCATCTGAGATTGTTTCAGGAGAGTCAAATTCAAAATACACTAAAATATTATCTCCGCCGTCATCATCATAAATTAATAAACCGGCAGCCGGCCCTATATCTCCACCGATAGCCGAAAAACTAGAATAATTACAAGTAAATATTCCTTTATCTGTAGTATTATTTTGCGTTACAGTATTTCCAGAAATTGTTTGTTGTGAATAATTATTACCGACTCCGCTAACTTCACTCGCGGAAACATCAGACCAGATATTATGGCTATCAATATCAAAAGTGAATCCTGAAGCCATCAATGCCGCTTTTAAAGAATGACTTAATAAAATAAATGTCCCTTTTAAAAGTTCCCTTTTTGCTCTATTTGGAATATAAGCAGTTGACATTTTTTGTCCTCTTAAAAATATAAATACCAAACAAAAAGCAAACTTCGTAATCCTGATTTTACCATAGTGGGAAATGTCACCCTGGCATATAAATGAAACGGCCCTCCATATCCCGGTGCTCGACTCTCGGCCATAAAAAGGCCAGCCTCATTTATCTGTTCTCCAACTGCTTGTGCGGGAGATAAAATAATTGATAAAACTGAAATGATCCATGAATTATCATTTTCTGAATCTTGAATATAATTTATGCTATCAAAAGGATGTTTCCAATAAAAGCCATCATGAAAATCAGCACATGTCGTATCAGTGGCGCTTATTGGAACTTCATTATTTAAATCAATATCATTATTTGTTGGAGGAATTGGATCAAAAGGGTCTGAAGGATTTGACCCGCCATCCCCTATGCCAAACCAACAAATAAATTCATCTTTTGTTGGAGTGATATGTGAATTTTGATAATCTAAAGATCTTTGTAAAATGGATTCTCTTCCTAAATAAACAACAAGGTTTGATTTACCAATTAATTGTTTTTCATTATTTTCATCTAATTCGTAAACTTCGACAAGACCTTGTGGCTTTCTATTGTGGTTTAAATCTCCATCGAGAATACAACCACGAACCTTGTCATGTATCTCTACGAGATATTTTTTATTTTCTTGGCTCATTTTAACCTTTTATAGAAAGTTTATAATTTGTTCTTAAAGATGATTCATATTAGCACTTTTAAAAAGACTGATAAACCAAAACTCCATCATCATATATTGCAAATTCATCAAGGCAATGTCCAAGATCATGATATGAACCACAATCGTAAAAATCTCTTGAATAATAACTTCCACCCGGACATAATATATTTGGGGATGAACAACAAGGAGTACTGTTACCCGTTTGATAATCATAAATATTTTCTGTAATTGTTTCAAAAAGTCCATCTTCCATAATTAAAGAATCATGTAAAGGATCATTTGAAACATTTATTGCTTCGACCAAACTAACTCTGGCATGATATGGTTTAAAGAAATCTATGACGTCTCCAACATAATTTAAAATCGCCTCCCTTCCTAAAACAATAAAAGCTAAACTTGGATAACCCAAACCAAAATTCACTCTGATCCATCTAGAAAGATCAATTAAAAAATTTATTAAAAGTTCTTCAAAATTAAATGTGTCAATTAATAAATTATCAACATTTTGTTTGAACGTTGAATTGATTTGATTTAAAATTGTTCCCGCCGTATTTTTGTTGATAAGAAAATTTGTACTTTTTAATCTAGTGAATAAATTAGAAAATAAATCAGTATTTATTTTCTTTTCAGATCTTGATGATGGCATTTTAATTAAATTAGTAAACTCAGAAATAATTTGTGCATAAGATTCTGTTGTTCCGTCATAACATAAAAAATTAATATTATTATCTTTTCCATGTTCATACTCGGAATTAAAAAGATAAATATTAGCTAAATAAATTTCAAGAAGAGAAACCTTATCTCCAGTTTTTGTAACTTCGACATCTTTCGTTGGGATCGTTCCATTTAGATTCCAAGCATAATATTGATCTTGAACTATTCTAACAACGGCAGACATAATTGCATTTATGGTCGTTAAATCAAATTTTGGTCTTAAAGAAAAATAAGGAGATTTACTAGGAAATCTTATTTGATTTAGACTAAATAATTGATGAATTTTACTTTCAGGTAAAAGCCAGTGTGGGTCATTTTCTGTAAATGTGTTAAAATCTAAATCAATTATAGGAAGTTTTAAATCTCTTGAGATAGTTCCCTCTATAACCTCTCCTCTAAAAATTAGATCCCCTTCACTATTTTTTTGTAACCAAAATTCTATAATATCTAAATCTGCAAAACCATAATAAGCTAAAACCTTTGCCAGTCCTTGAGGGGTCCCTTTTATTTTATAAAGATTTACCAAATCTAAAAAGAAGTTGGCTTTATTAATATTTGTTTCTTTTGTGAATATGGATAATTGTCTTGAAAAATTAAATCCAAAACTTTTAAAAAGTTCATCTAAATGTTGTTCATCTAAACTATATATATCATGAACATTTTTCTGAGCAGAGGTTAAAGTTTTATGAGAAGAATATAAGTCAATAATGAAATTTCGTATTCTTAAGTAATCTTGAGTTTGAAAACATTGCTGATCTATAATATCAGAGAAAAGTGATATTGTCTTTTTCTGTTCAGATAAACCTAACGTCGAAAGAGACTTTGGAATATCTTCTGTTCCGCCTCGAATCGTATTGAGAATTTTCCAAAGATCATCTATTTCGTAAAAAGACATATTAAAACTCCTTTAGGAACCCGTTGATTTAAATTGAAAAATCATATCTAAAATATATGTTTCATATAATAGTTCCAATAAGCTCTCTTCCCTGGCTATGGGGGTTTCATTATTATATTTTGAAACAGATTGATTGATTTTAAAGTCTAAATAGATATATATAAGTTTCGACAAAGGTGATAAATTGTCAAAATTGACTTCTAATAAAATTGACGTTGTGCTGTCTATAATTATGACATTTGTCGAATCAACCGATGTACTATCAATTACGCTAAAATTATCTGGTCTTTGTCTATATAACAAAAGTCCATTTAACATTTCTAATTGTTCATTTGTTAAAGAAAATAAATTTTGTCCTGTATTTCCGCAAATATGATATCTCATAGTTTGAGGATAAATCAAAGTTCTTGTTTTAACAACTGAAGGCCATCCATAAGAATTTGAATCTATTGAATATAAATATTTATATGTATTATATGAATATGATTCATTGAATAATAATTCTATAAAAGACTCCACTGGCATATATTGCGATGAGACTTCTGTAGGTAATGGAACCTCAAACTTATTTAAATAATTATTTATCATAATATTATGAAAATAATATTGAAATTCAGGAATAAAATTTTTATATGACATTATCTTATCCTTGAGATTCTTGTGTTAATTTTTATTATGTTCTTATCTTTTAATTCTGGATTTTCTCTAAAGCCTCCTAACGTTATCAATAATTGATTTCTATCAACAGAAAGATTTAATTTTACATCCTTATCAAAAGATTTTAAATTTGAAAAATTTTCTAAGGAAAAACCTCTTTCAGATAGACGATCTAAAAGATCTAAAAATCTATCACGTTTTGGCCTGCCCCAAAAATAAGTTTTTGCATAACATAATCCAGATTCTATTTTTCTATATTCTAAATATTGTGCTTCAGGAGATGCAATGATAAATCCATTGGTTCCCCCACCAATTTCTTTTAAAGGGTCTAAAGATGGGAATATAATCATAAAGCTTGGTTTTAAGTGAAAGTATGATAAATTATTTAAAACTATACATTTTTGTTTTAACCCTTCCATAGAAGTTTCGCCTATGTCAATAGGAACCTTTCCATTTCTCCACGGAATACTTTCTTTTAAAATAACTAATTCTTTTAACAAGTTTTTATAAGAAATTATTTTCATTCATATTCTCCATTTTTTAACAAATTTTTACAACTTAAATTATCTAATAAATGAACAAACATCACATACGGATGAACATTTGAAAAACAAAAATCTTTTTTAGCATCAGGAGACCACGGTCCAGAATGATACCTAACAATTTCTTCTAATATTTCAATTTTAGAGCTTTGAAATAATTGTTCAAAAATCAATTTATTTTTTCCTATAAAATCTGCTACAATTCTATCATGTTGCTTATTTGTAAATTTAGATTCGTCAGGAGTTTTTCCATATTTAAAACCATCATGTAAAAGAATAGCTAAAAGAATAGTGTCACAATCTTCTGTTTTTGATTTTATATTTATACTTCCTAAAATAGGAACTGCCGCATATATCATTTCAAAAACATGTTCAGCAATTGTTGGAATTCTAAGATCTTCTTTTTGATGATATTTAAAAGATGAAGAAACTGGTCTATGCCATATCATTGGAATTTTTTCATTCAAGCCTTTCCAAAATAAAAATCCTCTTTCCGTCATATTTTTTTGTAAAATTTTTTCTATTTTATCCAACCATTTTTTATAATCTTCTTTATTAAAATATCCCCTATCCATATTTTTCCTTTCTTAAATATATTCCAATTTTAAATTTGTTCTTTCATATTTATAGATTCTTTTAATTTTTCTTTTATTAACTATATATATTAATAAATGAGAAAGGTTGAATTTTATTTTTTTTATTTCTAATCAATTTAGAAAAAAAAGAAAACTTTAAAAATCTAAGGGAGGAACACATGGCCAGGGTCTTCCATCTGAAGGGAATCAAGCCTCCCAAGACGAATTCTTGATTCCCTATCCTAAAGGTATTTTTCCCGTTGTATACCTCAATGGAAGAAACAACGGGTATGTCAAAAATCAAAATTAGGGAGGATGTTCATGTAGCAGGGTCTTCCATCTGTCAGGGGATTAAGCCTCCCATCACTTCCTCTTAATTCCCTGGGCCAAACATAGGTATTTTTCCCGTTGTATACCTCAATGGAAGAAACAACGGGTATGTCAAAAAAGAATCTTTAACGAGAAGAGGTATGTTATGTATATCTATGTTTCGAAAAAGATAGACTTGGATGTTTTAATTACATACATTTGTCTTGAACTCCAAGATCATAATAAAATTATTTTTTCAAATAAAGTTCCTACAAAAGATATTTTAGATAAAGAAATTTGTTGCATAGAATGCACACATGAATATTCTGGACGAACAGATTTAAATTGTTGGGATCATCATGGAAATGGAATTACTGAAACCGCTTCAATGCAAGCGTGGAAATATAAAGGATGCCCAAAACATCTTAAAGATATTGTAGAATATATAAATATTCTTGAGACAAAAGGTCCAAGAGGTTTTACGAATTATGGAAAAGTTAAATTTCCCATGTTGACTGATATAATTTCTGGAGTATTAATAAAATATAAAAATGATAATAAAATGGCATTTGAAAAAGGGCTTTATGTTTTACGAAGAATCATTGATGAAGAACAAGATGTTTTTAGTTCAATATCTGGATTTGAAATGTTCGCCTCAATTAAGAAAAAATATAAAAGTATTTTAAGACCCTATGCGTTAAAAAATACAATTGTTATCAAAGAACAAAATATAAAAATATGTCAAATCTCAAGTGAATTTTATGGCATAATGCCGGTAATTAGAAAACTATATAATCCTGATATTTTAATTTCTAAATTAACAGATAATTTTATTAAATATACAATCTCATTAAAAAATATTCGAGGGAATGACATTTTTACAAAAATTTCATCTCTTGAACCCGGATGGATATATAGAAGAAATTTAATTAGTTCTCCTGAGAATGATCCTTCAAAATTAACTATGGATGATCTAACAGGAATTATCATACAAAGTATTTTAAATAAAAAACAAAAAATAAAGTTAATTGATTAATTAACTTTTATAGAACATATATATTTTAAAGAATACGTTAAAGGGAGAAAGAGAATGCCGAAGTACATCTACGGGTTAAGAACATGCCCAGAAAACATGATTTCTAGAGATAATTTTCAATGGCCAATGCAAGGAAAAGTAAAGTGTTTAAATTGGGATCCTAATCCGAGATGTACTGGAGGACTTTATTTTTTAAAGAATGGGCAAGGAAACCCCTCTTGGTTGAATTGGGATCTAACCGCTAAATGGATTGTTCTTCAAACGACATCTTGCATTGAATTTGATGGGAAAGCAAAATCTGAAGAGGTTAAGGTTCTCTTTGTCGGAGATCGTTTTCATTCCACAGAATTCATGAAGAAATTCGTAAAAAATGGTCAGCCGATCATTGGCGCGACTTATGTTGCCGGAGACAATGAAATCGCTACCGCAGGAGATAACGGAATCGCTACCGCAGGAGATAACGGAACCGCTACCGCAGGAGATGGCGGAACCGCTACCGCAGGAGATGACGGAACCGCTACCGCAGGAGATGGCGGAACCGCTACCGCAGGAGATGACGGAACCGCTACCGCAGGAAATGGCGGAACTGCTACCGCAGGAGATTACGGAACCGCTACCGCAGGATATTGCGGAACTGCTACCGCAGGAGATTGCGGAATAATTCAAATATCTTATTATAAAAATAATAGAAAAAGAATTAAAGTTGGCTATATTGGAGAAGATGGCCTTCTTCCAAATGTCAAATATCGATTGAATTCATTAAATGAATTTAAGGCAGTGAAATAGAGTCAAGAGCCGGTGTAGCTCAGTGGCAGAGCAGCTGATCTGTAATCAGCAAGCCGTGGGTTCAAATCCCTCCACCGGCTCCAATTAATTTCAAAACTATAGTTTTTCATCTTTGAAAAGAAAGGCGGCCTCTGATGGCAAAAAGTTTTATCTTTAAGGTTTTGATTGTATTTTTTGTATTAGGGATTCTTAGTTTGGAATATAATGCTCTCTCTGGTTATAGGGTGAAGAATTCTTCTTCAATTGAAAAAAGAATTGAAATAGTTGAATTTAAGATCGGAGAAAATGATAATCATTCAATATATATTTTAGACGAAAATAAACAGTTAATTTTATTTGAAGAGCCAAAGACATGTGGGTGTAATGTAATTGATAAATTTACATACCCCGATGTCCCAAAAAATGAACAAATGTATTTAATTATGAAAGGAACAAAAAATATTTTAAAAAATGGAAAAGAAAAAATTAGGTACAAAGAAATAGATATACATATTCATGAACTTAATAATTAAGATAAGAAGAGAACATTTATGAAGATCTTAGTTTTAGGGAGAAGAGAGGTTAATAAAATAACTGAAGATAATATTTCAATTCCTCATGATATTATATCAATTTCGACCCCTGGGGATAAACATATAATATATCCTGAAAATAAATTTAGACAAAGAATGTTACAAATATTTTTTGATGATCTAGACCCAATGAAAAAAATTGATGAGGAAGAAATAGAGAAAAAACTAAAAAGAAAAATAATTCTTTTTGATAAAAATTTAGCTAAAACAATACTTGATTTTATAAACGAAGATAATTTTTTATTATGTCAATGCGATGCTGGAATTTCTAGATCCGCTGGAGTCGCAGCCGCAATTTCAAAAATATTTAATGGCGATGATCAATTCTTTTTTAAACGTTACGCCCCAAATAGGCATGTATATAATACTATATTATCGTATTATTTTTTAAAAGAGTGAGAGGGAAAAAGATGTTGATAATGATATTGATATTGATATTGAACAACTTTTAAACCGTTTAAATGATCGACAAAAACAAGTGGTATACTTTTTATATTTTGAAAACTTAAGTTTAAGAGAAATAGCGAACAAAATGGGGATATCATTTCAAAGAGTTCAAAAAATACATAAAAGTTCATTAAAAAAATTAAAAAAGATACTTGTTGGAAAATAAAGAATTTTTGTCTAAGGCGGTGTAGCTCAGCCTGGTAGAGCACTCGACCGATAATCGAGGGATCCCTGGTTCGAATCCAGGCACCGCCATCAAGGAGGGTTGGCTGAGAGGACGAAAGCGGCGGTCTTGAAAACCGTTGTGGTGAAAGCCACCGTAGGTTCGAATCCTACACCCTCCGCCACATAAAATCCCAAAGAAAGGGATCGCCATGGAACATGTTTTGATTATGAATCATTTATTTATAGACATGACGTTAAAAGAAATTGTAGATCTTTTTCTTTACATAGACAAAAGAAAAAATTTAAGTGAGTCTAGTATTGGAAAAATAATATTCTCTGATAATTCATATCTGATATGCGTCTTTACAACTTTTGATTTTGATAAAAATGATGTTAGAAAATTGATAAAAGAAGTTAAAAATTTTATTTTAGAAAATTCAAAAAAAGATTATGAAAAGGGATCTCGAGATGGAAAAAATATCTGTTACAACAACAACGGTTAGTGTGAAAACCATTTTAATTGGGAATAGACAATTAACACAAAGAGTCTTTAGACAAATTTTAGAAGAAGATATTATAGATGAAAAATCTATGACATTAAAAGGAATTCCTTGGGGCTGGGTTCATTATTTCTGGGAAGATTCTCATAAAGGAAAAAATGAAAAACATGTTATTTGGTTAAATAATAATAAAGAACTAAGGCGAAGCTATATACAATTAGAAAATATTACGAAAAAATTTGATCAAATTTTCAATGATTTTTTAAATGCAGCGACTTTATCAAAAGAAGGCAAAAGTGCATTAATTCAAACAAATATTTCAGTTGGAAGTGATAAACATGTTTATATTGTTTTAAAGCAAAATTCCACATTTTGTATCTTTGATAAATTGGCATTTAAAAAGCTTGAAAATATTAATTCTTTTGATACAAATTTCAAACATGAAAAAAACCATATGTTGCATTATGAGGACTCTACATATATTCAAACCAAAGATATTATAGCCAATGATCCAACCTTTAAAGAATTTTATAAAAATTTTGTGAAAGCTTACATTGAGGAAACAGAAAAAGTTTATAAATCAATGAGAGAACGCTATGCAATTCCAAAGGATAAATTGATTAGACTTCTTTCGGAAGGTATTGATCAATTATATATAGCCACTTAAAAGAATACGTTGCATTAGTTTAAGGCAGTGAAATGAGTTCAATGTGCCTGAGTGGCGGAACTGGTAGACGCAAGGGACTTAAAATCCCTCGGTGGAGAAATCCCTGTACGGGTTCGACTCCCGTCTTAGGCACCATCATATGCCGATGTGGCGAAAATGGAAGACGCTCGGCTTGGCCACCCTGATGTGAGTTCCCATCATGAAGGTTCGAATCCTTCCATCGGCATTTTTCAAAACAAAAAAAGAAAGGACTTCTTTATGGAAGAAAAATATGAGGAAATAGATAAACAGATCGAAGAACTAGATTTACTTTCTAAAAAAGTTCATGATGAAAATATAAAACCTTTATATAAATTAATGAAGCCATTTAATAAAATTATCGAAAAATATAAAAAAGAAAAAGAAGCTTTACTTCTTAAAAAAGTTAACTTAAAAAAAGAAGACATGAAATTGAATGGGCCTGATTGGAAAGCCTTATTATCCGTAAACGATTGTGGAAATAGTCCTTTCCGCAAAGAATTAGAAACATATCTTTCAGATTTAGGTTTAAAAACAATGGGTTATTTTCCTAAAATAAAACAAGTTGCTATCGAGATTTGTTTAAATAAAAATGATGATGAACAATTAAAAAAGGTTGAAAATGGCTTAAAGACAATTCTACCTTTTATGATTCCTTTTGAAGATGACATGTATGATTTTGAACATGAAATTATTGTATTTCATATTATGGAAGAAACATTATCACAAGGTGGCTCATATTCTCTTATAATTAATCCAAAAACAAATGAGGGCTGTGTAAATATGATAAGATATTATTCTTCTAAATGTGAGACACCTTTTATGTCATTACCTAAAGTTTTAAAATATATTCAACAAAAACACTATTATAAAAAATAATAGATAAAGGAAAATAAACCATGGAAAACTTAATGTCTAAAGATCATAAGGCGGTCTCAAAAAAATATAGAGATAACTATGATAATATTGATTGGGGAAAAACCCCAAAAGAAGAGCCAGAACAAAATAACAGCGAATGGTCAGATCTTATAGATTTATCAAATAGAATGAAATCACAAAAAGGAAAAATTAAATAACCTTTAAATCTTTTCTTAAAACTAAATTTTGTCAAATCAGATCTGATTTGAAAGGTTGATATGTCGATCCAACAAGATATAAAAGTTGATGTTCAAAAGCTAGAAAAGAAAGGCAACAAATGTACTCAATAGGAGAGATGATCATCGAATGTTTTTTGAAACCAAATAATATTTCAATTGAAGAAATGGCCAAACACCTTTTTGGAACTGTAAAAGGCCTCACAGCAGCTTTAAATGACGATGTAGAATTTAGTACCTGTGGAGTTCTTAAACTTTCAAAATATTTCGGCATTTCTCCTGAATTTATTTATAAATTTTATATGGATAAACATAAAAAAGAATTGGATATGATCGTTCCTCTAGCAGAAAAACTTAAAACAAAAAATATTGTTCCGGAAATTCCACCTTCAACTACAATTCCTGAACCAATTCCAATTCCTATTAGTATGGTTAAAGAAAAAAATGAAAGAACTCGTTGGCATTTTGAAAATAAAGTTGAAGAATTTTGTTATTCTCTTTATGGATCTCGAATAGAAGACATCATGAAAGGGACTGGATTGTCATATTCTACGTTGAGAAGTATAATGAATGGAAATGTTTCTCCAATTCATATGAAAAATATTAATAAATATTGTTATAAGAATGTCATTCTTCACCTCTGTAGAACTCTAGATGTTTCTTTTAAAAAATTATATCCTAATTTTCAACTTTTATCCTTTCATCCAGGAGAAGTTTATGAATCTAATGTTAAACCAAATCTTGAAAAATTGACTGAAAGTCAAAAACAAATTATAAATTATATCTTTTTTGAAGAGAAAAAGAGGGAAGAAATTTCGAAAATTTTAAATATTCCTGTTTTAGAAATATCAGAAATGATTAGACAAATCGGTTTAATTTGTAATCTTCCTCTAACTAAATGACAATTCAACAGAAAATAAAAGCCGACCTTCAAAAAGCTAGAAAAGAAAAAGATGAAATAAAGAAAAATGTATTGATTATTATAATGGGAGAATTGGCAAGAATAGATACAAAAAAAGAAATCGAAGATCAAAGAATAATAAATCTTTTAAATAAAATGGCTGATGATGCAAAAAAGTTTCCAGTGCCAGATGAAGTTTATATTTCAATTTTAAAACAGTACATACCTCAACCTATATCTGAAGAAGAATTATTAATGTGGATTTCAAATCATATTGATTTTAGTTCTTTGAAAAATAAAATGCAAGCTATTGGAATTATTAAAAATCATTTTGGAACAAAAGCGGATGGAAAAATGATTAGTTCAATAATCAAAGATAAATTTTAAAAAATGATAATTAAATTTTTCATTGTGATTTTTATAGGAATTGTATTTAGTTTTTTACATAGGGTACGTGGCTCTGATATTAAAGTTCAAGAAATAGAAATGGACACATTTGCAAAATTAGGAATTGGAATTTCTATTGGGATAATTTTATATTTTAAAACTCATTGGAATATTTTCTTTTGTGAATTTATTGGTTATATCTTATATAAAATCGGTGAGTCGTTTGGATGGGGAACATGGATTGCAACGATTATCGATAAAGATCCAAAAAATTATAATCCAGAAAAAAGCTGTGGAAACTTTTTTGGATATAGAATTTGTGATGGCATTTCTCAAATCACAGAAGTTTTTATTTCTCATGAAAAAAATTATCTTTTGTATGCAAATGTAGCATTATTTATTAGAGGTTTATATTTTTGGGTTCCCCCTTTTATACCATTTTTAATTTTAAGCCCAATATATTTAATATATATTTTTATTTTAAGTATATCTTTTCCGATTAGCGTTAATATTCCTTGTTTAATCAATATTCCTAAATATCCACACATGGATAATAAATGGAGTCAATCTGAAGTTATATATGGCTTCATTCAGGGGATAGTTTTCGGAGTGGTTTTAATGTGAAAAGGATAACAATTCATGGGTTGCCTTCAATTTGTTCTGAATGTGTTCTAAGAGATATTTGTGAAACAGAGTGTCAATTACTGATAGATTGGGTTATAAAAAAAGATTGTTTAACAACACAAAAAGAATTGATACAAAGATTTATGAAAATATATGAAAAAGACCCTCTAGATGAAAATTCGACAGAACCAACTATTTATCAAAGTACTATATATGGAATTTGTTTAGAATATTTAGGAGAACTAAAAACTGATATTGAGAAAGAATATATTTCAACAAGATCGGGAATATATTTTTCATTTATAAATAAGGAAAGTAAAAAATATATTTATATTACATTTAGAACTATTTTAGAAAATCTTCCTAAAGAATAAAATATTACGTGTCTAAATGGGGCCGTAACTCAGTGGTAGAGTATCTGCCTTTTAAGCAGAGAGTCGTTGGTTCGAGCCCAACCGGCCCCATCATCTTGATATCACTGATCTTAAGGAGATTCTCTTTGTGCAATAAACTGGAAAATGGGAGTGAAGTTTTTCCGATTCCCGAAAATGGTTTTGGATGGAAAATATTTTCTCAAATTAATGGCCATCTTCGTGGATTTATGTTTTCTAATTATGAAAAAGAAGATGGCTGGATCAATTGGGCAAAATATAATGTTGTTGATGATGGATTTTGCTTTTTTCTTGAAGAGCCTGAAACTACAAATGTTCTTAAAGATATATTATTATCCGTCCCAGATTTCTCAGAATTGATTGTTAAAAAAATTGAATATAGAAAAGGGTTGGGACAAAGAAAAGAATTAAATTTCATTAACGGAAAATCTTTTAACGTTGCATTATGTAAATCATTTAGAATTGTTGAGGAATGAGTTTTCACGATTTAAAACAAAAAACCTTTCCTGGAAATGAAAAAGCTTTTGCTGTATTCCTCAAATATTGTCCCTTAAAAATTAAAAAAAATGAACAATATCATTGTCCTCTCCTAATTACAAAGAACTCAATAGATTTTGATTATCCTGTAGATACGGAATGTTTTTTCACAAGATGCTCAATTTATATTTCAAATATTTTAGCAAAAGGAAATTGGAAAGATCCCAAGGAGAAGGGAGAATAATTTTGACTCTAAAGAATACTATTTTAAGATGTATAGCACTAATAATTTTAATTGGAATATTTTCATTTTGTTTAACCATAATTAAAAATCATACATTAGATTATAAAACTCTGAAATTATATTTATCAATATCCTTTGTCATATTCTTTATCTCATGGTTATATATTTTAATTCCTGAATTCAATTTTAAAAGTCTAAAAAGAAAACAACAAACAACCAATAAGAAAGGAATCGCCTTCTATGGAAGACGGCCCGAGGAAGCAAAGGAATAGTGGATATCTGTTGGAATATGTACGAAATGAAAACAATCAGAAAACTGGAGTTCTTTTTTCATGGACCGAAATTGGAGATCCACAGATTCATATCGGCTTTTCCTTTTGCAGGCAAAAGCCGATGGTAATTAACAAAAAGGGAGAACCTGAAAAGGTCGTGCCTCCCGATAAATTTGATAAGGCGATTGGCTTCTTCACAGCAGCCGCCAGAAGCATCGATGGTCTTAAATTTGATAATTTTGAAGACCAGATCAAATATTATAATTCGAGAATGCACCCAGATTACGCTGATGACATCATCGAATTTATCGAAAGATCCAGAAGGTATTTCAAGAATTATAAACTTCCATTGTGGGCAACAGAAATCCTTTCCATTGTTCCCAACTAAATCTCCCAAAAGAAAAGGAGAAAAGAGTGCTCACTACGCTATTCTTCATAGCCGGATTTCTTTTTGTCTTTCACAGAACTTCTTTCGACATACAGATCGATGAAATTCCGAAAATAAAGATCTTCGCAGCAAAAAATAAGAAAACCTGGCATTCCACATTCAGATATGAAAAGAAGGAAACTTCTCTTTAACCAATCAAAATAATTTTTAACTTTAACCTCCGAGAGGGCAAGAAACAAAAGCCCTCTCGGAGCTATTTAAATAAGTTTTAAAGGAGACCATATGGCCACATATAAGGAACAGATATCTGGTCAAAAAGCCGGACATAAATTTAAAAAATGGGCCAAAAGACAATATAATAAATTGATCAGAAGAAAGAAAAAGGAAAATTTAGAAATTAAATCTGTAGGCTTCAGTGGTTATGTATCTTAAATGAAGTCAACATCTGGAAAGAAATACAGACTGACAATAGTTTATACCTTTCATTCTTTAAATGATATTTCAGCGAGAAAAGATGCTGAAATTTTTCTTGATTCAGCTATATTGCCTATAGATGAAATAAAACTTCAAGAAATTTTTGACGATAAAAAACCAAGAAAAATCTCAATGAAAAATAAGCCATAAAGAAAGAAGGGGAAGATGAAGATAAAGAAATCGGAAAAGTACAATGATGTTACTTTTGAAAATGTTAAATGTGGAATTCCTTTCACTATTAATGGTTTATTTCTAATGAAAATTCCCAAAGTCATCTTAAAAAACGGAGAGACACGAAATTCAGTATTCCTGGATAATGGAAATTTATGCCATATCAAAACTGATCTTTATGTTAAAGTATTGGAGAATGCAGTTTTAAATTATGACTAAAATATTTAAAATCAGTCTTTATATTTTTATCTCTCCATTTTTATACTATTTAGGGAAAAATAGATAAACATAAAGAATTAGAATATAAAGGGGCGGAGAAGGTTTTATGCCCCTTTATTTTTTTGTAAAAATTTAACTATATATATTAATAAATGAGATAGAGTTTTACTTTTTGAAAGTAGATAGTTAAATGCGAAACGGACTGGTTGAGATATACAAAAATACATTTTCATCCTTTCCTGATAATGAATTATGGAGATATGTATGTCACGCATTCAATGGAAATATCTCAATTGATAATATGACCGATGATGAATTGATCCAATCGATTATATCAGACATATTGGATGTGACGATGGTAGATGTTATTTTTTCATGGGATAACCTTTTTGATTGGATCAATTACAAACAAGTCGATAGGGTTCTCAATTTTTTGATTTGTCCCATTTGTGAATATTTTTAGTTCGAAGATGAGACCAGAAATATTCGAATTAAGAAACATCTTTTACAAGAGGCCATGGATTTTTGTGGGGTCTGGTATGATGGGTATGACCCTCCAATTGGAACTGAAGTATTGAGCCTCACTGAAGAAGGAAAAGAAATGATCGAAGAAATGGGAATTGATAATTTAGCAAAATCAATATCAATTGATATGATGGCAAACACTGAAGGTACTGACACAGAGCAATAAAAGTAAAGAAAGGAAACCACATGGACTTTGTCGACCTCTATGATGAAAAGATATATTTTTCAAGAAAAATAGGGAGATTAGAGGTTATATTAAAAGATTGTTTTAATCCGCATTATAAACATTTTGGGTTTGGTTTTGAAAGGGACAAAAATGATGGCAATATCTTGGTAGAGGTATTCTTTTGGAATTTTGAACTTGTTATTCTTCATGATTAATAAATCAATTTAAATGTCTGAATTGAGATTGAAAAGAAAAATTCTGTTGGGTTATATTTCTTCGATGAGTTCTTCTTCATTTGAAATGGAATCAATTCGATGGAGATACTATTTTATCAAGAATGGAGAATCTGAATGATACAAAAGAATTTTAACCCATATGGTCCATATAAAAAATTGAAAAAATTCAATGACCCTTTGAAGATGAAATTATTGCTTTTATGCATTCTCAATTGTGGAATTTTCGTTGGGGTTTTTCTATTGGAAAAGTTTCCAGCTCATGGAATGTTCTTGATTCTATATTCTTTATGCATGTTAGGAGTTTCAATTTATTATTTCGTTCAAGAAATTATTGAACTTCTTAAAAAAGAATAACAAAGAAAGGAGAAAAAATGGAAACTGAATTTCCACATTGGAAAGTTTCATTGAATCATGAAAGAGCTTGGGTTGAAGCGAAATGTGAATCTCTTGGACTTCCAATCCCAGTACATGAAAAGGGAAGGGTAAATAAGCCAAAAGAAAATCTACTAACCAGACATAATGCAAAAGAATTTTGGGAAGCATTGGAAAAGAGAGGGCACTCTCATCCTAATATAAATCAATGTTCCTGTCGAAATAGAAATCCAAACGATTTAAAAGAATAAAAATTATTAACAAAAAGAATGAAATCTATAGTTCGATTGAGTTGTATTTCTAAGGAAATGGATGGGGAGGTTATTCTCTCTTCCTCCCCATCCATTTCCAAAAAGGAAGGAAAACATGCTAAAAAATATATCTAAGAGGAAAAAAGATCAAAAGCTTGAAAAACTAACAAGACATTTTGGGAATGATCCCGAGGTTAAAATTTTTTTAAAAGAAAAACCAAAAATTGACTTTGTGACAATCTATGAAACTCAAAACTCTCAGGGAGAATTTTTTACTGTACTTCTTCCTTATAGATTTAACAAGCCACCACAAAAAGGAGTAGTCTTAATTGATGAAGCAAAATTGGTTTTTCCAAATATTGAATTAGCAAAAGAATTTGCCGTTTTAATGAACGCTGAGATAAGAAGTTTTAATTAGATCAATTTCCATTAAAAACATGTTCTGAAAGGAAAATACCCCATAGGATGTTTTAGTTTTATCTGCAAGGAATGTGGAGAAGCGATTCTATCAAATAGTTTTCGAGGTCAAACTACAAAATTGTTTTTATTGAAAGATGGGAATTGCATTCAGGTGATGAGTGGAGAATATGATTCATATGGAAGAGTTTTCTCTAACGAAAAGATAAATGAAAATTTAAGGGATTCTATTCAATGGGATTTAGACTGGGGTGACGTTTGTGATTTGATGTTTAATGATAATAAATCCAATGGAATTGCTGCAGTTCATACAAAATGTTTTAAAGGAGAAATTCCAAAAACAAGATCTGAAAATGATCCCAATCAAGGTTGGGGAAACCAAGGAAATTTGATGGGAAATGTTGATGAAAATATTGATCTAGATAATTATGATGATGAAGAAGAAGAAGAAGATTTTATTCCTGAGGAAGAGAATTAAAAATGAATAGCGCTCTAAAAATGATATTCTTCATTATAGCGTTTATTTCTTTTGGTTCTTCTGGATTTATAGTTCAAAGAAATATATTTAATTGTCTTTGTATTCTTGTATTTGCAATTTTTTCAATCTTAATGGCGATTTATTTTCAAAATGAAGAAATGAAAGAAATTCTTTTAAAAGATAAATACATTAAAATAAAACGAAAGTTCTGAGAGGAGAATATATGAAAGAAAATCTCTATATCCCTATTATATTTACATCGATTTTATTATGTCTAAGTGTGTTAAATATGTTCTGGTGGATATACATGGGTAGAAGAATTAAATTTGCATTTAATTTAATAAACTCCTTTATAAATTTTTATCATACACCAATTTATTATTTTAAATATCAAGAATTAAAATTTTCTTTTGAAGCATGTTTCTATGATTTTAAATATATTGAAAAGAAATTTTGGATAAAAGATCCGTTAGAGTTTATTAAAATTGATAAGATTAAAAGAGATTATTTAGAATGGGTGAAAACTCAAAAAAAGAAAATTGAAAAATGATATCGCATCTTAGAAAAGAATTCTTAAAAATGAGTGATTTAAAAAAGAATTTTATTTATTATATATCAATACTTATTTTTATTACTTATATTATTGAGACAATATGGTTTTTTATTATTTTTATGAAATATCCAAACGATCATTTAAGTACATGGACTTTTGCTTTTAACATATTATTTTTTCAATTGATTTGTTGTTTATTTGCATTTTCAACAACGTTTTTTAAAAATACTAAAAAGTATTTTAAGATTAGAATTAGATGAAATATATCATTTTTAAAAACTCTTCTGGAGAATCCTTTTCTGTACTATTTCCCGATATTATCGATCATAAAAAAATGTCGGAATTTATAACGAATGAATTTAAAACCTTGGCTCCAAATTCAGCCGGTTTTCTAAAAGTATATTCTGATGAAATTAATTGTTCTGGAAATTCTTCAACTTTAGATATCAGGTCAAAACCAGAAGACAAAGATATAATTAAAAGAACATTAAAATAAATTTTAAAACGTCTGGGCTATGATCTTCTTCATATCGTAGATCGATAAAAGAAAATCAAAAAATAGGGGAAAAATGAATATTATTATTTGTGGAGATCTTCATTGTAGATGGGGAGATTTAAATAGATTAATCGATCTTTATAAACCAGATATAATTTTACAATGTGGAGATTTTGGATGGTGGCCTCATCTACATAATATCCATTCGAACTCTAATAACAAATTTAATCAATATGGAATTAACCCGAAAAAAACAAAAATATATTGGTGTGATGGAAATCATGAAAATCATGAAGATTTAACTTTAAAAGTTAAAAAATATGGAAGAGTTCCAATTTCAATTGATACAAATATTTATTATATGCCAAGAGGGTCTTTCTTAACTCTTCCCGATGGAAGAAATGTTTTATTTATGGGAGGGGCAGACTCAATAGATAAAAACTTAAGAATTCAAGGAGTTTCTTGGTGGCCTGAAGAAATTATAAATTATAATGATATTCAAAATCTTCCAGATTTAAAGATCGACATTGTAATTTCTCATACCATACCTAAAAGAATTTTAGAACAACAAAATTTTCAAAGAATGATTTTAGGTTCTCCTGTAAATGACCCTTCAATAAACGCTTTGGATCTTGTTTGGGAAAAATACAAACCTGATTTATGGTATTGTGGCCATTGGCATACATTTTACGAATCAAGAATAGAAAATACAAAATTTACAATTTTAAATCAATGTCCTTCTAATCTTTGGTTTATAAATCTCATATATTAAATTCCTAAACTTTTATAAACCATCAAAAATATGGAGTTCAGAAAGGACCGAACATGATCCAAATCAAGATAGAAAATAAAAAAGAAAAAACCTTTGGCGATTTAAAACCAGGGGATATTTTTACTATAAATAGAAGTCATTTTCTTATTAAAAGTGATGAGGGAACATTAGGCTCCACGGGCAAAGGATTTAGTTTAATTAATTATTCTATGTATGAAATTCTCAATAGCCAACCAGTTTTTGAATATTACGGAACTTTGACACTTTCTAAAAGTGAAATAAATTAATGAAAATTATCGTAGACGAAAGAACTATTCCATTTTCTGAAGTTAAATTAGATGAAATTTTTCATCCAATCCGTAACCCAATTACAAACCAAATCTTTATAAAAATATCTCCATTGAATGGATCGCATAAAAAAGTAAATTCAATAAATTTAACAAATGGTTTACTATATAATTTTGAAAATATTAATGTAATGACTGAACTTCTAAAAGCGAAATTAAATATAAAAATAACATTTGATTTAGAAACTATAGAAAGAATCTTCACAAATTTTTATGATGTTAACCCAGGTGAAATTTTTCTTCTAAAAAATAATTGGTTTATTAAAATTGAAGGATTTTGTACTGAAAGTAATGTGTTGAATGCTCTAGATCTTATTCATAAAAATATAATATCAATAAATAAATCCGATTTAGTTCAAAAAGTTGACGCTGAATTGATTGTGGAGAAAATCTAAAATGAAAATTACCGTGGAAGGACAACTTTCTTCCTCTACAAAATTTCTTGAACTTCATTCTGGAGATCCCTTTTGCATTGGTTCCTTAGAGAATCCTTTTATGAAAACAACAAAATTATATAATAGCCAGGGGGTAAAAAATTCAATATGTTTAAGAGATGGTTCATTATCGACATTCAATGATCATGAAATAATACAAAAAATATATGCTAAATTATTTTTAAAAACACTTTTAGAATTTAATCCAGAAAACAAAAGAAATAATATTATAAAATTTTCCGAAATTAAATATGGAGAGGTAATTTATCTTAATAATTGTTATTTCATGAAAATTGAACCATGTAGTATTGGAAACCACAGACTAAATGTTTTTGAACTTGTTTTTCGAAGTGGACGTTTTTTACATGATAATGATTTTGTACAAAAAGTTGACGCTGAATTGATTGTGGAGAAAATCTAAAATGAAAATTATAGCAGAATTCGAATCGGCATGGGTAAATTTTCATAGTATCAAAGAAAGAGATGTATTTTTATATGACACTCAATATTATATGAAAATTAAAAAAATAAATAATTGGAATGCAATAAATCTAGAAACGACAGTTCTTTCTATATTTCCAGAATACAATCAAGTTTTAAAAGTTGATGCAGAATTGAATATAAAGGGTCTTGTCATATGAATATTAAAATTATTGATGAAGACAAAAAAATTAAATTTGGAAATCTACCAAAAAATACTGTATTTTATGTTAATGATCAAGATGAATATTATCTAAAAGTTGAGACTTTTACTTTTCAATATGGTCAACAAACATTTCTATATATAAATACATTAAGATTGAGTGATTGCAAACTTTTATATTTTGATAATGCCTTAATTGTCACTCCAGTTGAATCTGATCTTATAATTAGATAAAAACTTTATAAAAACGTCTTTAAGCCAATCTCCATGAAAGGAATCTAAATGATTCTTGCCCTTTCAATCGTCATTGCTTTATCAATTCTCTATATCGTTGGAGATTTTTATATATACATTTTAAACAAGAAATTTGTATATAGAAAAAGACGAATGAAAATTCTTTTTATAAAAGTTCCAGTTGTACTTTGTTCTACGTGTGGACAGAAGATATTTCAAGAATAGCACAAAATAATTATTGATTGAAAATGATCCGGGGGGAAGAAGTATTTTCCCCGGATCATTTTTTTGTATTCTTTTATATATATTAATATATGAGGAGTGTTATTTGACATATTTTTGAAAGGAGCTGACCATGTTCTGGGTCATTATCGGCTTAATAACGATCCTGATTATCTATAGGGTCGGGGATTCAATAACCACTTCCAAAACTACCCAACGGATTTACAGAACCCATTCTAACAAGAAAAGGGTTCTGGGAAAAGATGCATTGGAAGGAGAATTCGGAACCCGAAAATACATTTCACCCAAACGGATTTGTCCTAAGTGTAAAGGAAAGGGGGTTATTCACTAGGGGATTCCACCACACGATATCGCGGAGCCGCTATCTCATTTTCCATTTCCTTCTTCTGGAAACTGGGGGAATATGAGAAAGCGGTTGTCGGAGTCTGGTGCTCTTAGCTTAAATCTTAGGCTAAGAGCACCAGGCAACAAAATTTATTTTTTTGTAAATTTTCTAACTAAAAATGCCGATATCCCTAAAGTGGGAATATCTTTACTCCTTCCACACGTGGTGGACGAGCTTAATATTCTATATCATTTTTTTCTATAATTTTTGTTTCCCAACTCAAGGCTTTATCTAAATTAAAAGGATTTATAAATCTTAAAGAGACTCCAGATTCTTCTAAATATTTATCTGAAGTGTCATCTGAATAATTTCCACAAACTATAATTTCTTTAATTCCTGTATTACAAATTTCTCTTGCACACATCATACAAGGTTTTAAAGTACAATACAAAATTGAGCCTTGAGTTGGAATTCCATGTTTTGCGCATTGAACAATACAATTTTGCTCAGCGTGTATTGCTCTACAAATTTCATATCTTTCTCCACGAGGAATCTTCAATTCTTTTCTCATACATCCAACATCTAAACAATGTTTATGCCCCGAAGGAGCCCCGTTATATCCCGTAGCGATAATTCGTTTATCTTTAACTAAAACTGCTCCAACCATTCTTCTTAAACATGTTGATCTTTCGGCAACCAAATATGCAGTTTTTAAAAAGAATTCATCCCATTCAATTCTTGACATTCTTAAAACCCTTCATTTTTAAGTTGGAGAAAACATTTTTAAAAATTCTTCTGGAGTGGCCGGAGTAAGATTTGATTGATTTCCTTTTATCATTTTCTCAATATGATTATACATGGTGTCTGGATCATCACAAGTTTCTTTGGTCGATTCTATCATTCTATTTTGTGTTGATTCACTTTTCATTCCATAAAACGACATCATTTCTTTAATAACATTAATATTAATTTCTGAAGGTTTTTGAAAAGATTTATTTTCCGATAAAATTTTAATTGGTTTTATATCAGTTTTCATTTCTTCTTTTTTAGTTTCTTTTAATATCACAGGTGAAGACTCTGTATTTTTCATATATATTTTTTTATCTAAATCTTTTAAATCTTTGTCATCACGTTCTTTTACAGTTATATCTCTATATAATCTTTCTAAAACATTATTCATAGGATTTGAAGAAATTTTCTTTTCAATGATATCCACAATTTTCTTTTTATTTTCCTCTGGAGGATCTTCGTCAACGATTATATCTTTTCCTTTCTTAGATTTCATTTCTGGATATTCGACTTCTTTTATAGGCTTCACTTTAACCACTGGCTTTATTTTTTTTATTTCTTTTAAAGGAGATTTAGTCGATTTAATATTTATTGTATCCTTCCATGGCCTAACATGAAATCCATCTGATATAATATCTAAATGCGCTTCGACATAATTATTTTCTTTTAAAACTGTTTTTATAACTTTATTCAATTGAGGAATTTTAGCGATTATTCTCCCTTCATAAACTTGAATAGGAAACCCCAAATGTATCCCTTCAATTATAATATTAAAAGTGCCTTGTAAATTCTTATGACTAACTCCCTCTATTAAAGCATCAAAGGTAATTTTATCTTCTTTATTTGAATCTAAAACTATCATGTTTTATAACCTCCAAAAAGTTTAAAACAAAAAAAATAAAATATTTTTATTCTAAAAATTTATTCGATTGGTTTCACAACAATTTTAATTTTCTCTTCAATCAATGTTTGATTTTTTGATTCTTTTAATGTAACGTTAAAAACAGTGACCTCAGGTTTTTGTGTCGACTCTTTGACCACTGTAATTGGAGGGCCAAACTCGACTGAAAGAATTCCCCTTGGTTTTAACATTCCTTTAGTGATTAGGGCAATTGCCATTATTTTTCCTCTTTTAATTTCCTTTTTGATAAAGCCATTTCTTTTGTTTTTTTATTTTTTTCGAACCTAAGAGTTTCAAGATCTATTTGAAGTTTCTTTTTCTTATTATATAATTCTAACAATTTAGGCAATAAACTAACAGCTTTCAAATTACCTCGATTTATCATTGCCTTTTCTACAATATCTATATTTTCGACTATATATTTAATAGATAACATATTTTATTTTCTCCCAAATATTCATTTAACAATTACCTTTCTCTTTTTAAAATTTCTTAAAAAAGGTTCTTTCTTTTTTCTTTCTAAAGATTTGATATAATATTCAGTTCTTAAAGCCAAAGATAAATCAAGATCTGAGCAGACTTCAATTAATTTTACAGGTCTTCTCATCCTTGTGTATTTTGCTCCCTTTCCTTTATTATGGGCTTTTATTCTTTTCTCTATATTTTTTGTGATACCACAATATAGAGAATGGTCTGAGCACTCAACTAAGTACACAGACCATTCTCCAGTTTTCATTTTATTTACAATTTAATTACAGAATAATTTGATAATTGTTGACTTGCATCATATGAAGCTGACATTAAATAACTTGAAATTACATCACTGGTTGTTCCGACACTGGAAGGATTTGAATAAATCCTAATTCTTCCAGATAAAAGATTTCCATTTGTATTATAAGACATATTATCAATATAATAATTTTCTTGAGTCAGACCAAGAATTCTCTTTATTAACGTATCCAAAGTATCAAAATTATTTTCTTGAACAATTATAGAATCTGATTTTCCCCATGGAAAATATGTCGAATTATAAATTGTCAAATACCATGTTCCAATTGCATTGGGAGTAAATGAAGCTCTATAATTTCCGTTGTTTAAAGCTGAAATTGTCACGGAGATTGTTAGAGAAACATCTGTTCCTGAGCCATTATATAATTTATAAGTAAAATCACTTTGGTCTAAACCCGTAATTAAATTTCCTTCAGAATCGGTGACTGTAAAATCTTCATAAGCAACTTGATTATTTCTAGCTAAAATCATTTCTTATTCTCCAAAGAAAACTAAAGTTTTATTTTTGTTCTATATGCCGGAACATTATGTTTCACTTTCTAACAAAGCTAATCTCTGATCCACAGAATGGACAAAAAGAGATTGGAGTGCCGCTTAAAGTCATGTTCAATGATGTTTCAACATCGAAGTCAGAATACAACAGAGGAAGCATTATAACTCCGTCATTTTTCTGAAGAGCATTAAACATGTTCATACAACAATACTTTGCAGAAAAGACATATCGATCTCCAGATTTCTTTGAAGGATTCTCCAGCTTATGAATTGAAACTTTCATTTTTTAAATCCCTTTTCTGAAGGCATATTGAATATTAGATATTTATTCTTTTCTGTTTTTACTTTTTTCAAAGAGTTTCATAATTTCTTCATCTATCTGTTTAGCCATATTTTTTGCCATCTCGTCATAAAAATAATCCGGTAATTTAGATAACTTAGATATTTCATAATCTAACTCACAATTTTCTATGTATTCTTTAGCTGGGTTGCATAATCCACAATTGAATCCTTCAAAATTTGATTTAGATATTGGCCTATTGCACATCGAACATAATGCTTCTTTTGGCTCATTTAAAATTTCGACAAGAGAAGGAAGAAGTTTTACAATTTTTCTTCTAGTAAAATCATTATCATCTAACCAAACTAATAACTTATTAATTTTCTTCATTCTTTTCATAACTGTTCCAGAAATTGTTTGATATGAAAGAATAATATCATGCTCTGGACCATTAAAGTCAGAAAAGGCATAAATAATTCTTTGCCCAGGTTGAATTTCTCTCCAATGAATATCACACTTTATATTTAATTTTGTAACATAAGATCCAAAACCATTATCTCTTATTGATTTCAAAAGTTCTTTCTTTTTAGCGCATGTCAAAGTGAAAACACATTTTGTACAAGGGGTGATATACATTTATATTTAACTTTCTTGAGGAATATCCGTCGGAGGGGTATTAACAGGTTCTGGAGGCTTTGCCATATTAAATCCATTTTGAATGGTTTTAAAAGCTTCATTGAATTCCGGAGATGTTAACATTCCACCAAGCTGAGTCTTTAATTGTCCAAGGGTATCGATCAAAGGCTTCAATTCATTTTCAGACATCTTGCTAATTGCAAATCCAATCCCAATCAAAAATCCTTGTTCCAATGAAGTCAATGCCATTTTTGTAATCTCCTTTTTATCATGTTATTTCGGCATATGCCAAAATATCTTCAATCTTAATTCCAAAGCCCTCTCCGAAACAATCTTCAATCCAAATTTTTTCATTTTCTTTATAGGCAGTTCCTGTGATAAAACCATAAACCTTAGAATTTAATAAAAGCGTCTTTTTTATTGGCATATTCTCTACATCATATTTCCAAGGACTCGTTGGACTTTCTTTCAATTCTAGTTTATTTCCATGTGGACAAGCCGTGCAAGGATCAAACATTTTTTAATATCCCTTCGTTGTATTCGAGAAGTCTGCTCCATCTACTTTGAAAAGAAAAGATATCGTTTTCAAATTTTTTAACTTCTTCTTTCATTAAAAACAACATGGCTTCTTCTTTAGATGAAAAATACTTTTTAGATTTTTCTTTTCTCTTTCCGCCAGGCATATAAACATATTGTTCCGTTTCTCTATAAATATTAATTTCTTTAACTTCCAAATTTTCAATGATATATTTTTTCATGATATTGCCTTATTATGTTCTTTGATTGCATTTTCAACCATGCCGTTTATAATCTCAACTAGATCTTCGTTTAAAGGTTTATAAACACCAGGAGACGTTTCGAAAATATAATCTCCTGGGCAAACTACATAACCATATTCACTTTGATCAATCCACCCATGGGAATTCATTTCCTGATTACAATCATCACAAATCGTATCTCCAGAAATATCAGGATCTCTAAAATATCTAACAACCTTTCCTTCTAAAGCTGAAGGGCCATCTTCAGGATGATCACCATTCTTAAACCATTGAACGTAATTCATTTTCATGATTCCTTTCTAAAACTTCTGGGTTATTTAACTAGCACGAAATTATTTTATCTTTTACTAAGTTGAAAAATTTAGAATCCTCAAAAAACTTTCGTTTGACTCTCACAAATTCTTCTTCAGAAACTTGTATGACATAATCCCCAGGACATAATGTATATGTTATTTCTTGAGTCCCCCAAATTTTTATGCCTCCTGAAAGCAGCCCATGACAATACATTTCAAAATCGCATTCCGGGTCCCCACATCCTTCATGTCCTGACAACAGAATAATAGAAAAATTTTTTCTAACCTCTTCTGGCAAAAAATCTGAATAGTCGCTCGAAAAGTCATCAAGAAAATTATTTACTCCCCACTGAACTATGATCATTTTCATCCTTTCTTACATGGATATTTGATGAGAATTTCTTCATCTATGGACTTTTCTTGTTTAAAAATATTTTTGAATGGATAATCAGGTTTTAAATATTCTTCCTTTTCTTTTTCAATCATTTTTAAGATGCTATTTCCCATGTCTACAAATATACAAGGGTCAATCTTTTCATCTTCTAAAATTTTAAGAAGCTCAGGATTTTTAATCTCTTTGATTTTCTCCATTTCATCCTCCAAGTATAATTCCTTTATCTTTTTTCACATCATACATTTTGTTGAAATTTATTTCTCCATCTTTTTTCCAACATACATAGCCAACAAAATCTTTATCGGTTAAGATAGGATGTATTTTTCCAACACATAGGTTACAATTTTTACAATGAAAAAATTCAATTTTTTCAATAGGTATATTATTAAAACTATCTATATACGATTCTTCTAATTCTTTATCACAATTTGGACAGATCATTTTATCACTCTCCTTCTACCAACTTAAATTCAAAAAGTTATCCGTGAACTTCTGGACGGTCCGAAAGGATCCCAGCTTCTCCAAGTTTTAAAGGTCCTTGGCTGGGCTAGATTCACTGGTAGCCCATCGAGTGTTCGTGTAGAACTTCTCGATGTTTCTCGACCCGTTTAGATCTGCATGTAATTTCAGTCCACATTTTTGACAAACAAAACTGTTCTGTGTCGGTCTTTGTGTTTCTAACGATTCACAGGCCGAGCATGTTTTGCTTGTGTAAGCAGGATTTATTTTGTGAACTAAAATTCCAGCGTCTAAACATTTGTATTCGAGAAAGTTTTGGATCATTCCGTAAGGCATTGTATTTATTATATAATTTCTTAACTTAGAATATGATCCATATTTTCTCGAAGCGTTTTTCCTCAAAGTTCGAAGATCTTCGAGAATCAAAACTTTTGATCCTGTACTTAAAAGATGTTCGACCATTTGAGAAGTTATTTTGTGGCAAAAATCTTTTGAGAAATTTGTGAGGTTTTTCTTTTTAGAATTATTTTTCTTATGCTCAAGTTTTCGATGTGCTAATTTTGCCAATGAAAAGAAGGAGTTATCCGAAAGAACTAAAGTTTTAAAATTAACGTCACAACCTATGGTTTTTGAATTCTTATTTTCTTTTGGCAAAGCCAAAGGATTTACGAGACAAAGTTTGCAATATAAGTTATTGTTTTTCTTATAGATTTGAATCAATTTGACCTGGGAGAATTTTGAAATTCTATTGAGAATTCTTTTGCCAAATAAAGGGAAATTCTTTTTGTGAAATCTCAACCAATAATTTGTAATTTTAGTCTCATTAGTTTTCTTTATATTAAATGCTTGATCTATATAAATACTTGGATTTATTGGAGATTTTGGTTGTGGTCTTTTACCTCGCTTTCTATAAAGCCGAATAAAATTCTGCAAAACTTTCGTATTTAAATCTGGAAAAAATCTCCGAGCGAAATGATACATTTGTCCATAATTATCCCAATGTTTTTCTCCAAACCTTTTGCCGAAATTAAAGACAAAGCAAGAAAGATCTTCTAGTTCGTCAATCATCCACTCTAAGTAATTGACTTTATTCAAAATATTTCCACCAATTTTAACTGTATAAGATTTGGAAGATTTCGGCATAAAAACTCCTAAAGGAAGGACTTTTAAATATGTTCTTTAAAAACCAAGAAAGTGCTGAATTCATTTGGACGTCTAAAGCCGCCAGTCTTCTTCAGACTACAGATCGATAAAATCTATTAAATTATCATCCAAATTCCAAAGTTCATCCGTGGCATAGCCCTTAAATAGTTTTTCTCCTATATATTGCCATTCCCTAGAAACAAGTCGCCATTCCTTTTTCTTGATGAATCTTAATATATTTTTAATTCTATCTAATTGTGTTATCATTTTTAAGAAGGACCTCCAACCATTTCCATGATAAAGGATTTACTTTTCATTCCAAAAACATTTAACAAGATTGAATAAACTATTTCATTTATTCCTTTTGAGTCTCCAGAATGGATATGATATGGGATATTAAATTTATCTAACATTTCCTTAGATTTATTATCTAAATCCTTGGCTTCTTTTTCATTTTGATATCTTCCGTCTTTAATATAGGGCTTTGTTCTTTCTAATAATATATTTAAATTATTAAATTTATTAAAGCTTTCAAGAATGGTTTTTGAAAGAGATGGACTTTGCATATTATCGTAAAGTATTGATAATAAAATTGGGGAATCGGTTATTACAATATCGACTTGATTTATGCATCTTTCAATTCTCATCAATTGTTTTGCCCAAATATAATATTGTTTTTCTAAAGCAACAGTTCTTCCTTCTCGAACTAAATCTTTCGCAAATTCTAAAACAAGTTCTGATTTAATTCCATTCAATTTTAGAAGGGAAAATATTCCAGAAGCACAAGTGGATTTTCCACACCCTGGGCCAGCAAATAAATTAACAACTAATGGAGGGTTGGGTATTTCTGAAACCCATTCTATTCCAAAAAATGTATTTTCCATTTTTATCCATTCTTTCGTTTATATTGACTATCTTCTGGAAATATAGTATCCCAATCAAGATGAATATTTCCGAGCATAATAAAAAAATTAAATTGGTTCTTATCTATGTGCTCATCATCAATGAAATCCATGAATTTCAACCAAGCTCCAAAAATAGTCCAGGCTTTACATTTAAAAACAGAATCTTGAATAGTGCATGCGCCAAAATATCTTATATAATTAATTTTCCAAGGAAATCCTTTATACCACATTTTCATTTATCTCTGCATAAGAAATAATATTTTTAATATGTATGTTAATCCCTTCACCAAAACAATCTTCAATCCAGTTTTTTTCTTTTTCTTTATAAACTGTCCCTGTGATAAATCCATAATCTTTTGAATTTAATAAAAGTGTTTTTCCAATTGGCATATTCTCTATATCATATTTCCATATTCCAGTTGCATTCTCTTCTGTTAACGAAATTTGACTTTTTCCATGAGGACAAAATTGACAAGGATCAACCATTTCTTAATGTCCTTTCACAATGAAGCTAAATACAAAATAGGAATTCCTGTTTTCTCCAAGAAATCATTTTCTTTTGATCGATTGACTCCAACCAAAAATCCTAAAATCTTAACATTGGGATATTTAGAAAACATATCTAAAACTTCATACTTAGTTTTTCCTGATGTGAATACATCATCTAATACAAGACATGTACAAGGTTCTTTTGTGAAATCATATCCTATGAAATTTCCTTTTTCTCCATGATCTTTTTCTTCTTTTCGATTATAACAAATTGGAACATCAATTCCAAAACAAAAAGACAAAGCACAAGACGTTGAAACGACTAAAGGAATTCCTTTATATGATGGCCCAAAAATAAAATCTATTTTTTCATAAATCTTTTTTAAATAAATATAATCAGAATAGAACTTTCCTAATTCTATTAAATCTCTTCCATTTTTAATATTTCCAAAATTAAAAAATTTATTAGATTTAGAACCATCTTTTAAAAGAAATTCTCCTTTTTGAAGAACATTAGTCTCTTCTAAAAATCTTAGAAATTTTCCTGTTCTTGTCATTTTATCAATCTTTCATTTTTTAATCATATTGTTGATTATTCTGTCTTCTCTACCCCATTATTTTTTATTTAATAGATATTTGTTCAAATACCAAATCAAACGATCTTTATCTGTCATTGTAGATAAAAGACATATAATCCATCCTAAAGGAAAAAATTTAAAAGATTCCCAATTAGCAATAATTTCTTCCCACAAAATATTTTCTGTATCTTCCCCTTTTAATAATCTATTAGCATGAATTTGCTCATGTTTCAAAACACTTTTTGTAACAATATTTGATAAGTCATTTCTTATCATGATTCTAGCATAATTAGGAAAGATCTTTGTACGGCCATAATTAGGAAATATTTTTTCTTTGTCTACAAATATAATCTCAATATTTTTCTTCATCATTTTTCTCCAAAAATTACTAATGATAGTCAAAGAAATATTCCTTTCTTATAAAGAGATAAAAGGAACAGGTTTCTTTCCTTTCCTTCCTTTAAGTACCCAAATCCCATATCTGATTTTTTCAATTGCTGAAAAGAAAATAAAAGCAATAGATCTGACAAGATTCATTTTTATTTCTCCTTTCTATGTAGGTTGCTCCCTATCAACTTTAAAAAATTTTAGCAATTTTTAAAAATTGTCTTAAGATTAGATCTATACCCATTTTTTCATCGTTTTTTGATGAAAATGAAGTTTATGCCCAAACCTGTAGGATATCTATGTCAATCTAAAAATTTTAATATTGAGATTCTTCCTCTCCTCTTCTTTGGATTTTATTTCATTGTCTTAAATCTTCATAACTCCAACTTCTTGGAGGCGGAGGGGGAATCAAGGATATGTTTGGAACAGTTGACTTTGGTAATTGTGGTCTTAAGGATTTTTGTACAAAATTATAAACTTCATTTTCTGTTTCAGCACATGTTTTACATAAATATATTTTATTCATCTCAACTTTAACTTTCCATCCCCATTCTCTCCTAAATTCTTTATTACAAGAAGAACATTCTTTCCAAAAGAAAATTGGATATATTTTTGATAGATGATAATATCTTTTTATAAGATCTCTTTTCATTTTTAAAACCCTTCCTTATATTAAAAGATTGTTAAAGTTATAGCTAAAAGATTCGACTTTTTAAAATTCTTGTTTTTCTAGACATATCATAATGAAAATGAAATTTTAATTTTCTTTTTTTACAACGTTGAATCACTCTTTTATACAGTCTTTTATCATCTCCTATAGTTGCGACTTCGAACCCCATTGTTCTAAAAAAAGGATTAAAGAGAACTTTAAATAATGATCTATGATTAATGATTTTGTTATCTTCGTTTAGAATAATTCCTAAGTTCATTTTTAAAAGTCTATCCCTTCCATGATCCTTTCAACAAGATCACATATTATATGAATTATTAGAATGTGACATTCTTGAATCCTTGGAGTATCATCACTATCAACAGAGATAACAATTTCTGAAAATTCTTTAACAAAAGAATTATTTTTCCCTATAAAAGAAACAGTGCATAAACCATTTTTAAAAGCTTCTTTTAACCCTAATATAACATTTTTAGAATTTCCGCTTGTCGAGATTCCTATCGCCATATCTCCTTGATTTCCTAAACATTCTATCTGTCTCTTAAAAATATATTCATATCCAAAATCATTTGAAATACTTGTTATAATTGATGTATCGGTATTTAGAGAAATCGCTGGATACGAATGTCGATTGTATTTAAATCTATTTACCATTTCTGCAGCAAAATGTTGAGAATCTGATGCACTACCACCATTACCAAAAATCAAAATCTTCTTTCCTTGAATTATAGTTTTAACAATATTGAATGATAAATTGATTATGTCATAATTAATCAATTTTAGTTTTTCAACAATATTCAAATTTTCAGAAATATTCAATTTCACTCTTTGTTCTATTTCAAATAAAAATTGTTTACCATTCTCATTCCGTTTAAAATCCTCTATACAGTATTGGCTATCTTTTAGTATACTAAGTACCTTATAGATATCTTTTCTTTCCTGAGCGTCTGACATTGATAGTAAGCCTTTCTAACTTTTATTGCTTAGATATTAATTTATCACTGAACACATCTAAAAAAGTTTTTCTTGCAGATTCTTCATCTCTAAAATCAATATCATTGATATTTATATCTTCATTACATTCAAAACATAATTTAGTATCTTTCTTTATTTCTTTTAAATGAATTTTTATTTTATTCATTTTATATTTATCCTCTTATCAATCAAAAAACATATCTGGTTTTAAATCTATATTCTTCATGTTGAATATAAAAATTTTCTTATTCATTTTTCTCATGATTGAAATCATATGTTCTGTCCCTTTTGATTCTCCATCCCATATAGCAATTAAAGTATCAGCGTTTTCAGCCATTTTTTGATTTCTTAAAAATCCAGCTCTTTTTCCATCTCTACCCCAATTAGCTGGATATCTCTTAAAAGGAATATTATTTTCTTTAGCATATCTTTCACCTAAAATATCAACACCTTTTGCCCCTCCAGAAATAATTTGATCGATTTGAAGGTTAGAGATTTCGATTGCATATTTGACTAATTCATAATCTTGAATATTTCTTGATCCAGCGATGATTGTCGAGCTCATATCAAATCTGTCCTTATATATTCCTGTTTACAAATTTCACAACTATATTTAGTTAATTTAATTTTATTATCATCGGTTGCCTTTTTATTTTTTATTTCTTTTATCTGACTCTTTTTTAATTCTAGATCACAAAATATACATTTTATATTCTGGTAATTAATAATGGGATCTTTTTCAAAATCAATTTTCAATGAATTCTTATTAGGCAAAACCCTAGTTTCTATCTTAAAAGGTAGATCATGGCTAGATTGTGGGTTATTTACAATTCTATAATGTATTTCATCTTTGCAGTTAAAACAAGTTTTATATCCTCTTCTAATTTCATCTCTGTACTCATCATCATAAAATACAAATTTCTCTGCTAATTTATCACCATGCTGAAAAACATGAACTTCGCGTTTATCTTCAAATCTACCATGAAGAAAAACGATCTCAGTTCTACAAGAATGATTTGGGCATCTGTGATTATTTAAAATATGATAATCATCAGGAACAAATTTTAATTCTCCTCTTTTAACAAATTTAAGAAATGTCTTATAATTCAATGTATCAACCCAAACCATTGTTGACATTTAAAAGTCCTTTCCTTGGACACCAAAAGGGTCTAGACGCTTTTCCATCACAAATGAATGGATTATGTTCTTTATCTTTAATCATATCACAAACAATCAATGAAACTCTATTTTTGCATCTTAAAAAATCAATCTCATCAGTTAATTTTTTAATAGTTCTTTTTAAATTACAATCATCACAAGAATTGTAATAATCAACAATCGACATTCTTTCTTTTTCCTTTTTAAAAAAAAGTGCTTTCCATAATCAAAGATGGAATACTATTTTCTTGAATTATATAAACTCTTTCGGTATATGTTCCTTTTTTCTTATTATTAATACTATCTTTACAAAGCTGATCTACCTTTTCATTTTCTGGATGTCCATTATGGGCTTTGACCCATTCAAATGATAAATCTTTAAATTCTCCAATTAGACTTTTTATATTATTTATAAATTCAACATGTTTTTTAATTTTCCAATCTTTTGTTAAGATATTAATCGCATATTCACTATCTGAATACAATGTAACTTTCAAATCTTTATCTCTAACGTTTTTTAAAGCTAATTCAATGGCTGCTAATTCGGCAAAATTGTTTGTTTTAAATCCCAAGTATTTTGAGAATTCAAAAATGAAATTATCTTGAATTATCATACAAGCACAACCAGAAGGCCCTGGGTTTCTATAACAAGCCCCATCAGTATAAATTTTAATCATAAGAAAAAGTCCTTTGGATTTCTATCAAAGCATTTCTAATTATTTCATCTTGAAATTCTTTTCCATGCCCACATTTTGGAAAAGTAATTCTCTCAGGTTCATTCTCTAAAATCATTAAACATTTTTCACATATTAAATAACCATCTTTTGTAAACCGCGCTTTATTTGAACAGCTATGACCAATTGGATCTTCACCGATATATTTATTTTGATCAATTAACATTTCACAAATGTATGGAAAAGTTAACATTTTTTTCCGCCATGCCTATAAGGACGAGTTAGATTATACGTATGTTTCTTTGAAATTTCTAATTCTAAATCAAACCCCATATGTTCACACAAATCTAAAATTCTAATCACTGCATCGGCTAATTCTTCCTTAATATTTTCATCGTCTCCTTTTATATAACCCTCTAAAGCTTCAGATATTTCACTATGAATTAAACAAAGCATTTCTGGAAAATTTCTTTCTGTCTCCCACCATCCATGATCCTTAGCACATTGATGGATTTCTTTTTGCCATTCCTTAATACTGAGCATAGAATTTCCTTTCTTATCTCTTTTATCGAGTGATTTAGGAACTTTGTTATTTTTTGATTTATCCCAAATAGAAAGAGGAATTTGACGAATGATGTGTTTATCTAAATGATTTTCACGACATACAACTAAAGATTTATCTTCAGGTAGAGATTTTTCTTGAGAAGAATTGGGACTTTTCAGTTTCTTCATTTCAAAACATTCCCATCAAATCAAAAAGATCGCTTCAAAAATTCTGAAACATATTTTTCCGAAAGAGGCTATCACAATTCCACAAGAAATGAAAAATGAAATTAGAAAAATATATTTTAAAGTTAAGTCCATTATATGTTCAGGATCGTGAAATATATCAAATAGATAAAATGAGATAATTCCTAAAACAACCCCCAAAACTATAAATAATAATAACACCAATATAGACATTTCTCAACTCCTTTAGAATTCTAGATTCCCGTCAAAAGAAAATTTAAAAATAGAAATAGAGAACTAATCACAGCAATAATAAAATATAAAATGCTCATAAATAAAAATGAAATATACAGAACTACATGCCAATTGTTTTCAGGAAACTTTATCTTCTCCATTTTAGCCATTTTTAAAACTATGCAAAATGATAAAATACTACTTAAGAAAAGTCCCAAAACTAAAAAAAGAGGCATTTTTCAATCCTTTATATTAAAGTATTTTCTAAGGAAAATTTTACAGTTTCAAAAATAACTGGTGAAAAAATTATTCCTAAAATTATGGACAATAAATATATAGAAGTTAAAAATACCCCTATCACAAATTTAATAACACTTTTATTTACAAAAAAATAATTCCAAATTAATAAAAATAAATAACCATAAACTATCCACCCACAACAAATCAAAAATGTGGTAAGATAATATATAAAAAATATTTCAGTATTGTTATATAGATCCATGATTTTTAAGAACATTTTTTAACCTTTTTCTTTAAATTAAAGATCCAGTTTGGAGTTCTAGGGGCTTCACCATCTAATAGCCATTTAAAATTATTCCAGATATCCCACATTTTTATAATTAATCTAAAAAGCATTTATTTTCCTCCTAGTTAAACGTCACCCCCTTTCCTTTTAAATTCTTCATATAATCTGAAATACTTTCACATACTTTTTTAAGATTACAATTATATAAACCACAAACATGAATGCTTCCAATCTCTAATATTTTCCAAACATTATTTTCATCACAAGCTAAATCTAAAACGAATAAAGGATATGGAGAATAATAATTTGAAAAATACCTTGCTTTTTCTACCGCTTCTTGAGGAGTTTGTTCTTCAGGATAACTAACATTTTTTCCATTGTTTTTATATATTGAACTGGTTATAACATTTTTATTATAAATAATAAATCTGCATTCTTGCATAATATATTTTGGTTTTGAAATGATAATATATTCAACATCTTCACATGACCAATCTGTAGCTTTTTGTAAAGCCTCTTTATAATCTCTAGAATTTAAATCAAATATCTTTCCTGCAAAACATTTATCAGAACTATCTGGCCTTATAAAAATATGTCCATTATCTTTATACTCTCCAAAAATAATACTATTTTCATTTTCTAAAAAAGAATATTCTCTAACCATAAAAGGGTAATTAAAAAAATGTTTTTCATTTTTTGTAGTTTGAGAATAACTCATAAAACAATTTGTAAAAGAGAATAAAGGCCATCCACAAAAATCAATCAAATTTTCTTTCTTTTCACATCTCTGTAATGATCTCATCATATTGATGGATCCTAAGGGAAACATATATTCTCCAGTAAAAAGATTATTATAGCTATCTTTCAAAGAAAAAGGAATATATTTTATTTCTTCAACCTTACAATTCAATCTTTTAAAATTATTGATTAATATATTAGAGATATTCTCAAAATGAGAATCAGTTTCTATAACAATTTTAAAATCCATTTTATAGCCTTTCCATCTGTTCTTTGATATACAATAAGTCTATAAAATTTTCTTCTGTTTCAGGGATAGGTGTTTTATCTTCAAATAATAGTTGATTATTTTCAAAATAGATTTTAAAATTATAATTTAGATGGATTTTATCATATGAAAAATATTCCTTTGGAAAAGAATAAAACCCTAAATCTTTTAATTCACATCTCACATTTTCTAAATCTATATCTACAATATTTCCATCAAGTTCTTTTTTCATTTCAGTTCTTTTTAACCCAACCTCTAGATATAAACAATTCTTTATATTCCAAAAAAGTTTTTTGTTTATCTAAACCTAAAAATTTATAAAATTTGTATTGTTTATCATCAATGTCTAAAAATATTTCTTTTAAAGGAACAGATATAAAATCAACAGAAACTTCTTTCACATAAGGAGGAATATTTCCAGGTATCGAGATAATCTTAAAAAATTTTTCCGACTCAGTGGAAAAACATACAGTCGCGATAACCAGTACAACAACATCTTCCGTTTTAAATGATGACATTTTCTTTTCCTTTCAATAAAAATGTTCGTGTTAAATACTTCTGCTTACATATCTTACATTCATACATAATTGGTCCAGAAATTGAACCTTTTGTTTCTTCAGTTATTCTCTGCCAAATTTCTATTAAAGGAATATCACAAAAGAAACATTTATCTTTTTGATCACACTCCAGAAAAGAATTATTTCTTCTCAAGTTTTCTTCGATTAGCATCATATTTTCCTATCCAAAAATAGGTTTTTCTATTTTATTATTTGTTACTGAATGTTTATAATTTTTCCAATCATTTTCAATCTCAGGAAATACATAAAATTTTGCTGAGAAGTTTTTGAACATTCCATTTTTATCTAATGTAGCCTTGATAATATATCCGCCGATATTTGGAGTCAAACCTTTCTTTTTTAAATAGTTTGTTTTTCCTTCAAACGTTCCACATTGTGCTCCAAAAATAGAGCCAAACATTGCTTGTAATTGAATATGTAAATGACCACATAAAACAAATCTCAAACTCTGTTTATTTTTCAAACCATTAGCGATGCTAGATAATTCATTATAGGCAGCTTGTTCAATTCCTTTTTGTAATCTATAAGACATAGCGTAGGGAACCCCACCTGAAGGATGCCACATTTTCATATCCACACCATTTAATATAGGAATATCGACTTCATCATACCCAACATAATTTACATCTTCTCTTTCTGATGAAACTCTTAACAAAGGATTATGTCCGCCTCCTTTTGTGATAAAAGAATAATCGTGATTTCCGCCAAGAATATACCAGATAAAACCTTTTGGAAGATTTATAATTGCGGAATTTTCTTGGCCTTCGGCTGACATTTCATAAACGTCATATTCATGACCTGGAAACATTTTAATTCCAGAAACTAAATCTCCTGGAGAAAACATATATTTAACATTATTGTTTTTACATATCTCAGCGAATTCATTTAAAGCGGTGATTTGGCAGGATGTTGAACCGAAGTGAATATCAGAGGCAACGCCAAAGATAATTTCTTTATCTTCTAATTTTTCAACCTTTGAAACATTTAAATTTGGGGCGTCTTTACTCAGACAAACAAAATCTGAAAACACACTTATCTCATAACCTTTTGATCTATAATAATCCACAAATTCAATTATGCGTATAGGGGGACAATATAACAAATCACATAATTCTGTTATTTTTATATTTTTCTTTTTCTTAATGATATCTATAAAGGAATTATCTTGAATAACACTTTCTTTAAATTCTTCAGGAGTGGGAAACCATTTTTTTATAATTGGGGTTGAATTATTGAACTTTCGATTAACTCTTTTCCATAAAGTTTTAAAGCCTTCAAAAGATGATTTGTATTCATAATCATTAACAGCTTTTTCGTAAGTTTCTCGTCTTGATTTATTTTCTTTAATACTTGTTAAAACAAAATCATATAATTTTGAATAATCATTACCCATTATAAGCCTCCAACTTTTTTGGTTAAAAGCTCAAAGTCAACCCTGAGAAGGGGTTTAAAATTTGTTCATACTTTTTGTAAATATATCTAAATAGTTTTCCCAAAAAAGTTAAAGACTAAAACTAAAAATTTTAAGATTTTATTTTTTAAAAATTATTCATAAATAACAGTCAAATCTGGAGTTCCCTCTGTCACAATTGTTAACCCTGTGAAAAAAGGACATTTATATTCTAAACCAATTGGTGTTGCGCTGGCATCGGGATCAATAATAGCAATTATATTTCCTGAAGCCGCAGTATTGTCATAAACTGTAATAAAATTATTTGTCGGATTATTTAAAACTATTTTATGTAACATGCCTGGGCCATATTTACAAATAGTTGTGGTCGAGGTTGAAATATGTTTATATACTGGAAGGGTTAACATTTTTGCATAGCTACTAATTGACATCATTCGAATTGTAAATAAAATATTCGCTCCATACCCATTTGAATTTATATTTTCGACAGTGCAAGGAAAAACGAGACTATTTGTTAAAGGGCCAAGGCCACAGATTATTGCATGTAATAAAATTTCATCGACATAAAATTGTGCCCCCATAGCGGAATAATCAATTACTAAACAATGATAATTATTATCCATAAAAAATCATTTCCATATGTCCCATTAAAATCTCCTGAAGAAACTATTGTGTCAGATCCAGAATCTCTATTTGCGACACTTAAAGTGTTTCCAGATAATTGAAAGAAAAAACCATTATTTGAATCGAAACACCCAACTCTTCTAACATTGTCACTTGTCGCGTCTGAAGTGAAAGACACCGCTCCTCTAAAACTATTAATTGTTCCGGCAATATTTCTTGCTTTTCTATTCGATTGATATTTTACCGTAGAATTTGCCGTTGCCCCGGTTCCTAAAACTATTTTTCCAGATTGAGAAGCTGAACCAGAACCAGTCACAGTTTCTGTCCAAAAATTTGTATCTTTTGTATTATCGTGAAATGCCGTTCCTATTAATCTTGTTGGTTGCATAGTTTTCATTTCTCTGGCATAAGTAATATAAACTTCTTTTTCATTCTCTGAATCTATAATTCTTGTTGTGGTTTTCAAACGTCCCTTTTTATCTAGACTTTTTGGTAGAGTCGATAAAACTGGGCAAAAACTTGTTTGCAATCTAAAAACGGTTGTGTTATTTGTACTTAAATTTGTAACACGAACCCGTATAAACATTGTTACTGATTGAATTATCCAGCCTTTTCCTCCCATTGAATAATAATATTCAAAATCATTTGTTATGTCCCAATTTGTTCCATCATGAGATTGATCCAAATATACAATACAATTTTGATCAGTTTTTAAACATACTTGAACTCCAGTAAAATTTTCTGTGCATGTTGACGATCCAATATATGTTTCATTGCTTATCAAATTTTCTTCAGAACTATTATTTAGATCAATATGGCAACTTTGAATTACAGAAACCCCAAGATTAAAATCTCCATTAATATCTTCTTTAGAAACAATGTTCATTTCATTAGAATCAGTCAAATGTATTTTCCGTAAAACTGTCATTTGAATATTCTCCAAACTACAAAAAACTTTTAAAGGAAATTTCGAAAAAATTAAAAGGTTGGGTTAAATAATCCACCAATTTGTATTATCAGATTGAATTGTGACTGACTCATTTTGAATTAAAGTGATGGGGGAATTTTCGTTATCAATAGTTTCAAGGCCATGTGGGGTTACAGAACATTGAAAAGAATCATTTATACATTTTATATTATATTTTTTCCCTTCTAAACCATTTGATGGTGGTAAAGAAATATTTACAGAATTTAAACTTCCATTAATTAAAATTGTATGATCAATTTCTTTAATCAAATAATCAGATGGTTTTATTAAAATAGAATTTTTTATGTCCACATATGAATATTCTCCAGCAAAAGAAACCCATCTAGATTCTTCTCCTTGTGACGTTTCTAAAACTCTTAAATGATCTATCACATATTCAGATCCATATTTTATAAATTTATAAATTGAATTGACTTCTAATATGACACAATATTCTCCATTTCTTCCCTCTGTTTCTGCTTGTGCAATAGAATTAAAAATTAAATTTCTAACTTGTTTTTGACTTATAGGCATGTTAAATTCCTATCAAAAACTCAAGGGTATCTTATTTTTTTACATAAAATAAAAATAAAGTTGTTTTATCTCTGTAACAGGGGGGGAAGAAGCGTCTTGTGTCGCGCCTATATCCCAAGGAGCAGTTCTTAAGATTTTTTCAATTGTGTCATTAAAAGGATATGAAAGATCTGATGATAAATCAGAGCCTTGACCCCTGGCAATTGTGTCAGTGGGATCTAAATGATAATTATCATTCAAAGCATCAAGAAAAACCACCCCTCCGCCATCTGTGAAATTAGTTTTTGTCCATGCCCCAAACCAATTTGTTCCATTGCTTTCAGATATACAATTTTTTGAAACACCAACTCCAGAGGCAAGATAAAACCCAACTTGAGTACAAGAAATAGTATCACAATTATAAAAATACCCTGTTCCCCCAACTGGATTACAAATAAAGCCATATTCAGTTTTATAAATAATAGTATTTACAATATATGCGTTTCCTCCCCCCATAGAATAAACATGTAAACCTGAGTACGCTCCAGAACCAATATTCGTTCCGCCATTTCCTATACAAGAAATAACTTTTGCGTTAGGACATCCATTTATAAAAATATTTCCAATATTATCCGCAGTATTTTGATTTGTCGATGTGATTGACACCCCATAAAATCCTGGAGCATTTTCCCCTGTCATTGTAAAAGCCCATGAAAGGTTAGATAAATCATTTGTTGTCCAATTAAATCTAGGGCCTGTCAATGCGGTTCCATCATTTTCTTGTCCTGAAATTGGCATAATAACTCTAAAATAATTTGTATTTGCAGTTGCCGCACTAATATCCACTTTGTCATCATAAAGTCCTTCAGCACATTGAAGAACTTCTCCTTTTGCCGCAAGCACAAGATTAATATCGGTATCCCCTTCCCACGCTGAAAGCAAAGTATAATCGTATCCAATAGTTCCATATGTACTGATATTATAACTTGATGGCATAATCCAGGCTGAGGCCATATTCTTATTTTACCTTTTTAGTCAAATATTTAAAAGAATTTTTTTGTTTGTCAAAACAAATTGATACATGTTCAGAAAAATCTATCACAATATTATTAGCTTTAAGGGGTTGATCTCCAAATGTTTTATCAGAGATCAAAGGAATGCTCATTTCAGGATACCAACCATCTTTTATAATTTCTAATGGTATTTTATATTTTCTTTTTGCAATTCTTCTTGAAATTAAAAAATCTTCATTTTCTAAAAGTTCCACAGCTAATTTTCTTGCATTATCAAAAGAAATTCCTGTTGCTGGAACAACCAAATAATGAAGAAGTTCTTTTGTTCCCCATGCATGAGGAGATAAATGTGCTCCAATAATATCTCCTTGTTTCCATCTATGCTCTTCAATTTCATCTCTTCTTGCAATTAAAAATTCAATAGTCGCAGCCATTTATTTTTTCCTAAATCTGATAGAGGCTTAAAGTGATAGTCATAATAACCCCTTTTGCTCCAGTCCCATCATCTATGACTCCTGGCCATAATTCATCCCCGGTAAAAACCTGGTTATTTAAAATATCAATTGTTGGCTGGGTCGTAGCAGAAGAGCTGTCCCTTTCATCTTGATCTAAAAAAACATTCTGTGTTAAAATCTCAGAAGTCGAATCATCTGAAATACTTTTTTTATCTAAATTGCATTCAACCCCTCCTGATGTGGAAGCCGTTGACGCATGTAATTGAACATTGATAATATACCATTGATCATATTCTGAGGGAATAGGAAGACAAATCTTTTCAAGCCCCGTTGTTAACGCCGTATCTTTATCACATAAAGACAGCCCAATGGTTTTTATATTATCTGTTCTCAATAAATATTGTGGATGATCATCACTATCCAAACCGTACAAATTTCCATGTGCTTCAGCAACCCATCTTGTATCTCCACCATTGCCGGTTTCTAAAACCACAACATGATCAATTGTATATGCCGCCCCATATTTTATATATCTATAAAACATTCTCGTTGAAAGCACAACGCAAAATTCTCCATTATTTCCATTATTCTCAGCTTCAGAGACAGATGAAAAAACTAAATTTCTTATTTGTTTTTGGCTTATAGGCATAGGATTCCCCTACTAAACAATCAAATGTTTCCAATTGTCAAAAGTATTATTTTCATCCAATTCATTTTCATCATCAGAATCAGTCATCATTCTTTGATAAATCAATTTATATAAAACATCTATTTCAATATAACAAAGAGATTGATCTTTTTTATTTCCATTTATCTTAACATGAAGATTAAAAGAATCTAATTTCATTTCTTCTATTTCACAATTATATTTGTTCACTAAATATTCAACCATTTCAAAAAACAATTCTTGGGCTTTATTCATATTCTCATTCATTTTTTTAGAATCCAAATTGAGAGTTCATAGTGGCAACATCCAAAACAGAATCCGTAGCTTTTAAATTTTTTGTTTTGAAAGGTCTTTTTGAAGCCCCTCCTGAACCGCCAATAATCATATTTGGATTGCTTAAATCAAAACCTGTAGTAGCCGTCCACGCGCCATAAACCCAATCTTCGCCATTAAAACGTCTGCACATTCTAACTTCAGTTCCGTTATTTCTCCATTGAATTCCAATCCAAAAAGTCTCAAATCGTGTAAATTCACACGAAACTGACGCAGCTGTAAATGTTCCTAAATCAAGATAAATTAAAACAATATCAGTTGATGAACCTCCAGCCGGAAAATATAGACTCATGCCTCCACCTATGGTCGAGGTTAAATTAACTAAATCAATCACTGTTCCCGGAGGGGTCGCAGCGGCTTCATCCCAAATACTCTGATCACTCGAGTCAAACCATGGGATAATCTGAGCCACACATGTCCCTTCATCTGAAAGCGCATTATCTAAACTTGCGGTTCTGACAAAAGTATTTATATCCTCAGATCTATTAAAATCTGGTAAAGGAAAATCACAATTATAAAAACTCATTTCATTACTTGAACAAGTAATTGTCGTTACGCCATAATATCCATTATTTCCAAAGGTATAAATTGAATCGTCAATATTGGCAGTGACCCAATGAGTAGGAGAGAAAATTGCTCTAACTTGTAAGCCTCCACCAGAAGGTAATTGTGTAATTGCGAAATTTATAGTTTTAGGATCATAGTCTCCAATAAAAATTGAATCGATAAGAGCGTACGCCCCAGCGACTAAGGCGATTATAAATCCCCCTCCTCGATTAGTTATGGCAAAAACTCCATATTGAGGATTTGTTGGATCGTCCACCATCATAAATAATCCACCAACACCCTGGCCTCCCACTGCACACTCAATTTCAAAACTATCGGTATAGTCTTGTGTCGTGACACAGGCTAAACAATTTTCAATATCAGTGACTGGCTTCGATGAAATAGATTCTACAACTAAATCAAGTACTTCTCCAGCTCTGAGAAATAGCGCATCATTTAAAACTCCTTGCCCAATTCCTATAGAGGCAATTGTAAAATTTGCAGAGATATCTCTATTAATATAAGGATACCCTCCTGAAAAATCCCTTCCGATTGATATAAGATCTATGACACCGCCTCCACCAGGTTCTAACGTAAAAATAATTTGATGATAAAGATAATTAAATAACGTATTTAAACCTTTGGATAAAATAACTCTAGTATCTCCATTTGAAACAATATGAAGATGCCCGCTCACACTTTGTTCAACATAATTATTTAAATCCGGGGTGAACTCTAAAGCCCAACCATCTGGACATTGAGGATCTGTCCAAGTTGAAAAATCATAATTTACAATTTCTTCTCCGGGATCAATATTTGGAACATTTGGGTTAATTAATGTCGATGACATAATTTCCCAACCCGGTCCATAAACCCAATTTAAATCTGTAATTAAAGTATGATCTGAATAATCTCCAAAATTAACTTTTGGTAAAATAACATCTCTTATTAAAATAGGAAGGGGATAATCTGTTTTTAAAGTCAAAAGTCCAAAAACATAAAAATCATTTGTTCCGGTTCCATTAACAGATGGATTATTTCCATCAAAAATGGCGATTGTTGGTTCCATGCCATCAATTCCGGCAGGAGCCGTTCCTGAGATATAAATAATACTCCACCCATTTGATAAAGAAATTATGCCAGAAAAATTAAAAGTTCCTCCAGCGGAAAGAAGATCTGTCTCAAGAGTGATTACGCCATTATTTACCACAGCGACAGGTAAAGAAACTGGGACACCGCTATTGCTAAAATTAAATCCTAACGCTCCATTATATATCCCATTTTTCGTTGCCGCCATGACTAAAAAATTATCATTTTCAACAGCAGGGATTCTGCTTCCCGAATATTTTCCAAAAAGAAGATGAAGCCCGAAACCACCAAAACCATTTATCGCTTGAATTGAATCTGAATTGACTCCAGATAAAGGCGAAGAGATAATTCCAGACCCAATACTCACATCTATATAATTCCAATATTGTGAACTACTTAAAGTTTCTCCAATGCTATAATTTGTAATTTGTGGCACATAAATTAATCCATCATTAAAAACAGGTTGATTTTCTGTGTCTTGAACTAAAATACCTCCGGTTGGATTCATGCCCGAGCCAGTTCTAGAAGTCGTTCCAGATGTACTGCTAATCGTATCCGTAAAATTTAATAAAAGGGGCATATTCAAAATATAAGTGGGGCCAGGTGGAGTTCCTGAAGGCATGATTCCGATTCGGCCAATAAGATGCATATATTTTTTGGCTCCTTATAAACTCATTATTAAAGCGATTATCGCTCCAACTGATAAAACTCTAAAAACTCCATTATCTATACTTTCTCTTAATTTATTATATTTTTGTTCTTTTCTTAAAGTTTCTTCCGTGTTTTGCCATAAACTTTTATATGTATCAGCTTTATATCTTTCAAATTTTAAAGCATCAATTAACAAATTAATTTTTTCAATTTTTATATTTGTTAATTCTCCATTTGCTATCATCAATTCTTCATATTTTAAAATAATGCTTAATAAAGCATCTAATTTCTTATATCCATCATCTGTCATTAAAATGTATTTTGCATCATCAATTTGATTATCAGGAACTTGAATGATCTTTCCTGTTTGATCAATATTAACAAATATAAAATTGGGCATATCAGGAATTTTAATTTGTTTTAAAAATTCCTTCGGATCTATTTTTATTTCTGGAGAATTAAAACTTTCAGGAAAGTTTGGTTCAGGAATTAATTGTTTTTCATAGGGAGCAGAAGCACAGGATAAACTAAAAAAAAGTAAAAAACAAATTATCGATGCCGCTTTTGTAATTCTTCCCATTTAGACCTCACAGAATTATTTGTCATATTCAATGAAGAACTATTCAAAGCTTCATTTACTTCTTGATTTGTATCTTCGATTATTTTTTTAATTTCTTCTTTTTTATCTTTTTCGACATTTTCTAAAGCATCAATTTTTTGTAAAACCTCTGTTTGTTTTTGTGTAACATTGTTAATTAAGGGAATCGCATTCTGAACTGTATTTTCATGATTTTGAATATTTCGTTTAGATAGAAAGCCTAATCCTTTAGAAAAAATTAACATTAAAATTCCAAAGACGCCTATTCCACCCAAACCATATTTTAAAACATCGACATAATCTAAAGTGTCTTTTCCATAGGTTAAAATTGAATTTGGATCCATTTTTATATATCCATTCTTTTTATGGTTTCTGAATTATCAGTTTTCTCATTATTCAAGGCTCTTAGTTTTCCAACCTTAAAGGTTTCTCTAACAACCACAATAGTTCCCACTAAGCTCGTTATTGACATACATAAACCTAAAAATGTATCCTTTATAACCCTTGACATTTCAACTATATATACATATGAATCAGGTTGTAAATCAGATTTTAAAACTCTAAAAACCAATTCAAAATCATTGTAAATTATCCATGCCCCAAAAAATCCTAAAACGAAAAGTGAGATCAAATACATCCAAACTTTAACTGACATAATATTCTCTAAAAATCTTATTTTTACTGATTTTTTTAAAGTTTCGTCTTTCATGGCTTTAGAACCTCAATGGTTTAAATGTCAAAGCATTTTGAACCTGTGATCTAAATTCATTATCATCATTTAATGGTAATTCAACTCTTTTAAACCACCCTCTAATAAAGTCTTCTTGGGTTTCTTTATTTCTCGATAATTTTATAAAATGATATCCCAATAAAACATTTAAAATCTTTAACAAAAGATTTTCATCATCTTTCTTTAAATAAGCTATAATAGAATTATTTGTATTCATGCCATAATTACCATCTTCACTTATTTCCGGATATAATTTTCCACCTTTATTCAAAACATTTAAAGCAACTTGAAGAAACCCTATAGCTGTTCCCGGACCGCAAAGAATAGACGTATCAAATAATTCATTCGCTATATTTTGACTTGATTGTTTGTCTCCCCAAAACTTATCCCAAAACTCAGCTTTATAGAAATTTCTTATATATTTTTGTAATTCAGAAATAGAATCTAAATTTGAAGGAAAGCCTGGTTTATTCCTCATCTGATCAATGATAGGCCACCCTTCCCAATTTGGATTCTTTTTTCGTGCTACACCTTTATAAGTTTCCCCACCCATATCATTTGGATGATTTGCATATCCACCCTCAAAATTTAAAGTTTTATTATATGAGATTTCGAAATTAGCCATGATGTCTTTTCTCCAAATTTCTCTTCATTGATTTTAAAAACGGTTCTTTACCAAATATAATTTTTATAGATAAAGTTATGTTTTCAGATATAAAATGAGCCAAATTTTTTAGGCCCCGCCATCTGTCCATGCCTGTTCACCTCGTCCAACCACAGACCATCCACTTAAACTATCTTTTAAAATTGTAACCTGATCTCCTGCTGCGCCTGAAGAAGTCAATTTATTTCCTACGGCCAAAACTGTTCCATCAGAATTTATAATTCTATCTGTCGCATCGGGTCTTATATTTAAAACTTGAGCGTTTAACGTTCTAAAAGTGGCACTGGCTCCATCTATACAATCCACAACATCCTCAAGCGTCACGGTTATTTCTCCAGTCGCATCAACAAAATAAAATTGTCCTTGTAAATTATTATTTGTAAACACGACACTATTCTCAATTGTTGTGGTTGAAACACTTTTTGAAGGTGTCTTATAATTGTCAGTTAGCATAAAAACCCTCTCTATATATCGAGAAACGAATTTGGATTTTGTTTTGGCTGACCCTTTATAACCTCTTTCATTATGTCTAAGGCTTGTCCATCTTTTAAAATCATATTTTTCCAATAAGACCGAATCGACTCTTCAGAATCTAAAATTGCATTTGTTTGCTCAATAGGAACGCCTATCGAGAATATTCCTTTTCCATTTGTTTGAATCATGCCGTTAAACCATCTAACGGTTATGACCTTATTATCTAAAGTAATAATATCATTCACAAATTCTTGATAATTATTATCGCTATTTTTTAAAATAATATCCCTTAAATTTCCTAAAATTGGAATATAATTTTGAGGGACAAATCTTCTCCAATCTGACCCTATAATTTTTGTTTCATCATCATATCCTAATCTAGATGCCAAATACCAATTGCATAATTTTACCTTAAAATCATTGGATAAAACTAAAACAAAAAATTTAGAATAATTAAATATACTCCAAATAAAAGAAATGGTTTCCTTAGCTTTTTTAACTTCACTTAAGTCTCTAATTGTTGTGACCAAAACATTTTCTTCATCACATTTTTCAATATTATTTAACATATAACCAGTTGAAAACTCTGCTAAAAATTCTGTATTGTCATTTTTCAATGCATTGATTTTATAAATTGATTTTTCATTATTTTTTAATTTATCAAAAAATACAACATGATCACTTTTAGTAATAAAATCAGTGACCTTATATCTTCCCTTAAAAATCTTATCACAATCTATTTTAAACAAATTACAAAACGAAATATTAGCATGAACTATTTTATTATTGTGATGTATAATGATCCCCTCATCTGAAGCCTCATATAAATATTTAAATTTTCCTTCACTCAAATTGTATTTATTTTCATTTTGCCTAGTTAAATGAGATGTTTTAATTAAAAGTTTTAATCTATTGATAAAGGGCTCAAGTAAAAAAGGTTTTGAAATAAAATCAAATAAACAATCTGAATTGTCTAAAACTTTATCAACCATATCTCTCCCATCTTCGTAACCAGATATGAAGAGATACGATGCACTTTTATTTCTATTTTCATGAATTTTTCTACAAAGTTCCATCCCATTGTAAGGTAAAGTTTTTAACATTACATCGATTATAAAAACATCAACCAATTCAATATAATCATCTTTATTTGCATCTTCAAAACTACAAAAAGATTTAACAATGCAATTGGGAAAAAATTTTTCTATCCAATCGCTTATAACAGAATTTGAGGCTATATCATCATCTATGACATATATAATAGATTTTTCGTCCATAACCATCAATTCAACCTCCGAAAAAATTATTAAGGTAACCCCAAACTTTTTATCAATTCTTTTAAAATATCAAAATTAGATTTAAAATCAAAATACAGTTTTATAAGACTTCCTATAATGCCAACCATTCCAAAGAATGCGCCCCATAACATTATCTTTAAACTATTATAATTTTTTATAGCTTCGACATTTGAAGAGCCAATCTTTTCATTCAATCTTTTATCTAACTCAGAAATTTTATCACATAATTCATCTTCAGACTTATTTCCATTATCTTTTAAATCTGCAATTTTCGTTTTAATATCTTCAATCAAATCATATATTTCATCTGATTTTTCAATATTTCTTTTCTGTTGTTCTGAAAGCACTGAATACGACTTAATCCAGTTTTCATAAGATGACATTAATAAATAAAGATCGTCTCGACTTAATTGCTTGCCTTCAGCCATAAGATTTTTATTCCTCCGTAGAAAGAGCTATTAAAATATTTATTTTTTCGATAAATTAAATCTCTGTTCAAAAATCTATTTTATTATGTAGTTCGTTTATTTTTTCACCAAGTAAATTTCTCTTTAATGATTTCTTTAAAATCATATTTAATTCAGATTCAATAATTCTAAGTCTTTCTTGTAATTGATACATATCGCTTATTAGCTCGATCTCATAAGTCTCAGGATCTTCTTTGTTTTCAAGATATTCACAAATTACGTTAACTGACTCGATTAAATTAGTTCCTTTACTTTTATTTTGTAATTGTTCTAAAAGTCTTTTACAAAGAAGTTCTATCTGTAACATTTTTAAGTTTTTCTCCATATGCTTTTAGCACTCTTGGGTTGTTGGTTCATTGCTTTCCTCCATTATAGTTCCGTTTAAATAATTAAAGAACAATTTGGCTCTTGGATTATATCTAATATTTACCTTTCCCAATTTTAATATTTCTTTTAAAATAATAATTTCCTCTTCTAAATGAATAATTTTTGCTTTTAAAGTATGTTGAATATTTAAAGATTCTTCTTTCTCTTTTAACTTTCTTAATTCATCTAAAAATTCATTGGAAGGTTTTATACTATACATTATTTTAATCCTTATCCAATCCATTATCTTTAATAAAATTATTGGCCAACTCTAATAATTCATTTCTTCTTAAAATAAATTCATCCCATAAAGGGCATGGTTCGTTCTTTTCTATGGAAATAAGTTTTTCGGTTTGAGCTCTTTGTTCTCCTAAATTAGATATTTTATTATAAATAATTTTTAAAACATCTTCTTTTGTCTCAACAGAAACATTTTCAAAAATTAAAGAAGTTTCAGTCCATTTATTATATTTATATTTTGGCTTATGAAAATGTTTTGGAGGTTCTTCAGAAATATAATTTTTTGGTGGTTCAAACCCAAGTTCTTTAATTATACATTTTGTTCCATTCTCTTTACTAAAAAATATTTGATCCCTATAATCAGGAATTAATTCCCAACCTTCCCCAGAAAAAATTGCTTTTTTATTTTGTTCTGGTTCTGGAGGCTTTATTGTGGTTGAATTTGCAGGAATAATAAAATCCCCAGGAGACCTCGGATTTTCTCTAGCCTCTCTTTCATAGATATATTCTCTTGTATTTCTATCAAAGGAATAAACTTTCATTTAAATCTCCCTTTATATTTTTAAATAAACTTTACACAATACATGACATTGATATTCAATGGACGAGTTTCTCCTGTTGGATTATTAACGGTAGCCGTTGTAGTCAAACCGTTATCTAGCCCTTTTCCACCGCTATCTGCAGAACCGTCAACCCTTCTATAATAATCATGATCATGAGCACCGACATTATCACTTTGTATTGTTCCAACATAATCTCCAATTAAAGCCCCGTGATCCATAGTTCTTGAAGCGGCATCTGGATCTCTCCCAGCTGAATTATCCCAGCCTCTCAAAAATCTCCCTTGATAATCTGGCAAATAAAAATCTGTTGCAGTTTCTCCATAAAGAGCCGTGACCCCGCCACCAGCTAATAAATAATAAGCATATAATTCTGGAAAATCAGTTTTTGAAATGAGAGCGCCGTTGCACTCCAAATATGTATTTGGGTCAGGAATAATTTCAGAAGACACTGCGATCACTGTTCCGATAGGAACTAAAGATTTAAGCAAATTATATAAACCATCTACTGGATGTAAATAATATAAATCATTATTTGTCGTATCGACATATAATTTTCCAAATCCAATTTCTTGGGCTGGCTGCGAAGCTTCTTTTAAAATTAGAGCTTCGGTCGCAACAATTTCAGGCCCTATAAATCCTCTTCTTCCCACGTTTTATTCCTCCATTTTATTCAAAAAAATATTTAAAATATTTTTTAAGTATTCACACTTCTGGCTAATTCATACCAAATTGTTCCATCAAAAATAATTGTTAAAGTATCTAAATTTACGGCAGAAAAGTTTGTTGCATTATTTAACTTAATATTTGCATTATTTTGAATTGTGTTATTTCCTTGAAAAATGAGATATCTTATATCTCCTTCTAAACACCCATCAAAATTTGTAACTGTGACTCCCAATGCAGGAACAAACCAAGCATGTCTATCAGATAAATCTGGAGTCGCATCTCCAACGGTTATAACCCCAATGGCTCTAGCAAGGGGTGTGGCTCCGCCTCCAATAAAAGAATAATTCGATCCAAAAATTTCTCTTGCTAAACGCAAAATATTATTTTGTTGGGTTTGTAAAGAATCAATAATATTTGAAATGCTGATGAGTCCAGACCCATTATTTCTATAATTTGCAGAAGTGACTCTAAATCTTAAAATATCTCCAGTTGTTATAATCAACGGCTCAAATAAAACTGAATAATTAGAATATTCAGAATATTCTCCATAATCAATTCCATCGATGGTTTGAATTGATCTTAATAAAATCCCATTTAAATAAACTTCTAATTCGTTGATTCCCATATTATAATAAAAGCCTGTTTGTATTTCTATATAACCTGATTCTGTAGTGTCTACAATAAGTATCTCATCTTTCAAAACTCCAACCGGACGATTATAATCCGCCCCCGTTGAAATTTTTCTATATTGTCTTGTGTTAACTTCTTTTAAATCAGGCATTTATAAAACTCCTTAAGAATTTACACTTCTTCCAATTTCGAGCCATCCTAAAGCTGTTAAACAAATTGTTAACGTATCCCCAGCTTCACCATCAAAATCGATTCCACCCTGAAGAAGAATTGTTGCGCCAGATATAATTGAGCAAGAAGCTAAAAATAAACAAATTATAATTTGTCCAGAATCTCCACCGGTTATAGTCGTGAGGTCAGTTCCGTTCATTGAAATTAATCCAACTTTTTTTCCATTAACTAAATTATAAGCTGCAACCGTTCCCGTTGTATTATTTTCAAGAAATGGAACATATCCATGATATAAATCCAATAATGATAAAGAGGTTTCAAGACTCTGCCCATTTACTAAAATATTATGAGAACTATAAGTCGGAGTTTCAGAGCCAGCGCCGGTCTTGCCAATAAACGTTCTTATATAGGCTGGCTCAATGGGCATTTCGTTATCTAAAACTCCAATTGCAGTTTCTAAAGAAGAACTTTGGGAGATATAATTTGTTGAAGAATATGTTGGCATTTCTGACCCAGCGCCAGATTTACCAACGAACTTTCTTATAAAATCTTCTTCCTCTTCAGAACCCATTCCCGTTAAGACTGAAAACAAAGATAAGTCGGGATCGTAAATAACCCCATAATCATTTATATTTCCTGTTTCATTAAAAACCGCTTTGATTCTTAAATCAAACCCGCTATTTTTTTGTACACTTGTAAGAAGGGTTGCAATCGCTCCACTTGTTTGACCGGTAATAGTCTCAAAGATTTCAAATGCCGTTGTGTCTAAAACATTTGAAATTAATAAAGTCGATGTTCCATCTGTCCCAGCAATTATTGCTGAGTTTCCAGAAGTTCCATATAAAACTTGTTCATTAGGAATAAAAGTTCCTGAGACCAATGATATTGTTTGGGAATATGTTGCAAACATATGAATTGAATTTAAAGTTGCATTTTCCCAAGTCGTTCCATCATTTGTAATAAACCAATCTATATCCCCTGTGCTATCTGAAGTGATTTGCGCAGATGTGATAAATGTTCCATCATATCCGGATTCTGTTAAATTTTTAGAAACAAATTGTTCTCCTGAAGTTCCTTCCATTCTATAATTATCTGTATTTAAAGTCGAAGTGGTTAAAATCATATCTGTGTATTCCAAATTGCTAAAATCATCAACGGTCAATCTTTTAAAGACTGACGCTAATAAAAGATCTTGATATCTATCAAATCTAGAAATTGGCCCAGGGATTGATGATCTCGCTGGCATAAACCAAATATCACAAACTGTTGTACTGGAGCCTGCGGTTACTGAGATTCCTAAAAATTGTTGAAAATCTGATGGAGCCAAATCAGTGATTGACCCAGCTTCAGTTTCAGATAAATAAACATTTTCTCCGTAATGAATTGATCTTCCCGATTCTATGGGAACGCTTTGTACAAAACCATATAAACGAACTTTTCCTGTTCCGGCTAAAACCGTTCCAACAGACAAAACTCCAGCATCGCATAAATAAGATTCATTTGTCGCAATTGCCGGTCTTGCAAATCCATCTGTGGAGATATAAACCATTTGACCCACAGAACATAAAGACGTATTTGCTGCCGTTCTTATCGAATTAAAAGATTCCCAACCAGTTGAGGTTCCAAAATATAATTCCTTTTCATTTTGAACATATATCAATCTTGATTCATCATTTGTTGAATCGAAAGATGGGAGGGTCGTTTCTGTTCCAGCCCAAACTTGGGTATATTCTCTTTTTACAGAATTGTTTGTTGGGTCAAGATCATGAAAAGAATCAACCTGATAGGAAACTCCATTAAAACTTACTGACACTGCTTTTAAAAATAAGTATGAGGCATCTGAAATATTTGCTCGTTGACTTGGAAGAAGAATTCTTATAGACGCCCTTGGCGCAGGTCTAGATTTTATATATGAATAATTTAAAGCAATATAATATATTCCAGCTTCGCTAAAAGGAGACGACAATGGGAGGTAATATGTGGAATCACTCATCTGAACTCTATGGTTTCCGGTAAAATCTATAAGAACATCATCTTTAATAATTTGTCCATTTGTAACCACAACATAATCAGATGGGCTTGTTGTATCTAAGGCAACGTCGACAGCGTTAGAATGAAATATGCAATTTCTTCCCTTAGAGATCAAACGTGTGAGACGATTAATCACATTGCTGTCATAAGATGCATATGGATCAACAGCCCTAGCCTGAGCGGGATAAATACTCATCAAAATCTCCCATTGTATTTTTCTTTAATGAGAAAATGCTTTTTACGGATTTAGTATTTGTTCTAAAAAATAAATCTGTATAGCAATATTTTGCTATATATATTAATAAATGATAGAGAAGGTTTATAATTTTATTTTTTTTAATTCTTCCTCTAAAGTTTTTGTTGAGGGCGATGCCCCTAAAACTGAAATGATAATCCATCCATCATCTTTCAATTGAACATCTCTTGAGGGATCAATATATTTGTCTTTATTATGCATAAACATTTCAGGAAAATCAAAAAATATTTTATTTTTTGGATCAGCAATATCTGAAATATATTCGTATCTTAACCTTCCATCTTTTTCTTGAAAGCGAATCAAGAAATCTCTCTTTGCGAAAGGAAGATATCTATGAATAATGTCAAGAAGATTTTCCTTGATATCTTTTTTCTTTTCTACTTTTTTTATTGGAGTGATATCTTCTATTTCCTGGATTATAGGAACCCTATCAGTTGAAATTTCTTCGAAAATTCTTTCCTCTTGAGGAGATAAATCTTTAATCTCATTTGTTTGTTGATTATTCTTAAATAGTTGGGAAAGAGAATATGCTGTTCTGGCTCTAGTTTCTTTTGAAACAAGTTTTGAATTTGGAAATTGGTTTCGATATTCTTTCATTGAAATTTGATGACTCTTTTGCAAATGTGCTGGAGTGATTACATTAAATTCTTTATTGCAGATTTGACAAGTCACTTTTGTGGATTCTTCATTCATGAATTTTATCCTTTCAAAAAATGGATTAAAGATTTAATTTTTGTTCTAACTTTGATAAGGAGGCAGAATGAAAAAAGACATCATAACATATGAACGATATGGATTTTTATTAAACAGATTAGAACAATTGATTATAGGAAACCTTCCTGTAAGACATATTGATGGTATTTATGGCCCGGTCAGAGGCGGACTGCCGATTGCTGTTCATTTATCACATTATTTAAAAATTCCATTTTTTGATGAATTTGATCTTTTTACTATAGATAAAAAAACCGTACTTTTTGTCGATGATATTGTTGACACAGGAAAAACTCTTAAAACTTTTATTGAATGGACTTCTGTGGAAAACTCAGCATTTGAAAAAATATATTCCGCATCATTATTTTATAAACATCGATCTATAATTAAGCCAGATGTTTTTGTCGAAGAAATTTCAAATGATATGTGGATAGTTTTTCCATGGGAAAGAAATGATGAAGTTCCCAATAGAGAAATTTAAGGAGATTTTTGATGCCTGAAATACGAGCTGAGATCGAATATCAAAGAGAAGATGGAACTTGGGTTCATTCAGATATTGAGCCAAAAGGTTGTGATTTTAATTCTATAAATTTAAATCATAGGGTGTTTCTTCATGATTGTTTGGATGAATGGCTTAATAATTCAAGAGGAACTGGGATCTTTTATATTAAAGATCCTAAATTTAATAATGATAATAATAACTTATGATTGAGAAAAAATATTATTATCTTTTAGGTATTTCTGTTAAGGGAGATATGTTCAATGAACAAAAAACATATTTAAAATATTTCATGAAATGGACAAGTGACGATGTTAATGATTTTGAACTAGCATCATGGTTAAAAAAGAACAAAATTATATCCTTAACAGAAAAAGAAATAGTTAAAATTTGTGGCCTAGAAAATATAATTGTTTTGTTAAATTCTTTTAGAATTTCTTGTCAAATAAATATGTGTACAATTCATTTATTTCATACTGATGAACCTTGGGAAGAAGAAATCTTTGAAAACATGGTTAAAAATTATAAAATCTTTTTAGATAAGTTCAGAGAATCTCAAATCCATCTTTAAAGAATACTTTTGGGGGTGCGTAGATTCGACGTGGTGTATTAGTAGCTTTGAAGTGCGCTCCGGAGCCTGGCTTCCGAAAATGCCGGAACAAAATAACCGCGAACTTCACGTTTGCCGCTGCTGATGGCTATGAGGTGGCTTTGGCCGCTTAATAGCTTAACGCAGCATTGTCCGCTCGACGGGCACGTTTCTTTGAGACTGTCTTCCTCTTTGAGTCTCATTGAGGCGTAACGACAGAGGAATAGAAATCGTTAGACTGAATTGGAAGTTCCAGGTCTTTTGATTTCGAATGTTGTTTTGGATATCTTCCCTCACATAAAAAGGTCTTCTGTTTTATGTGAGTATTTATGAAGACTATGAGCGTAGGATCTTCATGCGAAAAACATTGCGGACCACGGGGGCAGCTCCCGTGCACCTCCACCATTTTGACCCGGATAGCTTAAAAGGCAAAGCGATTTTCATCTAGAGCGATCCAAGGTGAAAAATGAGTTTCCTGTTCGAATCAGGATCCGGGCGCCAGAACAAACCTTCCCTATCCATAGGAGACGGAAGAGGATCGCTAATTTTACTTGGGGGAGTCATCGGAAAGTCTTCTAAAGACTTTCTAGGGAGTGCGTTGCAATCCCGTAGATGACTCCCCCATTTTAAAAAGAAAGGAGATATATATTGAGGATCATTGACTCTCGACATGATTATTATGATGGAGTTCAAAAACAAGGGCAAGATAGAACCTTAATTTTTAATAGAAAGTTTGAAGATGAAATTTTTGGAATTAAAGAATTAAGCATTCCTCTTTTTCATAATTGTTACATAACTATAAAAATGCGAAACAATTTAAATATTGATGAGTTTTTCATTATTTTCTGTGGAAAATATTATAGGGGGATACGACTATCTTTTTCCTTTATGATTGAAAATTATAAGATGGTTGAAGTACATCCTAAAACCTTAATTTCTTTTCATTATACAAAAGAAAGCTTTTTAAAAAAATTAGAATCTTATAATATTAAAGAAGAAAAAATTAAAGAGTTATTTATACATTGGAAATGGTTAGAAAAAATCTCCTTTAGGAGAAAAGAAGATTCATATGATACAATTCTTGATAACATCTTTTTAGAAAATGGAAGTGAAAAATATAAGAGATATGTTGTAGAAAATAAAATACCAATTTTATTAGGTGAGCCCCCAATATCTCGTCTTGATAGAAGCATCAATGGCATATTCACAAAAAATCCAATGTTAAAAGATTATGAATTTTTTAAGGTCATGGATGCTCAAACCGCCTTTCAAGAATTATCAATGTTCATTGGTGGGGTTTTGCCTAGAACGGAAAATCCCATTGTAAATATTTCTGATAAAGATATGTTAATTAAAAAAGGATTTGATAAATGGTCATTTAGAAAAATGTCCGAAGGTAAAAAAAGAAAGAAAGATAAATAAAACATATTTTAATTGATTTATTTTTAAACGACTACTTTCTTCAAAAAGGAGAAAATATGACCGTTCATGATTTTCCAGACTCTCTTGCTTTTCTTAGTATAAATCAAAAAAATATTAATAATAAAAATACTGCAATGTCATTATCAGCTCAGAGTGAAGGAATTGTTTCTGGAAGAAAATGTCCAAGAAGAAATGATGAATTTTGCATAGGCCCTAAATGTGCTGCATTTATTCGTTCAAAAGTAACTTTTTATAAAAAATTTAAACCTTATTTTGATGAGCATTATGTGGTAACCGCAGCGTATTGCGCATATTATAATAACCCTGGGATTCCTTGGATTGATTGAAGGAGATAAATGGCTAAACCATTCGAAGAACTAAGAAAACGAATGTCTCCTGAAGCTCAGGAACAAGCTAAAGAAAAGGCAAATAAATTATTGGAAGAAATTGAAAAAAATAAAGATGAATTTTCATTTAAAAATGATCAAGGTTCTTTCTTCTATTGGTTTGTAATGACATGCTTGGGCGATTTTTATTCTAAAAACCATAAAGTTGAAAATCTTCATAATAACCATAAGGCTGGAGAAGATTGGACGTTTGACGTAGAATTAATTGTCAATGGAATTAAAATTCCAGCAAGAAAAACTTTGAATGATATGTATGATCAATTAGAAAGAATGTTAACAGAAAAAGCAAATGAAATGATCCAAGATAAATGCAATGATTTAATAGATAGAATGCAATATTTAACTGAACAAATTGAAAATGAAGGAAGAATTAGATTGGGATTTGAAAAACAATATGATGACGATTAAAGAAAGAATTTATTTAAGATAAAATACGCGGAGGTGCGCCGAACTGGTTGAAGGCACCTGACTGTAAATCAGGCACATAGGAAACACTGGAGGTTCGAATCCTCCCCTCCGCACCACAATATGTTAAGAATGGAAAGGGTCGTTCCATGAAGGTTTCCAAGATTTCTGATGAAAAGGTTGAGGTTCGATTCGATTATAGTGATTATGAATCAATTGGTTTTAGAACCCTCATTGATTCCGTATCTAAATTTCTCAATGATAATTTAAAAATAATTGACCTTTCTTTTCGAGAACAATCTCCCGAGGAAATTCAAAAAAATCAAGGTCCCGAATTAATTATCATTCCGCATTATATAATTGATTGTCTCCTCACTGATATATTGTGGCTAGTGGAAAAAGGCATCTCATTCACAATCTCCAATTATCAAAATCAATGAAAGGAGTATGATATTGGCTAAGAAAAAGAATCTACCAATATCAAATCAATCCGCCAGAGTCATATGTTTCTCTAATTATACAGGACGAACATTTTATATTTCAGAATGGTGTCAAGAGCCAAAAGCCAGAAAAATTTTAAAAATCAAAAGAAGAGAATATAAAATGCTTAATCGAATTGAGTGTCGATTGGAGTTTGAAACTAAGTGATTTTTCTCAGGGTTTGAATTCAAATCTTCAAGATGAATCGACCCTGAGAAATTATATATACGACCTTTAAGGAATTATTTTAACTCTTTCTGAAAGGAGCCAACATGGCTCGTTCCCCTCCGAATTAAACCGATTCAGACGACAACACCACGGCAAACGGGCTAGTTACAAGTCCCAGGGCTCTATAGGGTCATTCCGGCCTCTCAGACTATAGGGCCCTGGGTACTTCAAAAAGGGAGATTATCATATGGAAGATGATCTGAAAAATCTCAAGTATGTCTACGTTCCAATCAATCCTTTCAATAAAGAATTATGTGGTGTGAAATGTCCTCAATTAGTCGTTTCAAATATGGGCAGAACATATCAATGCCGATTATTTTCTGAAGAATTGGGCGGAAAGATCGGGTTAGAACTTGATTTTAAAAAAGGCACTCTAAGACACGAAAAGTGTATTGCTATTGAGAATAAAAATAATTCTAAAACAAACCATCCCTGTGATGGCTGTGAACTTGAAGACGATTGTGTAATGAGCTGTGAAAAATATAGGAGATATTATAATAAAAGGAAAAAATGAATTAAAGGTTAAAGAGACGAAAGGAACGAAAAAATGACAGAGGAAAAAGGACCGATTCCCAATAACTTTACTGTTGAAAAATTTTTTAAGATGTTGATTGATCTTAATGATCCTGAAATGATTAGAAATGCTTATTCATTTTATAAAAATTGTATGAGGTCGCTAGAAAATTTTTCAAAAAATATTAATTATTCAGATAATCATCCAACTGAAAAATTTAATGAATTATTGAACGGAAAAAAAGTTAGAGTCCCAATCAAAAATGAAAGTGATTTTGAGGCAACGATATTAAAAAATGATGAACATTGGTTTTTAGTAGTGGATGGGGCGATCATTTCAAAATGTGAAAAAGACTCAGCGACTCAAAAAGAATTATTCATAAGAATCAAAAATAAATTAAATCAAAAATAACTTAAACTATTTTTTGGGCCCATAGCTCAGATGGTAGAGCCACCGGCTCATAACCGGTCGGTCCCTGGTTCGAACCCAGGTGGGCCCACCATTTCAAAAAGAAGGGATTCTTATGGAAGACTTAAAAGAATTAAAGGGGAAAGTTATCAAGATTCAAAGTAAAGATATTTTAATAGAAACCTGCATTATAGCCGAAATTGATCCTTTAATAGGATTTACATTAATTTATTCAGATGATAATTGGCAACAGGATGTTAGTGGAGAAATTGCTTTTTGTTTTGACGTAAAGCATGATACTAAAAAATGTTTTAAAACTTTTTCTGAACAATTTAAAAAAGGTTATTTTGATATTTCTGAGATTATTAACGATATAGAATTTTGTGGGGATCGTGAAATGAAAGAATTTTGTCCTTTTGTTGAAACTAAAAAACCAGTACATTAAAATTTTTATTGAGCTGTAGTCTGAAGAAGACTGGCGGCTTCAGCTGTCCAGAAGTTCACATAAAGAAAATTATTAATTTTTTAAAATATTTTAAAGAAAGGAAAAGAATATGTTTCCTTGCCCGTCATGTATTTTAAATCCTTCTTGTGATAATTTATGTATCAATACTAAAAATTTTTTAAAAGCTAATATTTCATCTCATTTTTCAGAGATAAAATGTATATTTTGTCCAAATCAATTTTTAGAGATTATAGATGACTATGATACTAGCCTTTTAACAATGATTTGTAAAAAATGTAAAATCATTTATCATCTTAATAAAAATGATCAACGACTTGTTTTAAATATAAATAATGCATATTTATTTTTTGATTTATTTTTATCAACATTTTATGTTTATAAATTGCTTCCAATTGAATATAATAAATTTTTAAAAGATAAATTAATTACTATACGTAAGAGACCACTTTTTCAAATATATAATAGTGACTGGAAAAAATACATAGAACTAAAATAAAAATTAAATCCTTCTTCTAAAATTCTGGGGTCAAAATAAATGGAAGAAAAAATATATTGTGCATCTTGTAGACAAGAATTTATAAAAGAAGCTGCGAGTGAAACATTATTTTGTCCTTTATGTTCAAAAGTGGGAAAAAGATTAAAAGAACAAGGGTTAATTTTTTGTTTCCCTCTTAATGGAAATTATCAATACATGTTACCTCTTTTAGATTTAGTTATTATTAAATGGGTTCCGTGGCATTATCATTTTGATAATATCCATCCAGATGTCCTAAAAGAATTGGATATGGGAAAATCGATACAAGGTCGAAAAATTATTTTTTGTTCAGAATCTTATGGGTTGGCTAATAAATTTAGAAACGGATATATAAAAACATGTACTAGAACAAAAGATTGTCTTTTATTTACAGTGGGATTAACTGAGACATTTTATTTAGATGAAGATAAAACTTTTGAAATTCCGAAAGAACAAGATAAAAAATATTTATGTTTTTTAAATCCGCTTTGAAAGGAAAATATTATATGAAAATCAACTTAGTTACATATGATGAGAATAATACCGATCCCTTAAGTAATGTTTTAAGAGAATGTTTTTTCTATAATAACATCGATTTCATTAAAAAATATCATGAGAGGGTAAAAGATTTAAAAAATAAAGAATATTTTAAAAACAAATTTGGAAAACAATATACGACAAAAAATTATTCTCATCGAAATTGGATTTGGACTTTTACCTCAAATGATGAATTAGCGACAATTCATGCATTAGTAAGCACTAGAGGTATATTGTGGGAATATAATACTTCTATTACCCGAAAAAATAATCTTTTGAGATTGGTCAGAGAAATTGAACAAGAATTAATTTCTTAGGAGAGAAAATTATTAAAGTGATAAAATAAAGAATAAATCACGCGCTCGTAGCTCAGCGGATAGAGCAACAGCCTTCTATGTAACTATTGGACTTCATTGAGGAAACTCAATGTCGAATTCCCTCAAACTCGGTGAATCCTTAACGTAAAGTCGATGGTAACGCCGAGCCAAGCCCAAGATTTTTGGGAAGGTGTAGAGACTTGACGGGGGGTACCTAAACGCAATATTTGCGCATGGTAAAGGCAAAGTCCAGACCACAAACAATTTCTAATTGGCGGTGAAAGCCGTAGTGGTATGAAGCTGTAGGTCGAAAGTTCGAATCTTTCCGAGCGCGCCAAATATTTTTAATTTTCATGTCATCTTTGTAAATTTCTAATCTCACAATCAATCCATTCAATCCAATCCCTCTCCAAGGAGTTTCATGAGATCATACCAGGAAGTTGGGTTGACTAAAAAAGCAAAGGAATGGTTAAAAACAAACTGTAATTTAGATAAAAAAGGAACCCCAATAGGAACAATTTATAATCAACCAACTGAGAATGATATGGGATGGTGTCCATGTCTAAAACAATATAAAACAAAAACTGGCATAATTATAAAAGAAATAGTTCAATGTACTCCATGGTCTAACGGCCCAATGTATTTCTTCTGTCTTCAAAGTGAAAGTGGTGAAAAACTTTTTGAATGGAAAGAATCGAAAATAAAGTCTCTAAGTAAATAGTTTCAAGTCAGGGCGTAGCGCAGTCTGGTAGCGCGCCAGCTTTGGGAGCTGGATGTCGGAGGTTCAAATCCTCTCGCCCTGACCAACCTTTTCATCTTAAAATAAAAATATTAATTGAACTCAAAAACTCTGAAAGGAAACGCCAAATATGTCCTATGAAGGTTATGATCAAATACTTTGTAAAAATGGTCATCAATTTTCATTTGACTCTTTTGATCCAAAAAATCCAACTGGAAATTATTCTTGGGTGGATGATGAAATTCCTTTACAAGAGAAATGGAAGTGTCCAATTTGTGATGAAGAAATGGTCTGGTGGAATTCAGTGGATTTAACAAACGGAAATGATCCAGAAACAGGACACGGATATAATTATGTTGAATTAGAAATAAAAGAAGAAGTTGAGACATCAACTTGTGAACATTGTGGAATGACAAAAATTATAAAATATCAAACATATAATATTCCTAAAGAAGGATATAAAGTTGAAAAAGATTAATCGCCCAAATTTATTATGTTTGACTTAAATCCTATGATTTTTCATTATTATGGAAAAAAATTTTTAAACTGTAAACAATGTATTTTAATAAGGATTTGTGATTATTATTGTTTATTTGTCAAAAAAGATATAATGAAATTAAAAGAAAGTGTGTTGATTAAATTTTCAAATGTCAGTTAACACACCTTTTTATAAGAAAATATTTAAAAAGAAAAATAAATTAGATGGAGAATCATTAGATTTTTTCAAATCAATTGATACGGATACTATAAAAAAATTTAATTCAGATTTTTCAATAGAGCAAATAAAACAATTGTTAAGTCAGAAAAAATATCAAGGTGAAATTTATAAAACAGATATTTTAAAAAGTTGCAATGAGTTTTTAAGGATATATTCAACATTTACAAAACTACAAAAAGAACAAGATGATTTATGTGAATATATAGGAAAAACAAAAATTACTTTAAAAGTAATCAATGACATGACAGAAAAATTAGAAATATTAATCGGCTCAGATATGATTAATGAAAAAGAAAAAGATGATAAAAAATTATTTCAAAAATCTTATTTAGATGTTGAAAATAATTATGGTATTATTGTTGATAAATTATCTGAAAACATAAAAGAAACAAAAAACTTATTAAACATTTTAGGGGCTAATATTTCAAATCTGTGTTATAAATTATTATTGCATTTTTTAGGTCAATTACATATGGATATATTAATTAAGTTCAAAGATGGAGAAAAAATTTATGTAAATACAAAATATTATTCAGATGGATTTATAGAACATTGTTTTCAATGTTTAGGATTTTATTTAGATAAAGGAACAGCCGTAAAAGTCAAAAAAGGAATTACCCCAAGATACAGTTGGGGAAGTGTCACACCAGAAAGCATTGGATATATTAAAGAACGTTCATCTGATGGAGAATTTATTGTAGATTTTCCTGAATGTTGTTCTTGGCATGCAGGAAAAGATGAATTAGAAATACTGAATATCTCATAAGAAAGAGAAACTAAACATGCCGGGTCAGCTTTTTTCTTATGTTCGCCCCAACGATGCATATACTTCAGTCAAAGAAAGAATTTCTGTAATTTTTCAAGAGGCGACAAAAATTAGTGATGGAATTTTAGCCAATACAAATATGGCTGATTTAGAAGACATGAAAAATACAATAGAAAGAATGAATTCCTGCATTGAAAACCTCAAGGATCAAAAAACGAAATTTCTTCCTTCATTTATAGATAAATTTTATCAAAAAACAAAACGTTCCATTGTTTCAAAAATAACTGATAGAAAAATGGTCAGCGATGTTTTGGAAGATATCAAAAAATCATTTGATGAAGACGCTATCAAACTTAAAGCTAAAATGGAAACTTGTTATAGTTATGGGTCAAAAGCAGAACAGATAGTTTCAGAATTGAATATTTTAAGAAAAGATATATCAAAAGAAATTGAAAACGTCCAAAATAATAAATCAGATAATATTGAAAATAATATAAATGATAATTCAAAAATGTTAGATAAGTTGAAGAAAACTCTTGTAAATATTGATTCATTTCTTTTTATTTTTAAAAATAATATTATTCATCTAGGAGGGCAAATAACAGAAATTGAACTTCTCTTAGATTTTATCGAAAATACCTATCCTCAATTAAATGTTCTAATTAAAACCGAATTATCCACATATATCATGCAATTAGGAAACGCTTTAACAAGTGAGAAAGTCACTTCGGTTAGAAATGGATTAAATTCTCTTGTCGTTCAATGCAGCCAAACAATCGCATCGGATACAAAAAGAGTCACTGAAATGGTATCGTCTCCGGATATATTTCCTGAAACAATTGGACAAGTTTCAATATCCACAATAAAACTTCTGGAAGGGGTAAAAGCTGCTGTCGAAAACGGAAGAGCAAAATGTATCGAAACCGCAAATAAAGTTATTGCGGAAGATGCTCGGTTAAGAAAAGAATTACCTAAATTAATGGGAAGCACATCTGATACAAGATTTATTGAATGAAATTATTTTCGGATTCTATCTCAAAATTTTTTACGAGTCATTTTATTGAAATAGATATAAGTTCTTTTTTTGATTCCTTAAATATAACAGATTCAGAATTAGATAAGTTTAATTGTGAATTTTCAATCAAAAAAATTCAATTTATTTATGGAAATAAATTTGCATCACTGTCAATGAGAGATTCTCTAAGGAGAACAATTGAAGAATTTTGTGCAATTTTCCAAAAGTATAATGATATTGAAGATAAACAAATAAAATTACATAAACAAAAACGTATAAATGGTGGATGGTTAGAATTTGCTAAAAACGTTGTAAAAGAATTAGATTATAAAATTGATGAAAATGAAAGTATTATTTTTGATAAAGCATTGGACGAATATAAGAAAAATATTGAAGCGTCCTTAAATAAAATAGAGAAAAATACTCAAGATTTTGAAGACTTGTTAGTAATTCTTGGAACTAAAATAACAAAAATTTGTTTTGATATTTTATTGGATAGCATTAGAAAAAAGTTTTTGAATAATTTAATAGATTTTAAAAATTTAGAAGAAAATAAGATCCTTCCTTCAATTCCTCGTTTTGATAAAAATATTTCCGAAATTGATAAAGCATGTTTTTTATTATTTGATAAAAGTTATGAAGAATTTGAAAGAATGTTTTAAGTCTAAAAATTATAAAGAATGAGATAAATCCATAGAAAGGATTAAAATGACAAAATATTTATTTTTTAGAACTATATCTTGGATTTCGTTTTTCTGTTTCATTCTTCTCATAAAAGAACCAGATATTTTAGATGGAATTATTAGTTTGTTTTTCCGTTGAATTGTATGGGGCCCCTTGTGAGACTTTTCTCATGAGGGGCCCCTCCAGACCAGGTTAAGGAGAAAAGATGCTAGAAAATCTTTCAGGAAGTTCTATCTTATTGGGAGGTGCCGCAGCCGGCTTCATTGCAGCATTTTGGGAAAAAGTGAAAACCATTCTTCAACATTTATTTAGTTTAATTTTTGTGACAGTAAAAATTGAAAATAATAATTTAATAGATTTAGCAATCTCAAATATACTAAAAAATTATAAGCCTTTAAAAATCTTAAATAAAACTTATAATTCTGTTTTCACATTTTCTAAATCAAAAGATAGAAATGTTCTCGTTTCTTATCAAAAAATTAATGCTCCTAATTTAATATTTAGAAATGGATTTAAAATTTTATTTATAAATGGAGTACAAAAACATATTAGAAATGAAGAATATAACATTTCTTTTACTATAACTTTTTTAAGGGGAACTTTAGATCCAGATAAATTTATTTCTGAAATAGTAAAAGAATTTAATGACAATGCGGGCAATTTTCCTCAAAGGTTTTTTGTAACCAGAGTAATGGGGAAATCTCCTTCAATTGAGCGTTCTCAACCGAATCAAAATAATATAGATTTTTCACAAGATTCATATTTTTTTAGATCAAAAAGAATACTTAATTTTGATCTCGATGATATAACTTCTTCAATTCATAATACACCAATAAAAAATTTGGCGTTTCCTGAAGAAATAAAAAATATTATTAACGAAATAAAAACATGGAAAGAAAGTAGAGATTGGTTTAAAGAAAAAGGAATTCCTTGGAAAAGAGGAATATTATTATATGGTTTGCCCGGAACAGGAAAAACATCTTTAGTTCGTTCTCTTGGGCAAGAATTTGATTTTCCCATTTGGTCTTTTGATTTATCAACTTTATCAAATGAAGAGCTTATAACAAATTGGAATGAAATGCTTTCTAATTCTCCTTGTATTGCACTTTTTGAAGATATTGACGCAACGTTCAAAAAAAGAGAAAATATATCAAAACAAGACATGTTAAAAAAACCTCTTTCATTTGATTGTCTATTAAATTGCATAGATGGAATTTATAATTCAAATGGAATTTTAACTTTCATAACTACAAATAATATAGATCATTTAGATGACGCAATCGCTTCAAAAGTCTCAAATGGAAAAATGACAATAAGGCCCGGAAGAATAGATAGAATTATTCATTTAACAATTCTTGATGAAAAATGTAGATTAGAAATCGCTGAAAGAATCCTTTCTGATTTTCCTGATGAAATAAATAAAATAGTTCAAGATGGAGATGGAGATACCGGAGCACAATTTCAAGAGAGATGTTCAACTTTAGCCTTGAATCTATTTTGGAAGGAGAAGATATAAGACTTGGATCAAGAACAAAAAGATTTTTGTGAAAAAATTTTAAAAATCATTGATCCAAAAGATCTTTTTGGTGGGATACTTTATCAAGGCAAAAAAGAAATTATTTCGTGCTATCGATCATTTTTGTTTATTCTCCATCCAGATAAATGTAATCCTATGACAAGTAAAGAACAAGAATTGTCAAATGAAGCATTTAGACATTTAACTGAATTAAAAGACCTTGTACTTTTTTGTCTCGATAATAATATTCCTTTTAAACGAATGGATAAAAATGAAAGTATATTTAAAATAAATGATAAAACTTATCATATTTTAAAACATATGATAGAAGGAGATTTCTCAAATATTTATTTATGTGATCGAGAATATCACACCGGAGCAAAAATAAAAGTTTGTATGAAGGTTTCAAAAGATTCCAATGATTTAATTTTACATGAAAAAGAAATGTTAATACATATTCAAAAAAATTTAAACCCATTGTCATTTCCTGTTTATTTAGATCATTTTAAATTTTCAGATGATTCTTTAGCCAATGTAACTAAATATATTGAGGGGTTTGATTTTTGTACTTTACAAAATTTTTATACTGAAGGAATTTCTGTTTCGAATGCTGTATGGATACTTGAAAGAATTTTATCAGCCTGTGGTAATTTACATTCAAAATTAATTATTCATGGCCTCATTGAACCTTCAAATTTAATTGTAACCCATTATAATCATAACGTAACCATAATTGATTTTTGCGGAGCGATCCAAGATGCTAATTCAAATGATGCAAAATATAGTTTATTAAATGATTTTTCAGCTCCAGAAATAACTAAAGACCTTTCACCCCATCCAAGAACTGATTTATTCTCAATAGGAAAATCTATGATATATTTGTTGTCAGGAAACAATGAAAATAATTATCAAAAAAATATAAAAGATTATCCAGATTTTGATTCTCTAATTCAAAAAATGGTTGAGTCAAATCCTAAAAAAAGATCTGATGATTGTTTTCAAGAATGGGAAAAATTAGAAAAAATTAGAACCAAATATTTTGGACCAGATCGTTTTAGAGATTTCTTAGATAAAGTTCCAGGGAAGGGAATATGAAATGGGCGGCTCATCATATGACAGACCTGTCTATGGCAGTAGGTCATCTTCCAATTTTGGCAGTGGTATGGCCTCAACAGTTTCCAATACAATTTTTAAATCTGAGGAATTACATAAAGATTTAGACCCAAAAAGAAATATTGTATGTTCGGCTAAACATCCAATTGTATTGATGCTTGACGTTACGGGATCAAATATAAATTTTGCAAAGGTATTTTATGACAAGGCCCCAATGTTACATGGACAAATTGAACAACAAGGTTATTTGCCAAAAGATGAATTTGAACTTTCCTTCTCCGCAGTTGGAGATGCATATTGTGATTCAGCCCCTTTACAAATTTCTGATTTTGCTTATGGAATTGAAAATGAAAAATGGATTGAAAAATTATATCTAGAGGGAAGTGGTGGTGGGCAACAAACGGAAACTTATGAATTGGCTGCTGAGTACTTTAATGAAAAATGTAAATTAACCCATAAAGATGTATTTCCATTCTTTTTCTTTCTCGCTGATGAAAGTCCATATTCATATTTAACAAATAGAATAAGTTCATCAATCTTAAATATTACCCTTAACAATGAAATCCCCTCAAAAACAATATTTACGAAACTTATGAAAAAATTTAAAAATAATGTTTTTGTTTTGTTAAATAAATATCAGGGATTTGATTTTGAAGAAAGTATTATTCGCTCTTGGAAAGCAATGCTTCCTTCTCAAAATATTATTCTTCTAAAAGAAGAAAAATCTGTGATCGATATTATTTTGGGAATTATAGCCATGGCTTATAATTCAAGAGATATGTCAAGTTATATTGATGATATGAAAAATAGAAAACAAACAAATGAAAGAATTGAAAATGTTTCTAATAGTCTTGGAGAATTTTGTAGATCATTAGTTCCCTCGGTTCCTATAAATAAACTTCCTGAACAATCAAATATTTCTAGAAAAAGTTCTATAAGAAAATTATAAATTGCTATATTGTACTTTACCTCCAATATATCAAACAAAAATTCTTTATGATATTTTAAAAAATGAAAAAATTAAAAATGTTAGATATAATACCGGATGTACTTCGGATCTAACTCCTTTTAAAACAATAGAATTTTTGACACGAGAATGCATAAGATTTGATAAAAATTTATGGGTTGATCTTAAAGGAAGGCAATTAAGAATTCTTGAATGGGCGTTTCCAAAATATGGAGATATATTATTAAATCATAATGTAAAAGTTGATCTCCCCGCTACAATATATTTCAGAGGTTCTTCTGAACCAAGTGAAATTAAATCAATAGTTGGAAATAAAATTTTTGTTGACCCTATTCCGAGGTATGCTGTAGGAAAAGGGCAATCAGTTAATATCATTGGAAAAAATTTAAAGGTTGACGGGTTTTTAACTAATGAAGATTTAGAATTTATTAAGGCTTGTAAAGAGTTTTCTTGTCAGAATTTTATGATTTCCTTTTTTGAAAAATATGAAGATCTGCAGATAATAAGAGATCTTTATCCAGAATCTAATCTTATATTAAAAATCGAATCAATGGAAGGGCTTCGTCTTTTGACAACCATAAGCCCTAAAAATCTTTCTGATTTAAAATGTAATTTGATGGCAGCGAGGCAAGATTTATTTATAAATTCATTAAATGATATAAATTTCTTCACCCTTTATTTAGACTTTATTATTAAAAAGGATCCTGAAGCTATTTTAGCGACAGACCTTCCTTTAGATGTAGAACCAAATAATATGGCTAATTTTATGGATATAAAATTTATGAAATCTCTTGGTTATAAAAATTTTCTTTTGGGGGATGAAATATCTCATAAAGCGGTAATCACTCCAAACTATATATATCCTTTCAATCCTGAATATAAAAATGAATAATAAAATATTTAAAGGAAAAAAATGTTTTTTGATTTTCGGCTTAAATTATGGAGATGAAGGAAAAGGAAGTATTATTGATGCCCTTGGACATAAGTTTGGGCCTTCAACAGCTATTCGATTTAATGGAGCACATCAAGCCGCTCATAATGTTATAAATAAAAATATTCATCATTGTTTTAGTCACTTCGGTTCCAATTCTTTATCAAACTTAAAGTCAAATACCGTTTATTCAGAAGATATGGTTTTTGACCCTTTGACTATGATGGAAGAAGCGAAAGTATTAAATACAAAAACGAGAAATATTTGGGAAAGAATAGATATCCATGAAAATTGTGAATTGATTCTTCCTTTTCATGTTTTATTCGGCAGAAAAAGAGAATATGATAGGGTTAAAAAATTTAGCACATGCGGTGCTGGAGTTGGAGAATATGTAAGGTCTAAACAAAAAAATATCCCAACTTTGAAAGTCATTGATTTATTTAAACCTGATAAATATTTGCTTGATAAAATCAATTTTATTTTAAATGAATTGTTAGATGAATTTCCTTCTTCAATACGAGAAGATAAAATTATTAGTACTTTTATAAATAAAAAATATATTAAATTTTTACATTCTGAATATAAAAAATTTAAAGTATATATTGAAAGTCATGTTCATAATCTTCCTTTTGAAAAGCTCGATGAAATTTCAAATGATGTTATAATCTTTGAGAGCTCCCAAGGAAATCTTCTTGACCCAAGATATGGGGTCTTGCCATATGTAACAAAAAGACATGTTGCCATTAATCCGATAGATTTTAAAGATATTGAAAATATTCAAATGATTGGCATTTCAAGAATTTTTACCACAAGACATGGTAATGGCCCATTAATTACAGAAGATGAATCTCTAAGATTTTTTGATAAACATAATGTAAATAATGGATGGCAGGGAAAATTTAGAATTGGACATTTAGATTTAGTTGCTTTGAAATATTCTTTAAATATTTCGAATGGTTTAGATGGAATTGCTTTGACCCATATTGATCTTCTTAATAAAATGGATAAAATAAAGGTTTGTACAAATTATGTTTTTGATGAACTAAAAAATATAGATAAATTGTTTTTCGAATATATTCAATCTAATGAAATATATGATCTTTCAGAAGAGAACTTTCTTACAAAATATTTACCTTTTGTTAAACCCTCTTATGAAACTTTTCAAGGAAGGGGATGGGAAAGTAAATTTTTTAGATTTATAAGAGAAGAAACTGAAGTTCCTATCAAAATATTATCTTTTGGCCCTAAACATATAGATAAAACCTTTTTCAATTCAATCTGTTAAAAGTCTAATATAATCTTGTGCCGGGGTGGCGGAACTGGTAGACGCAAGGGACTTAAAATCCCTCGGTGGAGAAATCCCTGTACGGGTTCGACTCCCGTCCTCGGCACCAAAAAATATCTAGAAAGGAAAGGAACGAATGGCTTTTGGATTAATTCTTTTAGCGATTGTAGCAATAGTTATTTTAGCTGGTTATTTAGGAACGAAAACCAAATGACAAAAGAACAAGTAAAATATATTTTAGATTCTTTTAATAAAAAGTATAGTATTCTTTATCTAGAAACGGATGAAGATACAAATGAATCTAATTGGGTTTTTGTAAAAAGAATTATTCCTTTAGAAGAAAAAGATAAATTGTTCATTTATACTATAAATGGATGTTATGACTCTCTTCATGAAGACTTTAAAAAATTTAGATTTTTCACTGAAATTTTTCCTCGAGAAAAACTTTGAAGATTGAATTAAATCCTCCGATTATATTTAATTTTAAAGACATTAAAAAAATTAAGAGTGAAATAAATTCTCCCCTAATAAATCCCGTCAAAGGAATGAAGGATGACCCCTCATCTCCCACAAGTATCTATAAATAAAAAGGCTGTAGCTATCAAAACATTAACTGGTTTGACAATGGTTGGCGCTTTAGCCGGTTTTTCATTTATTATTTATAATGCTCTAGTTGCAGCAGTCAGTCTCTTTGCAATTGGAGCCATCGGAATTGTTGGAACTGGAGTGGTTATGACAATTCCTCTTATGGGACAAAAATTAGAAAACTGGATTATTAAAATGAGAAAAGTTGAAGCAAGACAAAACCCGATTGAACAATTGGAAAATACCATTATCGCACGGTCAGAACATGTAGCGATATTTAAAAATGGAACAAAAGTCCTTTTTTCAAAAGTTCAGGGATTACAAAGACTTATTGAAGAAAGAGAAAAAAGAGATCCCAATTGTAATTTGAGTAAGGAACGTCAAGCCCTTGAGAAAATGAGAAAACTCTTTGAGATGCAAAGTGCTAAGCTAAAGAAATTTGAAGAAGCCCTAATTGAATTTAAAAATGAGGTAGAAAGACAAAAATTTCAACAAGAATTCGCCATTGCTAGCGCTGATGCACTTTCGAGTGTTTCGTCAACTGATAAAGAAACAATTACCAGAGACCTATTGGCTGAAGAAGCCTCCAATGCAATTTCGGAAAATTTTGATAGGGCATTTGCAGATTTGGAAATTGACGGAGAATTTATTAGGCATGCAAAAACTGAACTATTGGTAGAAAATACTGGAGAATAGAATCATCTTTTCCAGGAGGGCGAATGTACTACAAGGTTATTAAAATCGTAGGCCTGATTCTCATGATATTTCTCATAGGAATTGTAATTTTTGGATCCATGAAAACAAAATCAATAAATAATGAAATTTATTCTGAGGAAAATATTACACAATCTCAACCCATAAATAATGGACCTAAGTTTTATAAATAGAATTATATAAATCACTGATATCCGGAGAAAAGGAGTTTTCATGAAACGTTGGGTTCTGGGTTTTCTCATCCTAATCTCTTTTTTGATTAATCCTTTTTATTGCTTCGCCACTGAGCCATCAGAAACATGCCCCGATAATTATTTGATTTTTTCGACTGGAAATCCTCAAAATACATATGCAAAGATGTTTAAAAATATTTCCGCTTATTATCCTAATTTATGCGAGAATTCAAATACGACAGGTGGATTTGATAATATTCTAAATATTCTTCGAAGAAATGCAGACGTTGGTCTTGCACAGTCCGATACCATTGATATTGTTCAAAGAACCGATTCAATGGTAACAAAAAATATTAGGTCTCTCATGTCACTTCATGCAAATACAATGCACATTATTGTTCTTAGAAATGGAATTCTTTTGAAGGAAGGTTCTGAAGGGTTCCTTGGTTATGGATCCTCGAAAGAACAAAGGCAAATCATTGTAGACATGAGAGATCTCCGTGGAAAGAAAGTGGCGGTTCTTGGAAGCGCACTTCCCACTTCGACAATTATAAATGAACGTCTTCAGCTAAGCATTGACGCTATTGAGGTTTTCAAACCTGAAGAGGGAATTTCAAAACTCCAAAACAATGAGGTTGTCGCCTTTTTGGCTATGGGTGGAAAACCTCTTTCGTGGGTAGAAAAACTCGATGGAAAAATGTTTAACCTTGCAGCTTTTGATCCTTCTGATATTCAAAGACTGGGAAATTTTTATATTCCGACAAAAGTCTCTTACAAAAATTTGGGACTGTTTGGGCTTCCCTGTTTGTCTGTTCAAAATGAACTGTTTGTATGGAATTATAAAGGAAAAAGAGCAGCAGATCTAATTGCTCTAAAGAATGCAATCATTGAGAATCTCGAAGAAATTAAAGAAGATAGGGCATCCCACCCAGCTTGGCAAGAGGTGGAAGACCCTGAAAAAGTTTCTTGGATCAAATATGAGGTTCCTTTGAAGTAGAATTTAAAATACTGATCAATTAATAAAGGCTGGCTCTAGTCGACTTATGACTAGAGCCAGCCTAAAAATAAAACTCTTTCTCAAGAGGGTTTTACATGGCTAAAGAAAAAGAAGGTTTATCATGGAAATCACCCCTTGATATAGTTGGAAATAAAATAAAAAAGGAAGGCAAATGGTTTGTAATTCAAGATGCAGTTTTAAATACTGATCCAACCCCAAAACTAACTGTTTATTTATTTCCAATAAAGGAAATGAGGATAAAATGACTATTTCTTTTGAAGAATTAGAAAAACATAGGATAGATGAAAATAAATTTAAATGTGTTAATTGTGGAAAAATAGTTAAATTTAAAGGCGGTAGAGACGGATATGAAATGATCACATGTGATGATTGTTTAAAAGAAATTCAATTATGGGATGAATCTTTTGATGAAGAATATATTGATAGTTAGATTTTTGAAAGGAGAAAAGATATGTACTATGTAATCGGAGATATACATGGTCAATATGATATGTTAATATCTTTGATGGCAAAAATAGAAAAAGAAATTGATTATGAAAAAGATCAATTGATTTTTATCGGAGATTATATTGATCGAGGCCCAGACTCGAATAAAGTTATTTCTTATATTATAAGTCTAGTTTCAAAATATCCCAATTCTGTCATTCCTTTGATGGGAAATCATGAAGAAATGTTTAATAATTATATGATGGGTATTGATGAAGGAGTGTTTATATATAATGGCGGATATCAAACTATTAAAAGTTATAACCATAAAATTCCTGATGAACACATTGAATTTATTAAAAATAAACTTAAAAAGTTTTATGTAACTGAAAATTATTTCTTTATTCATGGCGGAATTAATATGGTAAAAAATCCAAATCCTAAATTTGAAGATCTTGATTTAGAAGAAATTGTAACCACAATAGATCCCAGTGCTGAAAAACCATTTTACACTGAAATCCTTTGGATTCGAGATTTATTTTTATATAAAGATTTTTCAAATTTTGGTAAAACAATTGTGTTTGGACATACACCATTTTTTGAAGGAAAATATATATCTGACATTTATGTTAAATATGGAAAAATTGGTATAGATACCGGAGCCGCATATTTAGATATGGGTGGGAAATTATCTTGTATAGTTTTGCCATCAATGAAGGTGATTCAAATAGAAAAAATAGCCAATGAATTAGAACTTTTAAAAGAAATGAAAGAAAAATATGAAGGTTAAACAAGTTATATTAATGAGAACAGATTTAAATATGAGAAAAGGAAAAATGATCGCTCAAGGCGCACATGCGTCAATGAAAATTTTATTAGATAAAATGTCAAAAATAAATAATGACAATTGGACATTAGAATTGGATGAAAACATTTCAGAATGGTTAAATGGACTTTTTACAAAAATTTGTTTGCAAGTCAATTCAAAAGAAGAATTATTAGAGATATATCAAAAAGCTTTGGATAACGGGTTTCCAGCATCTTTAATAATTGATGCAGGCTTAACAGAATTTCATGGAATTCCAACAGAAACATGTATTGCTATTGGGCCAGCTAAATCTGAAGATATTGATAAAATAACAAAGAATTTAAAATTATTATAATGAACAAATTAAAAAAGAAAGGAGGATAAAATTTGAATTGTCAAGTAAACGAAGACTTAAGAGAAATCAATGTCGATTTAAACATAAATATAGCAATGAAGACATCGCCTTAAAAGCTCGAAAAGAATTAAAATTTGAGAAACAAATTTCTGTTAGCGTTTATAAATGTGCTTTTTGTAAGAAATGGCATTTAGGTCATTCAAAAGGAAATAGACTAAAAGAACTAAATAATATTATAGAGGCTATTATTTAAATTATTAGGGGGCATAGCTTAATAGGGAAAGCATCGCTTTTGCAAGGCGAAAGATAAGAGTTCAAATCTCTTTGCTTCCACCAAAAACTAAAAAACTAGGAGAAAGAAATGACTTTCGAGAAAATTCATATACTCTGTGCTTAAACGTCGCCTAATTTCTATAGCCCCTCAAACTCTCCGGGATAGCTCAGCGGAAGAGCATCACACTGTTAATGTGACAGTCGGAGGTTCGATCCCTCCTCCCGGAGCCAGACAAAATAATGTTTCAATTATAAAAGATTTTCAAGGAGGTTTTTGAAGAATGAGATTTAGGTCTGATGTTGAGAATATGCCAACAGATGAATCTGAGCTAATTGTAAAAATTAAAAAATTTGATAAACCATATTATAGAATTGTATATTGGAATGGGATATATTTCACAGATGGGACAAATGAATTTGATAGAAATGAAATTATGTTTTGGTCTTATATAATTTGAAGAAAATTTTATTTTTAATTCATTTTATAAAAGCGTGGATTAAAGGAAAAATTTATATTTGGCCAAGAACTCCATTCACAATTCAACCAACAATGAATATGGAATTGAAATACAAAGATATAAAAAATTTATTTATTAAAAATGGTTGGATTCCTTTTTGTATTCAAAAAAAAGATGATTCAAAATGGATTACAACTTTTTTAACTTTAGAGACGATTCAAAAAAATAAAAGGAAAGAGAAGTAAAAGGGTCAAAAGTCTATGGATTTTTCAAATGAGTTTATAAATTTATGTAGTACTGAAGAAGTCCAAAGTTTTTGGATTCCTAAAAAAGGTGATTATGTTTTAGGTTATGAGGGTAGTCATATCAAAGATACCATATGGATTCCACATAAAGAACAACTTTTTAAAATGTTTGAAAAATATCCAGATTCTAAACTTAATATTACAAAATTAGAAAATGAATTTATGGTTGATTATAATGGTTTCTCTTTTAAAGAAGATACGATAGAAAAAGCTTTGATTATTCTTTTAATATTTTTAGAAAAAAAGAAAATATGGTCTAAAGAATCTAAAGAATGGATAAATATAGTATTTCATTGAGTCGCTAAAGACCCGTCGTCAAGCGGTAAGACACAGGATTTTGGTTCCTGCATTCGGAGGTTCGAATCCTCCCGGGTCTGCCAGAAAGGATTTGATATATTTAAAATTTTTTCCGCCCTTCTTCAGATGTACCATAAAAGAAAACAACTCCATTATTAATCTTTGATTTTCTTCTCTTCACTCTTCTCAGAATGGGAGATTAAAAGATGGCATATCATCATGGTGGGTCTGAGAACGAAACCTATCGCTTATCGTCAAGAAAAAATAAAGAAACTGGCCCAAAGAATTTGGAGAGAACATTTCAAGAAGACTGGGATGAAGAAGGATTTCCCCTTGATGAACCAGATGAATTGATATTTGAATCATAATCGAAAATTATAAACTAAATAATCTGAGAGTTTGATCAAGTGTTTTTCGTTTGATCAAACTCTCAGATTATCCCACTATCATAAACAAGAGGGGAGAAAAAGATGCAAAAAGAAGCTCAGCTGATTAACCTCGCTTTGGGAATGAAAAAAATTGGGGAGGTGATTTCTTATAAAGAGTTTGCGGACGAATGGGATCTGCCGCAAACCTTTGTAAATATTCGTCTAAATCGTAAGCCTGGTGTGGAGAAGGTTGAAAATGGATTTAAATTGACAAGAGATTTTAGTAAGGAAGTTGGATCAACAGTTCTAAGAACTCTAAAACGGTGCAAAGGTTCATGCACTATTTCAGAATTAAGAAAAGCTCGAAGATCATTAAACGTTGAAAAAGTAAGGCTGCCTTTATTTAAAAATTTGATTGATTTGGGATTAATTAGGATCGATGGAGAAATTGTCTCATTGATTCCAAGAAACAGAAGTCTTACCCCATCTGAAAAACGATGTCTTGCCCTTCAGAAAAGGGTTGAAGAACTCGAGGAAGAAGTTTATCAAAAAGGGTTGGTAATTACTCGACTCCAAAAAACGATCCAGGAATTTCATGCCGAGATAAAAAATCTTAAAGGATAAAGTTTAAGGAAGGCTCAAACCGACGAGAGGAAAATGTCCCGGGGAATTTGCTTCATCCCCGGGACATTTTTTTGCTAATTTTTAAGGTAAATTACGCACCGATTGTCAGAACCGCAACGCCATTGCTTCTCACCATGGCATTAGCGTACCGACTTAAAATCGTCAAGGAGGGCTTAGCACCCAGTGGGTAAGGATGCAACACAGCCGGAATATAAGGCGCATAAATATAAATGGCTTTCATGTCTTCAACTGGTTTGTAAATCACAATCATGCTTCCAGCGGGAACCACATTGGAAGTGAGAATCTTCCATTTTCCACCGGCCACGGTAGCTGACCGATAACCAACTTCCCCATCAACGCTCGAAGTACCGGTATAATTGAAAGTATTGATATCTTCTAAAATGGCAACGTCAACGGGATTCGCTAAAATGGTATTGCCTTGGTCAATATTTGTATCGGTAAAAATTCTCGAAGAAAGAATATTCAGATCGGAAATAATATTTTCGTGCCAATACTTAACGCCCCACACGTAAGTTCCAGGGGGAGTTCTATTAAAAGTCCGTCTATGGGTGGCAGCATTTAAATTCGTGTTAGCCGCGATTAAAGCATTGACGATTTCTCTGTCAATATCAAGCGCGACCTGCTGACCAATAATATTAACCATTTCAGCTTGGGTATTCATGTCAAACAGTGAACGCATATCTTGCTCAAAGTTCACGCTCCAGTTCGCAGTGATCTGACGATCCTTTGAGTACAGTCTGAGCTTATCCACAGAAAGAGTCACAGTCGGGTTAATTCTATTCTCTTCGAGGGAACATGTAACCGTGTAACGAATAAAAGTCACGACTGCGCTTGTGCTAGCCACAGAAACCGTGCCATTGAGATAATCAACCTTACCCGTAATGACATCGGTTCCAGTTCCAACGATGGTCACTGAAGAAGCAAAATGTCCTTCCACAGCGGGTTGAATCGAGACTGAGGTAAAATTTGTACCATCGGCAGAAACGCCAGTAATTTCAAAATCTCTCTCAAGATGAGCCTGAGTACTGGTTAAGCTGATCTGAGCCAAAACATCATAATCTGTGCTAGGAACAGGCATTGAAGCCGCCACTGGAGTTCCCACAGAAGGCCCACCGGAAATGTCCTGAGAAGTCACGGGGGCGGTATACTGAGTGTTGCCATTCGCTTGGGTGAAAGTCGCTGTCAAAATAGCTTGCACGGTTTCAGGCTTGTCCATAGGAGTCACAGTCACGGCTTCCTTGGCAACAAGCTTTGGATAGAAAACTCTTAAAACAGGAAAAATTAAAGATTCATAGGGGTTCATTTGGAACATAGAGTTTTCAAGTAAACGAACTCGAGTATTTTCCGCCAGGACCATAAAAGCCTCACGGTCCTTCTTGTTCTGAAAAGACTCGCAAAGTCCTTCCATATAAGTCTTGAAAGCATTGTCATCCACCAGGAAAGGTTTTAAATTTCCTGGCTTACTGGGGTCAACCGAAGTAAGCCTCTTTGTCGTCTTATAAACCTCAAGTAAAAGTTCCTTCATCACACATTTCCTCCTTTAGGTTGCTATCTAAATCAATAAATAGTTATAAACTTTAGTTATTTTTTTGTTCTTTAATATTACATATAACAGAACTTAAAAAATCTTAAGATCAGATCTTAAATTAAAAATATTTATTCAGATCAGATCTTATAACATATTTTTGATAAATCGAATATGTTCTTCCAATCTATCTATACTCACTTTATCAGAAATATTTATCAAAGTGACCAATTCATTTCTTGAAGCTAATTTTGATAAATTTTCTTTTGAGACTAATCTAAGGGTATTTTCTAATAATTCAATCGTTTTATTTTTTTTCTTTTTTTCTTTATCGATACTAACAAGGTTATTTTTTAAAGATTCCATTATTTGCTTATTTTGTAAAATCTTTAATTCCAATTCTTTAATTATATTATTTCTTTTTTCATACCCTAAATTAACCAAAGGCTTAATTTTATCTATTAATGAATCAGCCAATTTCACTTTTATTTTATCTATATTCTCAGATAAAATATCTGGCATTTCAGTTGCTTCGATATTCACAAGTCACCCCCTAACTTTTGTAAAATTTGAGATTTTAGTAAAAAGATTCTATTATCCAATTCATCATTTTCTTTAATCATCATATCTTTCAAATCCTTTGATTTAGCAATTAATTCTTTTTGTCTTGATAACTTTTCTTCTGTGATATAAATTTGTTTATCTAACTTATCAATTTGTTTCTGAACTTCAGGGTCAAAACTTTTTGCAAAAGATTCTACAATATTCTTAAATTCAATATCATTTAATTTTCTTCCTTCATTCTCGATAATAATTTCCATTTACACCCACCTATCAAAAAAGGTTATAATTTTTGATTCAACAAGTTTATCAAAATAATCAGGCAAGAAACATTTTCCCCCAACACAAATCATTCTTGAATTTTCCATCAAACATTTTGATTCAAATTTCATTTCATTGAAGTCGACCAATGCAGAGGTATGGGAGGGCATTGAAACCGCATCATAGCCGATAATGGTCAATGGTCTCATTACCCTATTATATTCTCGTGTTCTTTCTAATTCAGCGACGCCTCTCATGGACATGCCAATGCCCGCTTTATCTTTTAAAAGACCCAATAAAATATACCCCGAATTAGTATTTGCGGTTTCTATCTCTCCAATAACTTGTTTATTTTTAATTTCATAATCACAAATATAATGTGAAACTTTCTCTAAAGAAACTGTAGTTTGTCTAATCGCATCAAACTCTTCTTTTCCTGTTGGAAATGGATGATCCAATTCGCCAAAAAAGGCTTTCCTTTTCATTCTTATATTACAATCATTCAAACCTTCTGAAATAACGTCTGAAGGGTACATTCTTCTATTCGCATTTATAGTGTCTAAATCTTGTAAAATCATACGAAATCTTGCTTTTTGTATTGAATCTTTTAAAACCTTAGGCTCTTGGTAAATAGGACTTTCCATAATAAAATGAGACATATTATTTAGCCTCCGCTTTATCCCTACGTTTTTCTTTTTGATAATAATTTGTTAACTCCTCATAAATTCTTAAGATGAAATTATAAAAATGTATAATAATATCATCAAGCTGATTTTCAAACTTTTCAACATTGGATAATAATAATTGATATAATTCTATAGTTTCTTCGGTATAACGTTTCAATTGAATTATTTCAGGATCTGTGATGCCTTCTAATAAATCAGAAGCGTCTGTCAATCTTGAATAAATCTTTTTTAATTCATATACTTTTCCCAAAACTTCGGGATCTTGAATTTCCGCTTCTCCAGTTGGTAATGGATTTCCATATTGATCTGTTCCAACCATTCCACCTTGTAAAGATGGATCTTGCATCCCAGATGCATCATCAACTGGGGGTTGTTGAGGTAAAGATGGATCTGTCGGAACTTCTTCTTGTTCTAACGTATATGGAATATTTGTATTATAGGGTCTGTCACTTACTTGAAAATCTCCTAAATTATCATAGTCATTAAAAAAGTCAGAAAAAGTTTCTGTCTTTATTTTTTTTACTAAATCATGTATTTTTTCATCAATTTTTTTCATTATATTAAAATCTCCTTAGTACATAGGAGGCAACCCACTGCCACCCATTCCTCCTGTTGTATCTTTGTCTTTTGAATTAAGTTTTTCCTCAGTTTCTTCTTCAGCTTTTATTTGATCTATTTCTTTCCAGTCAATATTTTGTAAATATTTCTTAACACTATAACTTTTTGGAATCCCTATTCTTTCAAGCGATTCAACTAAAGTGACTAAATCATTTGTATATTTTGCTTCTCTCTCAAATTGTAAAGACTTTGGCGGAGGCAAAGTAATTTTAATATTTTCCCAAGCTGTTAAATATTCTTCTGGATCAATAATTTGATAAATCTTTTCTATTAAATCATTTATTTGTTCAGAAATAAATTTCTGGTCTGCAATAATTGTTCTAGCAAAAAGAATATTCTCTTCGGATAACGTGGCTTTAACGATCGCGTTTTCTTCTATCCCCAAAAACGCTGGTGGAATCGAAAGTGATGCAACTAATTGATCTCTAAGGAATTTTAACTCATCAACTTTTGATCTAATATCAACATTTCCACCGGTAAATGTGTCAACATCGAAAAAAGCCTTACCGTCCTTGGTAGGAATATAGATATCCTCGAATGTGGAGATTTGCGAATTATGTACGAATATACTAGCTTTAAGTCCGAAATTATGATATTTAGATGTCTGAATGTCTGCGACATCTCTTCCTTCATTTAAATACTCGATAGATTCAACTTTATGATTTGAAAAAATCTTTTTTTCAATCTTCACTCCTTCTCTTAAAACCTGAAGATCTTTATTTCGATAAATTCCCCTATGCATTGCTTTATGGCTACAAGATCTTATTCCACAAGTTCCAAAAGTGTATCCAGATTTCTTTTTGGAAATTACAGTATCTTTTCCACATATAGAACATTTTGTAAAATCAATTAATGTACAATTTCCATTTTTACATAAAGTTGTATTTAAAGATTTTGTTATTTTTTTACAATTCTTATTATCACATGTTTTATAAAAACCTTTAGAATATACTATATCGTTTTTTCCGCAGTTTTGACATTTTCCTGAAACTCTATTTTGTTTAAACCCATTTTCTTTAATATGTTTATTCCAACAAAAAACATTGCAAGCCTTTCTATTTTTATCTTCAGATATAAAATTTCTTTTACAATTAACACATTCTACATAAAAAATAGGACAACTTTCTTTTCTTACCGCTTTATTAATTTCTTTGCATTTTTTACTTTCACAAACTAATCTCAAACCATCGTCGATCATCTTATTATATAAAGATCTAGTGATCTTAAACTCTTTCCCACAAATAAAACACTTTTCCGAATGAAGCACATATTCATTTTGATCTTTTCTTGTTTCCCAAGACTTTACGCTATAGTTTTTCTTATAAATTAAAAAGCATTCATTGGAACAAGTTAGTTTTTCTTCCCAATAATTTTTCTCAAATTCTTTTTCACAAATAACACAATTTATTTTCTTTCTAATTTGAGTCCTTCCAATATTTCCACCGTTATAACCATTTTCTTTATCATTTGAGTGAATCTCAGCATGTTCTGTATGTGTACATCCTAAAAGATTACAAGAACTATTATCTCTTGGATTTTTATTAATATGATGCACAACATCTTTATTTTCATAAAGTCCTAAATATTTTCCAAAAACTTGATGGGTTAATTTCCAAGTATTTAACCCAGGTTGATACATTTCTTCATAAGTAAACCCCTTAGAAGTTGTACTATTTGAAGATCGTGTATATAAAGGCATTAAAGAATCACCAAGAATAAGATCTTTTGCTTCCTTATATGAGCCATCTCTCATCATAAATAAATGTTCAGGCGTACAAATTACAAATTCATTATTATCTAAAATCACCTTTATAGTTTTAACATTTCTTCCAGTTATTTTAGCGCTTACAACTTTATCAGGAACAATTGTCCCAGACTCTTTATCATAGGCTAAAATTTCAAATTCTTTTCCTTCATTAAAATATTTTACAATGTCTCCTATTGGCATTGATTTGCCATTTGTCAACATAATCTCAGTATCCAAATCTAAACACGCTATAGTGTCGATAGTTCCAAACGAATCTAAATTGATTTTTCTCTTTCTAAAAACTTCTTTTAAACTTTCAATCTCTTTTTTTGCATCTCTTGGCAATCCAATATCAACCGTGATCTTTCTTTTCTCAGTTGATCTTGAAAGTCTTTGAATGGCTAAAGCCGTTTCTAAAGCGATTAAAACTTTCGCCGTGTATTGAGCGCTATCATATATGGATTCTCCATAAGGATAATATTTATAAGATGGGACCAAAAAATGTGCAATTTTATTAGGCGGAACATATCTAATACTCAATGCTCTGGTTGGATCGGCATTTTGAATCATTAAACGGATGACATCTTTTAAATCATCCGGCGCATCAAAGTCACCCATCGCTGGAATATTTGATTCAAGATTTTTTAAAATTTGATTACAAATATTATTTATTGTGGTGTCTTGAAACATCTCTATTGGAGTAAATGAGGATTGTGGAAATATTAAATATCCAAAACAAATTGGATATGCGACACTCTGTAATTTTACCACTCTTTGAGGGGCATGAAAAACTAATTTAATATCTTTAGAAGTTAATTTTTTCTCTTCTTTTTTTCCTTCTTTTCTTTCATTTTCTAATATCTTATAATCTATTAAAATTTCAGGAATTTTTAACTTTGAATCTTTTTCATCAATAAGTTTTTCTTGTAATTTGATTCTTTGTTTTCCTCTGTTTTCATCCTGTCCTAAAATACTCTCTTCAGTTAAAATTGTTTTTGTAAATAAAACATCTTTTGAATTGCTAATCTCGACAAAGAAATCTCCAAACTTTAATGTCTCTTTAATAATTAAAGGCAAATGTTTTTCAAGCTTTATATCATTTATTAATAATTTAGTTTTTTCTGTCAAACTTTGAACATTTATATCATTTATATTTTTAATTTCTTTTACGTCTAATGAAATTTTTGTAATGTCATCTGGAGATAAAATATTATCAACTAAAACATCCAATGCTCTAAAACAATAACTAATATTTGTAACAATTGATTGATAAACTTTATATCTTAAAATTCTGCCACTTTGTCCATAATTAGCTGGAGAAGAACCAGCAGACCCAAATAACCCAGTTCCGGTGTTAGCAACGTCGGGAACAAAATCAACATTCTTTGAAATCAAAGTTTTCATTAAATCAATATAACCATTTTTACCACTTTGATTTCTATATGAATTAATATCAGTTAAAGCCTGATCTAATTTATTATCAATATTTGTGGTGGTTGTTCCAACGATAGAAGTTTTTAACTTTGCAAACGTATCTTTAATTGAAGCCATTTATATTTCCCCAATATTAGTCTCTTTTTTATTTTCATCTTTAGTTAAATTATTTATTGCAGTCTTTCTTATTTCATCATTTTCATATGATTCTATAAAATAATCTAAAACAATTTTCAAAAATGTTGATTCATCCCCATAAAGAATTATAAATTCTTTTATCAAATTAGGGCCAATTAAATCATATGATAATTTAACAAATTTTTTAGCTAACTCATCTATTTCTTTTTCGCTGTGATAAACTGCTGAGATTGAATAAATTAATATATTATCTTTATGTATAGTTTTATACGCCTTTTGTAAATGATATTCTAAAACGACCATATATGTTTCAAACGTCATAATTCTTTGATGGATGTTTTTATCATGTAAAAAATTAACTAAAATCCTTATCCCAATAAAAGATATTACAACAAGAAATAACATAAATCCTAAATAAAAAAATAGATATTCCATTTTTATATCTCTCTTATTGTTTCTAAATTATTCTTAATATGAATAGCCAAAATCGTTGAGGGTCGAATAAGAATTTCTTCTTTCTCTAACTTTATCCTAACGATATTTGTTTGAGTGAACATGTTTTGAATTTTGATTAAGTCTTCATCTTTTAATTCTTCTTCAATATTTAGAATGATTGGTTCATTTTTATCTTTACAAAAAATTGAAATTGTATAATACATAATATTTATTTTCCTTCCTTTGTTTCCTCAATCTCTTCAATTATACTATTATCAGTAATTTCAATCTTAGAGAATTTTTCTTTTTTAATTTCCCTTGGAGATTTTTCGTTAATAAAATATTCACATGAATTTTGTTTTAATTGAAGTAAAACTGATGGCAACTCTTTTTCGTGGATTGTGAAAACTGCTGGAGTTCTAAAGACTTTTCCAGAAACTTTTAAAATTGAATGATTTGTAACGGTTATAACTTTCATAGTATCCTCTTTTATTTTAAAGGTGGCGATACAAATGCCAAAAGATTTTTTCTTTCGAAATCCACATTCTCTGGATAAATATAATATATTGGTTTATCTAAAGATTTTCCAATTTCGATCTCTTTTGTAACTCCTTTACTTATTTTCCATCCATCATTACAATAAACAAAAATCCCATCAGACCAATTAATAAAGCACGTATCATATTCACACCAAAAATCAAACTCAGTAGGTAATTCAACCGATTCAGCAATTGGATGAGAATGAGATATTGGACTAAAAACATGATATCCCATTAAAATTAAAATTCCAGAAATTTTATTTAAATCTTCAAATCTTTTATTTCTAATTTCTTTTTCTTTATGAGAATACGGTCCAGCTAAATAGATTTTCTTTTTCTCTGACATTTCAATTCTCTCTTTCATTGAAAAGAAACCCCCATTGACCTATATCTTTATAACATAGGTCAATGGGGTTTAGTATTTTTCCTTACGTTGAAGCTTTTCTTTGACTTTTTATTTCTTTCTGTAAACCTTTATTTCATCCATAAAAATCTTAAAGGTTTCTTGAAGATCTTTCTCTTCTCTGTTAGAAATCGGACCTATTGGAAATCCTTCAGAGATTTTATTATCAACATCAAACTCATCCACTTTGCTTTCATCTTCGTCTTCATCCTCATCTTCGTCTTCTATATCATTCTCGTCTTCATCTTCCTTATCCATATTTTCCTCATCATCTTCCTCTGCTAAAACTTCTTTTCCATCTCCAAGACCGGCTGCTTCTGTTCCTGTCTCAGTTTCCTTTTCTCCTTCACTTCCCTCACCCTTTTCATCCTCTTCAGACTCAGACTCCATTTCAGAGATGAGTCTCTCAATAATAGTTCTTTCCATACTTTCGGTTGTCACTTCTTTCTTATCTTCGTCCTCTTCTTTTTCATCAGTCTCTTCATCTTCTTCTTTTTCATCTTCGTCTTTGTCTTCTTTTTCCTCTTCTCCACCCTCTTCCTCAGCCTCAGTTAAAGCCTGCTCAATATCATTTTTTGTCTCTTCGGGATTCTCTTCAGGGACGGTTGAAATAGGATTATCAATTGGCTCATCCTCAACCTGGATATAAGGCTCCTCATTTTCATTATAATAATATCTTTCAAGAATTGAAGCGGCATCCTTATGAGTGGACATTTCCCCTTCACCACGATAAGACAAGATAGGCTCAACCATTGGGCCTTTCGTATCAACAAACTTCGTCACAGTTTCAATATCACCATTTACAGCCTCTCTTAAAAGTTCAAGATAAGACATTCTTTTAGACATTTCCCTACCTCCAAAGATATTGTTAAAAATAAAACACCATCAATTTAGATTTTGTTCATAAAAATATTTCACAAAATCTTAAGATCAGATCTTAAAAACCAGATTTGATTGTATTGAACTTTGCTGATTCACTTATGTTTCCATCCTTCATAACAGATTCTTTAGATGCGCTGATAAATTTATATATTTGAAAATCTACCTTAAACTGAATATCGACATTTGATTTTCCGCCTCTATTCTTTCCAACCTTTCCATGAACAATATCTTGATTAAAAAGATTTCTAGCCATTAAACAAACGAAATCTGCATGTTCAACCTTTTTAATAGATTCTCCGATTTGGTCGATATTCAATTCTGACGCTTTACTTATTCTGTATGAAGCCCTTCCCAATTGTGAAGCGGTTATAACGGGAATATTATAATGAACAGCGATAGTTTTTAAAGATAAAGTTATATGTCCTAATTCTAAACGATAAATATCATATTTTACATCAAGTTTTAAAAGGTCTAAATAATCAACATAAAGACCTTTTATAGAGTCCTTTCCATATTCATTTATCGCATCATCTAAAACGACCATAATATCCGATGCACTTATAGACATTGGGGGAAAATATTTCATTATAATTGTGGAATTTGTAATATTTAAATATCTTAAAATTTCTTTCTTTATATCTATATGATTTTTTATATCTTCAAGAGAATCAAGAATTGTCTTATTAAAAAGTTGCATATACAATCTAAGTAAAGATTCTTCAATTGTATTTTCCATTGTAATATAAACATATACGTTTGGAATATCTCTTGGCTTTTCATCTTTATTAACTAATTTTAAATAATTGTTCGTAGAACTATTTGTAATTAAATTTAATAAAAGTGTCGATTTTCCTGAGCCTGACCCGCCAGCAAAAAGATATAATCTCGATGGCTCAAACCCACCATTAAATACCTCTCTGTCAAATAAAGGAAATCCAGTTGGGGTTACATTTTTTCTTTCATATTTTTTTATGATCATAGAAAGAACATCGTCAAAATCATCTTTCTTTAAATCTAAAGAAGAAGCGGCCTCTAAAGAAATCGATCTATTATTATCCATCATATTTGAAAATAAAATTCTAACCATATTTTCATAATCTAAAACTGCATCATCTAAACTATCAAATGTTCCATCTTTTATAGTTTCAATTACATTATTTAAATAATCGAAATTTTTAAATAACGCATTTATTTTTTTTCTTAAACGTATTTGATTAATAATACTATCCCATTCTCCACTATTTAATTTTTCTTTTCTTTTATTATCAATATATTCAGAAAATTGTTTATACTTTTCGCTATATAAAATGCTATCTATAGATTCATTTAAAGATTTATCTGAAGAAAGTAATTCTGTAATTTTTTTCAAAAGATCTGTTTTTTGTTGAATATTGATAGGAATACTAATCTCTTTACTTTTTTCATAAAACGTGATAATTTCTAATATATCTCGATACAAAACTTTTGTCTTCTTGATTTTCGAAGATTCAGAAAGAATCATAGAAAAGCAAGATTCCAAAAAGGATTCTGTAATCACATAAACCTCCCATTAAAAATTAAAACGTTAGAATTTTCTTTCTATCGGATAAATTGATGAACTCATCTTTCGATAAACATTTGTTAACAATATATTCACAATAATCATAATTTAGTTCGGTAATTATTTTTAATGAATTTATAAGCCCAAAGTTTTTTGCAGTTTGTTTTCTTGTAATATTTCCTTTGTTTATTTTTTTTGTAATTTCATTGGTTTCAAAATTTAACTCTTCAATCTTATCCATTTTATATAATTCATAAAAATTTGTAGCGGATTTTGAAAACATCGTTTGACATTCAGAAAACTGATCAAGCATAAATAACATTGTATAAACTGAAAATATTGGAAAAAAAGTTCCTGTTTCTTTAGAATATGGCTCAGTTAAATTTAATGGTTTAAAATTATATTTCTGAGCCATCTTATTTAAATGTTTTAAATATGTTGTTCTATGAGTTTCTTTTCCCTTAAATCTCAAATCTAATAAAGAACTTCTCAAATCTAATTTTCTAAAAGTTCCATCTTCTTCAATTATTACAATAAATCTTCCTATCATCAACCCTTTAAATAGACTGGAAGAATCAAACGTAAAATTCACTTGAATATCATGAACTTCTTTTATATGTTTTTCTAATATCTCATAAAAAAATAAATCCCTAAATGTAGCGCCTCCTAAAATATGAAAATCTAATTTTTTAATATTTCTTTTTTTACATTGTATTAAAAGGGGAATTAAAGGCAAAACATAAATTATGCAAGGTATATTACTATCTCCTTTTGTATTTGCGACAATTCCCCCTGTTGCAAAATGTGAAAACTTTTCAAACAAATCATTTTCAAAAAGAATTCTATTAAATATATTCCATAATTTTGGTGTTCTAAAATGATGAATATAAATCATTTTAGATCTAATTTCATCAGGGAATTCAGAAGCCATTTTATATGTTTCTAAATTCTTTTCATATATCTCTTCAAAAGAATGAAATATTTTGCACCCTGGGCCTGGGGGCAAATCTAATACAAAAGCCCTATCAATAAGATTATGTTCTTCTCTTAAAAATTTATGATATGCCTGAATTAAATCATCAGTGGATTCTTTTTCGAGCCTTCCTATGGAAGCTTGAAATCCTCCAGAGTCACAAAATATATTAATTCCATCTAAAATTTTTGTATCTATCATAGACTGAAAAATTTTTCTATGAGATTTAATATGAGTGTTTATATTTCTTCTCTTTTCAAAAGCCTCACCGAAAGAATGTAAAACTCCAGAGATAGATTTATTTAACATAGAATTAATTCCTTCTCTTGTAATATAATCCTCGCCTTCACTTTTTAAATATCTATCACAAATGGAATTTAAAGTTTCCCCTCCAGCTAAAATGAATCCACTTTTCTTTTGACTCATTGACATTCACCTTTTTATGTTTTGTTACCGATGGACTCATTTAAAACTTTATGTTAATAATCTGTGGTAATTGTTAAATGAAATGGATTTTTACAAAGATCTCTATTTCCCCATAAAAATTCGTCAATATCTGAGATACTTTTATTAGTTAATTTTTTCAATTGTTCACAAGAAAAAACTGTAGCTGTTCTTATTGAAATTTCTTCTTTAGAATTTGGTAAAATCAAAAGATCGCTATCTATCTTATTTCTTAAATATTCTGAATATTGAAAACAATTAAAATAATGGAGGATTTTTGGGACTTGATAATCTGCCGGAACTATCAACATATTTATTTCATCTTCATATAATCCAAAAATTCTATTCAATTCGATAAAAAATAAACATGCCTTTTTAAGAAAAAAATCATTTCCAAAATGTGGAATGGTACAAAGAAAAATAGAAAAAACTTCTTCCAAACTTTTAGTTGATGTCACATTTCTAATTATAGAATTTATATCCCAATCAGAAATACTTTTTAAAATTCTAATTCTCTCATCTAATAAAGGAAATCTTTCCATTACCATTTTAGAAATTATTTCTCTTATAATACCGTTATGATTTAATCCATTAGAATTTTCTATGGCTTCATAAATAATATTTCCTAATTTACTTGAAGAAGAATTATTAATTCTATGATATGAATTTCCATACCAATAACAAAAATTAATGGATGTCATTAAAATCAATTGTTTAATGATTTTTGGATTTATCTCAATCTTTTTATAATTAGAATTAAAGTTTTTTATCTTTGAGACTAATAAACTAAAATATTCTTCATCATTAATTCTAATAAAATCATTTTTAGAATTTAAGAAATTTTCTGAAAAATTGATTATATTTTGAATTGTTGAAAAACTTCTCATTGATTAATTTCCAATTTTTGAAGCATCCAAAAGAAATTATACATACGGGGATCATAAGAAGAAAATTTATCTCTTAGAAATATTTTATTTTGATCAAAATTAAAAGGAGAGTCTTGAGTTAAAAGTTCCAATTCAAATTTATTAATTTCTATATTAGTTCTTATCTTTTCATTTATAGAAAAAAGTTCTACTAAAAATGTAAGCGTTAACGGAAAAAAAGATGAATTCATATTTTCTTTAATGAATAAATAGTCGGGATAACTTGTTCTATAAAATAAAGATTTATTTTCTGGAATAGAAGAAATTAATTCAAAGAATTTATAATATTCATATTCAAATAACTTATTTTTTTTAAAATGATTTTGACTTGCCATAAACCACTCTGTTAGATTTTTTGTTGCGACTTTAGCTGTGATATACCCACCATTTAGAAAAATATTTTCACCGACCCTAATAAATTGAGTTTGTGCATTTTCCGAAGAAAACATCGCTTCACAAAAAATAGATCGTCTTTCAATTTTATCAAATTCAACACTTTTTAAAATAGTTTTTGGATTGACCAAAGTTTTTATTTCATTATTATTAAGAATCCATTTATCGCTAACGATCAATTCATTTACATAAATCTTCTTTGTCTTTTCCATTTTATTTTCCGCACCTCAATTTTACAAGATCTTCAGCATAACCATATATGTGCAAACCCTTTGACTCTACAACCATTTCCCCATCTTCTACCCCAATTTCATTTGACATGTAATTTTTTAAATATTGTATCCCCGCTAAATTTGCTGGCAACCCACCCCATAAATCCCATGATCTAAAATACACAAAAAAATGAAGTTTGTTATCTTGAATTCTTGTATCAATATGTCTTAGACATGGTGGATCAACTAACAAAAGATCATCAGGATTTCCAACCTGTAAAATCAATTGATTATTTCTATGTCCTGAGGTCTTATATTTATTTATAACATATTCTATCTGATTGATGAACAAATTTGAATTATCAGCCAATAAAATCTTATCATCATATTTTTCAACATTGACGATTTCATGCTTTTTTTCATCTCTCTTTTCTTTTATAAATTCTGATACATTGTATTGTGTTAATCTTTCACCATAAGTATATGATTCATTTGCCATTTTTGTCGGTGTCATTAAATATTCAATATATGATCTATCATAATTTTTTCCACCAAAAATATAATCATTTTCCACAGGTGGAGGGATGTCTAAACCCGGAGGAATTACAGGAAGAATTGGTTCACCCCATGGACATTTAATTTGGCCGATAAAATAATCAAACTCCAATCTCATTTGTCCAGCGTATGAGCCTTCATCAATCTTAAATCTTTTTCCATTATCAATAATTGAATAAATTGCTTGAAACCACAAATCTGAAATTGTTGTGGCATTAATAAAAGTTAAATTCATTCTTAATCGCTTTCTTTTTGCCCAGTTTTATCTAGAATATCTTTTTTGTTGTAGCAAGATGTTCTCATACAAGTTGTCCCCATGGACATAGATAAATAAGAAGAATTAATTCCTCTAGCGCCATTATCAAATTTATAAGTAAAAGATGGATCTATATTGAGGGATTTAATAGTCTTAAAAGCTTCTTCACCGGCTGATAAAAATATAAATTTCCACAAATATTTATCTTGTTGATGTTTAATCATATTTTTAATTTTTTCAGAATTATATTCTTTTGAGGCATTTTCTTGCCCGTCAGTTATTGAAACCATAATTACATTTTCTGGCTTTTCATCTTCTGTCAAGCCATCTAAATAAATTCCTGTTTCATCAATCGCTTTTCCTAAAGCGTCGAAATATGCAGTGAACCCATAAGGTCTATAGGCACTTTCATTAAGATCTTTCACTTCGTTGATAGGAATATTCTTGCAATAAAAATTATAATCTGTATTAAATTGAATCACTGTGATAAAAGCGTTTCGATCTTTTAAATTCTTTTGTTCCTCAATGAATTTATTAAACCCGGTAATCGTTTCATTTTTAGCAACATCCATAGACCCACTTTTGTCTATAACCACAATGATATGATCAAGACCCTTTTTCATTTTTTGTATCCTTAACCATTTAAAGATTCGATGTTTTCTAAAACTCCATAAATTTCTCCATCCATAAGAACCCGATATTCTTCTTTTCCAACTACAATTGTTTGCCCTGCGAATCTTGCAAAAATTGCAACCTCGCCAATCTTAACATCAGTTTTTACATCTTTACCAATTGATAAAACCTTTCCATAAGATTGAGGAGGAGTGGTTGTCGCTGAAAGAATTATTGAACCCACTTTATTTTCGACCTCAAAAGGCTTAACAATCACTTTATCAAAACCCGCTTTAATATTCATGTTATTTTGATTCCTTTCTTTCTTTTGATTCATAAATTTTTTCAAGTTCCTTCTTGCGCCTTTTTTCAGATACAGAACGCTTACGACGTTTACGGACAGAATCTTTTTCAAAAAACATAACCTTTTTCAAATCTTGTAAGATACCACTTTTTGAATACTTCTTTTTGAAGCGCCTCATCATTTCTTCAAATGTTTCTTTATGCCTTCTAACAACCATAATACCTTCTTCTCTGTACACACCAGCCTCCATTTCTTTAAACGAAACCATAGATTATTTGATCCCTTGAAGAAAAACTACAATTCCACTTCTCACACATGTCAAAACAAATCTCTGAATTTTTAATTAAGTCTTCCCTTGTTTTTCCTTCTGGCATTAAATAAACTTTATCTATATCAAATTTAATTTTTGGATTATCTAAGATAAATTGTAAACATTTTTCTACCCTTAAATTATCTTCTGGAAAATTTTTATTGTCTATTACAAATTTTAAATAAACATCATTTTTATATGAATTTAATTCTGAGACTTTGACTTGAAAATCGACATAATCTTTATTGCTGAAAATTTTTGGAGACCAAATTATTTTTATATTTTTATCAATATTGGAGATAATTTTAAAAAGGCCTAAAAGATCAAAACCATTTGTTTCAATGTTAGCAACGTTATAATATAAATTTAAAAGTCTGGTTGTATTTTTTAAGTTTTCTCCAAATGTAGGTTCCCCTCCGGTTATCATCAAACCAGCTTTGTTTTTATCTAAAGTTTCTTGGATCGTTTGGAGAGAAACCTCCTGCTCAATGGAGCATCTCATTTTAATTATTGTATCACACCATGAACAAGGATTTTTATTTTCGACTCTATCACAGGTTTTAAATCTTAAAAGGAGCATTCTCTTTCCAATGTCAGGCCCCTCTCCCTGCCATGTTATAAAAGACTCAATTACTTTTATATTGTCCATTATCACAACCCTTTCAAAATTTTATTTTATATAAATGTTTGTTCTTTGATATATTCTTATTTTCTTAAAAAGTTAGAACTGTATTTTTAGTTTTTATGTCTAAAATAGGTTTTAACATAAGTTCATAACGATCAGTAAAAGAAAATTTTAATTGTTCTTTCATATCAGGAATAATATATTTTGGTAATCGTTGTTCTTCATCAGGAATGGCAATAACTTCCAATTTTTTTCCAGAAGATAAAAACTTCTGATAATTTTTCTTTACATCATCTGGAGCTAAATCTAAATTTATCCCTTTAATTTTAAACATATATCCACGACTTCCAACATCATGAGCGTCATAAATTAAATCATTAAAATTCAACATAGCCTTTGTTCCTTGAGGAACAGTCTTATATTCTTCTATCTCTTTTCCAATTGAAACAGGTCTTGCGATTGTTTTTTCTCCATTATTTATTGCCTCAATAAATTCTTTTTCTTTCATCTCTACAAATTTCATTAATTTTGTAATAGAAACTTTTTCTGATTTTAAAATCAAATTTACCAACTCAGTTAAAAACTCTTTTGACTTTTGCGGATAATCTGATCTTTTAATTTCAACACCCATAAATTTCATTTTATCAACAGATTTTCCTTCATTATTTATAACATGAATTGCGTATCTCTTTTTTGCTAAAAATAATCCACGAGAAATAATCAATTCATTTTTTAATTTTAAAACACTATTTTTTGGATCGACATTATGTGTTCTAACAATATGTGGCATAATAACATTATTTAAATAATTTTCAATTTCTTTACACCAGCCTCTAATATTTTCAACATTCTTTTCCTTTTTAAATTTTTCAAAACAACAAAAAATTGAATCGGTATCTCCAGTTACAATATATTTGATCCTTTTTCTAATATCAGGCATTTCATCTGAGAAAATTTCTTTCTTAGTTATCTCATCAGGAATTACCATCGGCTTTTCTAAATTTAAACTTTCCATAAAATTATTTCCATAAATAATTGAATTCTTTAAAGCTTCTTGACCTGATAATGTAATTGCACCAGCACAAGATTCATCATAAAATCTAAATGCTTTATTTCCTAAAACTCCATATGTTCCATTTGCCAAAACCTTATAAACTTGTTGCCTTGTATCATAAAATTTTGATTCGTCATTTTTCTTTTCTTCTACGGCTTTAAACATCATCTTCTTATATCTATCACGAGAATCTAAAATCTCTTTTAAAGCTTCTCCTAAAACAGATAACTCTTTATCATGATTTTCAAATAAACAACCATTAATTGTATGAATATAATTATTTTTTTTAATGATGTTAAGAAGTGCTTCCTTCTTTATAATTTTTTTCTCAGCTCTGAAAGTTGGATCAAAAATTACAGATATTTCATCAGGAAGATTCTCCGGGTGTTTCGATAATTCAAACCCCAAAGAAGGATCCTCTAATTTAATTCTAAAATTATTTATTCCAATATTGTATGTAATGATCAAACTTGGATATAGTGATTTAAAGTCAAAGTCTACAACCTTTTCATAAATGCCAGGAATTGGCTCAAAAACAAAAGCCCCTGCATATTTAACTTTTTCCATATGTTGATTACTATTCTTTGAACCAAACCCTCTTTGCTTCAAAAAAGAAATTAACATTGCATCAATCTGGCCAAATGTCGAACAATTATCAAAACTCGTATGACAAATAGTTCTAATTTCATTTAAGAGATTTATATGTTCTAGTTTATTTTCAAGGCCTTCAAGAAGTTCCGTATCTCGAATGTTATAACCAATGAATTTATTTAAAAGTTTTGAATACATTTGATTGATCGGAAGATCCATTGCGACTTTCGTATAACCTAATTCATCTTGGGCGATAAATCCTAATTTATAATTTTCCTTTTTTGTGAAGGTAAAATTCTTATATAAAAAGCATTGGTCCAAAGGAACACACCCTGCAAGATTACAAACAAATCTTTTTCCATCAACATAAAATTCACCAAATTTAGACATAGATTCTTGACGAATATTTATTTTAGGTAATCTATTAAAAATATACTGGAGGTCAAAATCGATACAATTCCAACCACTCAGAATATCAGGGTCATCATTCTTAAAATCAGAAATAAAAGATGACATTAAATCTCTTTCGTTTTTAAACTTCTTTATAATAACCCCTTCAATATTTTGAATTTCCTCTGTTTTATTATCAATGACATATGTGGTTTTAATCTTATGATAAATCTTTGTGATTAAATTGATTGGATAATTTGCTTCAGTGGGTTTTGGAAATGAACGAGATTCTCCAGTGTCAACCTCAATATCAAAATACATAATATTTAAATCAAGTTTAGGAGCCTCGCCTTTTGAATTCAAATAATAATCTAACGCATGTTTCGACGTAATTCTATTATCACCCTCATACGTACAATTAAAATCTAATAAAGATTTATCAGAATAATGTAAAAACGTTTGATTAAGTTTTTCATAGGGTACAATTTTTTTCTTTTCATTATCATCTAAACATGTATAACAATAATATTTATCATCTGTTTTATAAATCTCCTTTTTATTATCTTTATCTCTAAAAATATAAATGACTTCTCTTTTTCTTCCTAAATATTGGACATCGACCAACCGATAATTATCTGTATAATATTTCTCAGGTATAGAATATTGATATTTTCCTTTTATATTTGTAATATTTATATTTCTTTCTTTTCCTTGTTCAATATCATTTTTTATTCCAAAGAACTCTGCGACCTTTGATAAATCTCTTTCAAATTCAGGCTCTTCAACAATCCTATTTCTATTTACATAAGATGGATGAACTGTCACGAAAATTTTATAATCTTCCCAATCGTAAATTTTACCTCTACATTTTGTGACTCCAGTCTTTGCAATATTGAATGCAGACAAAGGAGAATTTCCCATAATTACAATCAACTTTGGATTACAATTTCTTATTAACTCAAAGCAATTTTCTTTACAACAATCTATAACCTTTTGTGAAGGATTTCCTGTTGTTCCATCTTCATTTAAAGTTAAACACCAAACTACATTTGTAATTAAATAATTCAATTTATCAAGTTTTAATTTCTTAAAATATTTTCTAAAAGTTTGTCCAGACTTTCCTATAAGTGGAGTGGGAGGAATATATTCCACTTCTTCTTTTCCTGGATTTTCTGCTACGAAAATTACATCGACTTTTGAAAGATCATCTTCACAATTTGTTTCTAAAATACAAGAAGGTTCGTTTTGTAAAGAACATTCCATACAGTTTCCCAAAGAACTTTTTATTGATTCCAAAGAATCCTCCTTTTAAAAGTTTACAATAATTTGTTCTTTTACTTTTATATTTTTTCTTTATTTAAAATCTTGAAGAACGACAAGATTCTTTTATGTTTTCTTTTTGAACCTATATATATTAATTAATGAATTGAGATATTTAATACACATTTTTTATACTCACTTTATGGGGATAAATTATATTAACTTTACAGAATATAATAAACTAAAAATATGTTACAACGTCCAAGGAGAAAACGAATGGCTGAGCAAAAGAAATCCAAAAAAGCCGGAAAAGGTTCTGGAAAAGAATACAAAAAATTGGGCAAGAAAGAAATAAATGTTCAAAGAAATCTTGAAACAGAGGCTTCTGAAATGATTAAAAGAATTCGACATGGGTGGAAAAGAATATCAACCATTGCTCAGAAATTAAATGACATGAGTCAAACCCCTGGAACTCCGATAAAAGAATTTTGGAGACTTGACGATGAAGTTTCCAAAATCTTAAATTCGATACAGAAACAAGGAGTCATATGTTCTGAGAGAGGAATTTTGGTGGGCTCCGCTCTCATGCTCATGGCAATAAAAAAAGAAAAGGACCTTGAAATGGTCAAGGTCATCATGGCGGAGCTTCCGCCGAAACCCACACGAAGGGATGTTACCGATGGATGATGCAGCCGAGGTTGAAATCCAGTACGTGGACATCAATGAGGTTCGGGGTCTGGAGTCCCTGATTTCGAAAACCAAGACCATGGAGGAGTTCAAGGCCATCATGGCGGCCAAGAACGAAAAGATCCGGGCCGCCATCGAGGCAGGAGAATCCTGGTCGGTGGCACCCTCATCCCCCATCTGCCCCGCCTGCAAGGGGGCGGGTCAGAAGTTCATCTTCCAGATAGGGGAGGAGGAAATCACCTGCCCATCCTGCGGAGGCCGGGGGATCCGGACAGACGTCTGCGCCGTCTGCGGCGGCCGGGCCGGCGAAGTGGAAACATGTTCCCGGTGCAACGGCACCGGCGTGTATGTGCACCGGAAGAATCGCTTCCGGGCAGATGATGTGCCCTGCCCGAAGTGCAAGGGGGCAGGAAAATGCACCGAGCCGGTCCTCGGGAGGAAGATCAAGAGCTCGAGGGATTGTCCCACCTGTCTGGGTTCCGGGATTGAGTTGTCCAAGGTGAGGATCCCCCTGGCCCTCAAGAAGGAAATCCGGGCCTCCGGGTTCGAGATCTAGTCCCCAAGTTCCAGAAAATCGTCTCAGAATCAAACCATACCACCTCACAACAAGGAGAATGTTACATGGAAAAGACGTCTGTTCGAGATTCAGAATACACCCAAGACAACGTCATGTCGATTTTCGAGCCGAAGATCTTCAAAATCGGCACGGTCGTCGACGGCGTGATCACCCAGATCAACGAGATCAACGCCATGGTCGACGTGGGATGCATGACCATGGGCTTGATCCCGGTCGGAGATCTTCCGACCAAGGATGGAAGCCTGGCCGTCAAGGAGGGTGACTTCATCGAAGTCATTCTCGATGGCCTCGAGAAGGATGGACGGCCCGTCCAGATCTCCATAGGAAAGAACATGGGAGTGACCTGGGAAAGCCTCAAGGAAACCTACGTGGGAGGTCTCGATATCCTCGGCCTGGTAAAAAACCAGGTCAAGGGCGGCTTCTCCGTGGACATCGGCGTTCCCGCCTTCCTTCCCGGCTCCCAGGTGGACCTTCACCCCGTTTCGGCCGAAGAGGTGCTGGGAAAGGCGATGAACTTCAAGATCATCACCTTCAACGAGGACACGAGGAATGTCATCGTGTCCAGGAGGGCGATCCTGGAGAAGGAGAGGGAGGCCAACATGGCCGAAGCCTTTGCCCGGATCATTCCAGACTCCGTCGTCAAGGGGGACATCAAGGCCATCACCAAGTTCGGCCTGTTCCTTGACCTCGGAGGTGTAGATGGCCTCGTCCACATCTCGGAGGTCTCCTGGGGAAAGATCACGGATCTGACCCAGGAGTACACCGTGGGCCAGAACATCGAGGTGAAGGTCGTCAACGTCAACGCCGAGGAAGAGAAGATCGAGCTGAGCATCAAGCGGCTCCTTCCGGATCCCTGGATCGAGGCCGCCGAGAAGTTCAAGAAGGGCACGAAGATCCGGGCCCTGGTGACCTCGACGACCGAATACGGGATATTCGTCGAGGTGGCCCCCATGATCCGTGGCCTGATTTACACCACGGAAATCAGCCACCAGAGGGTGAAGAACCCTGCAAGCGTCGTGGAGATCGGCCAGGAGATCGAGGCCATCGTCCTCGAGATCGACCCGGCCCAGAGAAAGCTGGCCCTGTCCATGAAGGCCATCAAGAAGGACCCCA